GAATATCGGCATCATAGTGTAATAACTCCGTTTTCAAGGCGGCCGCAAAATACATGGACATGGCATACAACACGTCATCGAATAATTTCCCCTCCTTCGTCATTTGTCACTACGTTCCAAACTCCCTTTTATATGCTCGACATAGTGTTACGGCCACCCCTTCGCGAACTCCGCAGGTTTGTAACCACTGCTTCATCCGGGCAGGGTCTCGCTTGCACTCCGACGAATACAAATCCCGCAACATATCCGCCGTTGTAATCCCGGCCGTACGTAAGGCCGCCTTCTCCGAGTCCTCTAGGACGACGCGCTTCCATTGGAGGTAGTCGAGAGAAATGTCCAACGTGGACCGCTTCAACACTTGAGAGATTATCTCGATACAATGCGCATCCGAGGTCACGCGGACCTCTTGTCGAAGGAACTGCTCCAAGCGGGCACCGGGGTACGCCGTGGCGTAGTTCCGCAAGCCTTTCACGAGCTTGGCATTAGGATCCATAAAATGGTCTCGACGAAGATAGTCGATAATGCGTTTGCATCGCACCTTGCCGATATATCGCACCTTTAAGAGTGAGTCCTCGTCACGGGGCCAATGGGGCTCGGTCACCGCTTTCGAAAAGGGCATGTTCGTTTCCTTCACCAAAAAACGTAACGCGTGGACATCGAACCGCGCATTGTGCGCGCCTTCCAACCGCCGCGTCGTGTAATGATAGTAAATGTTGGACAACGAATAGGGCGAGAGGACGAGGGGATCGTTCTTCAACTCCGGGAGAGTCTGACGAAAATAGGGCAGGGTGTCCACAAAGCTCCAATGCGACGGTATGTCGAGGTTGTGCCGCTTACACATGTTTTTCAGGACCAACACGTCGAAATGCCAGGCATTGTGAAAAATGATATACACCGTGGATAAGCCTTTCTGACATCGGCGACGCTTCAACCGTGCTTTCAGGGCCACAAACTCCTGAAAGGCGGCCCACACGTCCGGCCACGCCATGGACGCTTGGGACACCTCGTTGGTGACCCCATGAATCGCGACGGACTCGGGAGGAATCCAATAGTGGGTCTTAATGGTGTGTTCAAACACATCGTCGTCGCGATCCGTCATGGCGCAAAACTGGGTGGCTTCGTGGTATTTGCTGGTAGTGCGGGGCCCCCCCGCCCACCCAGACGTTTCAAAATCCGCATACACGTTCATCTTATTCGACGACGTAGGTGTAACCCATGGTTTATATACAAACTGGGGCTGGAAGTTGGATCGATAAACGACAGAAAATGTTGTATGCTTTGCATCATTTCGTCTCGGTAATGGTCATTGTTATCGATGTTGTTGTGGCCTGCTCCATGTAACCAACATGTCCCCCATAGATGCGAGGCGAGTCGACTCAATTTGTGACCATGCTCAAAGGGAACCACGCTATCCTTTGTACCGTGGATAAATAAACTCGGGCAGGGACATGCAGCAATCACATCTTCATTCAAAAAGACATCGAAATAGGGAATTCGGATGGGTAACCTCGTCGTGATGACGGATAAAAAACCGCTTTGTATGATCAACCCGGACACTTTGCGGGTACTTGCCGCATAGATCGACGGACCCGATCCTAACGATCGACCATACAGGACGATGTGTTTCGCTTTCGTGGTGCCCTGCAACCAGTCCACCACGGATAATATGTTTTGCTGAAGCCGCTTCTCCGTGCTTTTCATCGTATTGGTACCATACCCACTGTAATCGTACAAATACACCGACATATTCAATCGGGTGGATACATAAGAACACCACTCATAACAGGATCCAACGTCTTCCGCGTTTCCGTGGCTGTACACAAGCACCGTGGAACGCGACCTTTCCGACGGGTGAAAGGATACCACGGGGATGGCGTGTTTACTTGCGGAGACCACCGTCCCACCCTGCGCGCTCAACCAAGTCACCGGGACATTCTGGTTGTTCATGCGCAAATGGGTGCGACCACGCGGGGCGTAGGTCGTCGATGGGGCCGGAAATACAAACGTCGAATAGAGGGCCCCCATGTTCTCCCATTCCGGCGCGATATTCCATTATATTGTTTTATTTTTGGGTCATGGATCTAATTCGCCTTCATCGCCTCCCCAGTGTGCATCAACAATAAAAGGATATATATGTAGGACATGGAACAGATTGCAAATAATGTCTGACCTTCCATCTGGATCGAGTGCCGTTGGAGCGCAAAACATGGCCCACCAACAATCATCGGCCGCGCCAATCGGGGGGGGGAATCCCTGGTCCAATTATTTTGGACCGGCATCGCACGAAATTCAAACCAACGCCTACGATAAGTACGCGTACGAAACGTACGACCTCCCGGAAGCGTACAAAGGAAAAAATCTGTTTCTGCGCGACACCATTGATGGTTTCATTATGGACGACAACGAATGGTATACACGAGTGTGTCTTCCGTATGCTCAAACCGACCAGATCCATTTGCGATGGAATGAATGGCACTTCAATCAAACCCTCGCCGGGAGAGTGCCCCATGAAGGTATTTCCAGACTCATCACAAGCAGCAAACGCGCCTTCAAGGACCACACCGTCCGAAGGGGATTGGCCTTTATCTTGGAACATGGGTTCATGAACACGGCCGAGGGCCGAGAGCAGTACCGCCGTAATTTGATCGGAATTAAGCAATGCGTCCAGGAAACCAATAACCACGATGTCATCTCGTCGCTCATTGGTGCGCGAAACTATGATCGCGAGTGGGAAAGAAAACACGGCCTGTACAACCGCCCTCTGAAGCAAATCATGCGAAGGGAAGTGAACGAATGGGCCATTGTTCAAAAGGATATCCCGGGGTTGGAAATCCTCCATGAAGAATACAAGAAAAAACTCAGCAGGTATGGGGTGACCCCCAATATTTGGATTTTTCCCCCGAAAATGTCGATCTATGCCGCCATGGTCCCGCCCTCGGAAGATTCCAAGCTCCGAGACCTCGGGGAAAGCACGGCCGCGTCCTTTAAGCAAGGACCCTCGTCGTTAGGAAGCTTCCGTGGCATTCCCGTCTTTGAAACACGGATGTTCGATGTCTATGAAAATGAGTTGCCCATTGATCTGCTTCGGCGCAACCAGCAAATTGGGGAGTATTATGTGATGTCCGACCCGCACAAGTATAACGACAAATACAAAGGTGAAGAGGTGTCCGGACTCCTGAAACTCGCCGGCAGCAACGCGCGGAAGGTGGCGCTGCAGGCGGTGGCGGCTGCGAGGAAAAAGCGAGTGGCGACCAACGTCACATTGAAAGCCGCCATTGCCGTGGAGGCCGCCGCCGACCCCACCGACAAGACGGCGGCGGCGGCCAAGGTGAGCGCAGCATTGGATGAAGTTCGTGCCGCGCACGATGACGCGGAGGAAAAGACGGCAACGTACGAAGAACTCGATCAGGCCGGCTACCTCGTGAAACAACGGAAACGAAACAACCCGTCGCATCGTGACATTATTATTTACAACGAAGAACTCGATAACTGGCACCGAATTGAGTTTCGTGAAGCCGTAGCCAAGGCCGTCAATAAGGCGTTGGTGGCGGGCGGCCGCAACTTGATGACGTTGGGGGATTTGTTTCGGGATGGGGACCACTTACAAGACGCGTCGCACGGGAGCCTTTCTGTCCTTCCGTCCTTCATCGTCGACCGAGACCAGGCGACGGAGGCCTCGCCCCATCGGATCGAGACGGTGTCCGGCGCTTCCACGAAGACGAGTTTTGCTCGAAAGGACGGGTACGTGGGGGTGTATCAGAGTGCCATCCGATCCGATGGAAGCATTGGTAAAGCGACCTCGGGAGACACACAGGCCTTATTCTCGTCGGACTTCACGACGCAAGCGGAATGGAAAGCCACGCACGTGAACAACGTGTTACAAGAATTAGAGGAAGGCGTCCCTTCCAAAACGCTCATCCAGCACTGTGAAGACATTATCAAAGAGGCCGAGGCGCCTCCGGCCCCCCATACCGGGATTCGACGCAGTATTGCTTCGCGGCAAGATTACAGTTCGAAACGGCGGCGCGGGGGAGGAGATGTGGTGGACAGTATTCTCTTCGAGGACAACTATCATCATTCGAAGGTCCCCGCGGTGGACCAATACTCGGATGAATACAACTACGCCAAAAACGTGTTGAAACACTATAACCGCTTGATCGGAACAAAGAAAAAACGGACGAAAACCGAGTTTGATCATGAGACGGGTATCCTCGGAACCCGTCTCTCCACGGACTATCTGGAACTGGCGTTAGCGGGAGGGTACCGTCTGCCCTTTGACGTGTTGCTTCTCCGCCCCTGGATGGAATATGAAATGAGCAGCGCGATTTTAATGCGCGGAGGGCACGAGACCGGGGCCACGTTCGTCGGACACTCCGATTTCATCCTTGGTGACGACGTCATTTCGAAATTGCACTACGGGAACTTTACGTTTTACAGTAAGGCGTTAGTGACCAACCCGAAAAACGTGATCCTGGCGAGAAATATTTTTTGTCAGGGATATGTTCGGGGAAACGGGTGTCGGTTTTTCGAACACCAAGCCGGGACGTCGGAAATGAAAGGCTACGCACCCGATACCGGGGATCACGAAGCCGACCTGATCAGCGTGATTATCCCGTATGGGTCGGGGAAGGAACTCCCCAACCCCCTCAATATCATGGGGTTCCACGAGTACGACTACACGAAAGCGAAATCCAATCGACCCCATGAAGCCGATTACTATGGCGCAACGAGGGTAACCGAGCTCTTCCAGTTGGAAACGTACCATCGGGACATGGATTCGGCGGCCGCGGATATCTTTCTGGCCGATGAACGGACGCAAAATACCATCTGTTATCGTGGACACCAATTCTCGTACGACGTGAATCGGAAATGCCACGCCGCCGTCAGCATTAATACGGGACATTGGGGACCGAACGTTTATCCCGGTTGTGGACGAGTCCGGGCAGGGGAGATGAAATATTTAGAGAAGTGTGATTATAAACGGGCCCATGCTCAGTAAAGGATACAGGATACAGGATAAAGGATAAAGGATAAAGGAGATTACATATATGTAGTTGGTGTGTATAATAAAATAGAATGTTCTACCTTTGGATTCTCGGGATGTGCGTGGTCATGACCCAAGCCTGTACCGATCCACAGTTCAATATTAAAACAACCTTGGATTTCGTTCAATATATAGTCGAAACCATCCAAGCGTGAAACATGAAAAGTGCACGGATGATCCTAAAGGGATTTACCTCCTTTGGGCGCCCTGAGTTCCACGATGAGGCGGGACGTCAATGGGTGTTCATAGAACACTTAAAAGGCGGGAGGGAACGCTGGAAAGTGCGGGTTCCTCGGGGGCAACGGACGCCACCGCCCACCATCTATGAACGAATCCATCTGATTCCCATCGGAAACATCTTTCCTGTGCGGGGTGGGGAGGTCGTTGCGTCCCTGTTCCTCCCCCCATCCAATAAATCCGGGATCGTCGACTTACATGACGTATATAATACGGAACATACACTAAGAACGACCCAATGACCCAATGACCATCCGACTCCTTGGTACACTAGGATCCTTTTGGCTGGGGTTGTTCATTCTCTCGAGATTTTTGGCGCTACGCAAAGAATACGTCATTGCAAGTCAGCACTTTGTAGACGACACTTTTGCGTTGAAATTGTGTGAAGACATCAATATCAAAGTCAACTTGGGCCGCAATGCGAAGTTATGTGATCGGGTCCGCGTTGCCGTCAACATTCCTCCTTTCCAAACGGCGTTGACGCTCGTGGCCAATGAAACGTACCTTTGTGGCTATTGGTCGTGTATAGAGTTACTCAACGAACTCACATCCACGATCAATGGGCTCATTCTTTGCATTGCAACCGCCATTGGCGTTCCCTTCCTTCTGTATGCGTTCATCTACTGCCACAAACGAACGCCCAAACGGGAACTTCCCAAGTATAATCCTTCGGAAATGTATATGAAGCGGGTCAAAAACGATTGATGGCAACGATGACTCGACCCATGATTCAAAATGTGGTAGCGACGTGTAATGTGGGATCCACCTTGTTTCTCCCAGGGCTCGCTCAACAACTCGAATATTGTGAATACAACCCGGCGAGGTTTGCTGCAGTGACCTTTCGATTGAAATCGCCTCGAAGTACGGTTCTCTATTTTGGAAGTGGAAAGATTGTTTGCACAGGGGCGAAATCCACAATGGAAGCTCTTCTCGCAACGTACAAATATGTGAACGTGTTGAAAACCAAACTACAACTCCCGGTGCATGTGTATGGGTTCTGCGTGCAAAATATGGTCGCTTCCGCCTCCGTCCCCCACACCCTCAACCTTGAACGAATTTTCCAATGCTTCCCGACGGAAGCATCCTACGAACCGCAATTGTTCCCGGGACTTATTCTCCGAAATCCCACCCTTTCTATCGTGTTCCTCTTGTTCAAATCGGGTCGAATCATCATCACGGGGGCAAAACAACGGGAAACCATCGACAAAGCGTACCGCCTCATCGTTCATAAAGTACATCACCTGCCCAAACACACCGAAAAACCGCCGAAACATGTCAAAAGTACGACGTCCAATCTCCACCACCGACTGCATCAACAACTCATACGAGACTTAGCCCTTTAACACAGTATATCAACAACAAACAACAAACAACAAACAACAAAAGGAGTTGAACACCGAGATGCATCATACGATACAAGTGGTACCGTCCGCCGAAGGCCGACATGTCATCAAAAAAGCCTATAAAATGCTATGCACCGCCTTACACATCCGTCCTCGACGCCGAAAAGACGTCAAACGCCTGTCCAAAGCCGATTTCCTGCTATTTGCGGGTCACCTATCGAACGGACTCGTGGTCGATGTCGCCTTGGATCAACCTCGCGCCGCGGTGCACGAAGCGACGGTGAAGAAAACGTCCCGTGTGGGCTCCGATGCCTACGAATGTCCCAATTGCGGGCAACGGAACGTCGAATATAATCAACTACAGACTCGATCAGCCGATGAGGCCATGACCGCGTTTTGCCGATGTATAGAATGTAAACACCGATGGAAAGAATAAAGAGTACCATCGTTCCCGATGGTACATACGTGTCCGATGGTACATAAGGGGGACACCCCCCCCCCTCCACCGGACACGTATTCAGGGGGTAATGAAGCGACAGCGTATACGTGTCCAGGGGAATGCACTCCGTGTCGCAGACACCCTTCAAACCCCTCTCCGTGAGACACGACGCCAGGTGCTCGGGGCACCGCATCCGACGAAACGACATTTCATAGTCCTCTTGCGTTCGATCCAACACCCCATCCTCCTCACAGGTGTGAAAAAACCCACAATCCACCTCCCCCTCCCTCACAAGAGAATGACACTCTGTGCGGAGATGAAGCACCATGCGAGTGATCGGACCATTCGCTTCGCTCCACCACGTGGAACGGTTCGATGGAAATCCTACACAGTGGGACCCGTCCACGTTCACTGCCCCCTGCACATATCCCGACGTTCGGGGGAATTCGAGTTCCACTTGGAAATGTAATCGGTACCCTTCGGGACACGGCTCGTACTCCACGTGCGTTTGTTCGGAACCCGTTTCCCATGCGACGGCGGACCGTACGCCTCGATGAATGCCCACCGAATAGGGGATGCTCACGCATTCCCCATACACTTGGGGGTTCGCACTTTCGTAAGGGGGGCGGGCCCGAATCCACGTGACACTCGTGTTAAAACGATACCATTCCATCTCCTCTCGTCGGTCCACCGACAACCCTGCGTTACAGGATAAAAGGGCATGCAGGGACACTCCTCGAAAATGATACGTGATCGAATGATTTCCTACGCCCGGGGTCACGAGGTTCGGCATCGGACCAGGAAGGGGGGGGTAACGGGTAAAGGAGGCATCGACAAGATGACTCGCATTGTAGTGTATAGGAGTCGAGGGGAGAAACAAAAAGGAAAATAAATCACTCATAGACATATCATATCGTGGAACATTCGCACAGGAGGAGACGTGACGATGCCATCCTCCCCGGTCCACGGGAAGGCACGGCCCTACTTGGACTACGACATACGTACGATGCTCGACGGTATTCAATGTAGTATAATACGGTATCGTCAGACTCCAACGATACCCACCACCCTCCCACTTGATAGGGGTGCTCACTACGCCCCCGGAATGTTCCACCGAAGGTAAGAACAAGGACAGACCGGGTGACATGACATTGAAGGATGTATCATTAAAAAAATGTATTATATAGCTATGTTTCATCGGAGAGGAGAATAATGAAATCACTCTTCGTTGTTACCTTGATTGTTTCATCGTTTGGCGTCGTGCTAGGTCTTGAGGATTGTAAACACATATATACCAACGGGATCGCGGCCTTTAAGCCCTCCATTGGGTATGTCACGGATACCATCGAATTCCCGTGTAATGGACAACAAAACGAGGCGAACTGTGCCACGGACATGGAACCCACCGTAAAACTCACAAACTTCAACGCGTTTGGGAAAATGAAATTATACTCGGACCAAGAGACCAACATCGCCCCGTTGATCTACCTTGCACCCCAACGAAAATACGGGTCGACTGGGTGTACGTACGATTTCGCCGCCGCGCGAGATGCAAACACCGGCCTCAGCTACTACCATGTCGGGCTGTGCCTGGTCGATGGACCGGGAAACTTCCATTTCGGCGCAGGACTTTCGATTCAGTCATTTAAAAAGGACGGCGCCCCCCTGCTCTGGCCCGCCACTATCACCGTCGGCGCCGCCACCGGCACCGCGGCGGGCCTTCAACACACTTATTTGCCCGTCGGTCCCGCCGGCTTCGAGGCGACATCCAGCTCCGAAACCTGTCCCGCGGCCTTCACCACCTCTCTTGTCAGTGACTCCTATGACTGCGTGTTCGCGCCGTTGGATCAATTCGACCAATCGTCTATACGCATCATTCGGTCCGACAGCGGGTTGGGAGGGCACGACATTCAGTTGAAAATGGTCTTGATAGAAACGGTAAATGCTGATGATCCTACGGGCGCTCCACAATCGCGGGCTCTATTCAGCAAAGGCCATCTCGACATGGATCCCACTCTAAACACCCAAGTGCTTACACGCCGCGAAATCGAGACCCAGCGGACGTTCCTCACGCACTTTAATGGGCTGTATGTGTACCTGGACCCGAATACGGGGGACCGCCGTGTTCGCGTGTCCGTGGACACGAACAAGTTCGACACCAGTGCCGACACTACTCGAGAGTTGGCGGTGTCGAACGTGTACTTTGGTAAGTGCGACACATTTACATTCCAGGATCAACTAGTTGGCGGCGGCGCCAGCCAATTCGACACCCTCGACCGTATTACCAACACGGGCGTTCCCGCCCCGGGCGGCAATCATGGAAACACCAAGTGCTATGCCGATTTCGATGGAGATAAGTCGACTGCCGTCTCCACACTGACACGCAAAACGTTGTTTGACGCAGGCGGCGTCGACGCGACCTACACCCCCCCCTTCGACGGGATTTGGACCCTAACCCCAGCGACTTGTGACAGTGAACTGTCTGACGATCAAACCGCACATTCGGATGATTTGTGTACTCACATAACGGGGGAGACCTCCACCGATGAAAAAGTCCGTGCGGTATTTGGAGATCGGTGTTACCGCACATGTGAGTCAATATGTACGACCACCGACCCGGGTGCGACCTATTTGGCGAGATTGGGGGATATATGCGATCCCACCGCCACCGTGCAGGACTTCTGTGGTATGGTGGGGGGGGCCGGGGTGTGTCAGGCAGGTGGTCGGGGGGATAAGAACATTTGTGTAGACCACAGCGAGTGTGGCGCAGCTCCGGGTGTCGAGGCGTGCAAAGCCGAGACAGAATGTGATCAGCGCAAGACCTTCCGCTGGACCGCGGACACGACGGTTTCTGAACTGCGACGCAGTTGCGAGGGGACAACCACACGCGCCGTCGGACTCCAAGCCCCGGGCACATGTGACGAAAAGGACGCCGATGGCAACGCCTTGGGAGGAAATTTTTGTCAGTCAGGGCCTAGCAAATGGTCTCATTGTAACCCTGCAACTCCCGGTGCATGTGACGAAAATGCGTACTGCTTCGGGGCCTTCGACAACCTTGGCACAGTGGCGTGCGACGCGTATACGACCACCATCACCTGCGTCGCCGCCGGCGGTGACTGCGTGTGGATTCCAGATAAACACGGCAACGAATGTGGCACGATGGCATGTCGCACCAGCCAGGGGTGTCGGCCTCAAAAACAGGGCACGTGTCGGTTCTCCGAAGGGGTCTGTTTTAATGATGCTACATGTCAAGGACGGGGGCACCCCGACCTTCCCTCCAACCACGCAATGCGCCGACTCGCGGCCAATTCCGAGGATCGGTGTGATTACGCGCGGGACATGACGTGCGCTGGAGGGTCGGAAGAAGACGGGATTGCGGAACAGTTCCCGGCGGAGCGCACCTCCTTTTACGTGTCGCACCAGGTCGTTCGTCCGACGTACACCCTCGACGACCTCAACGACAACACGTGGAAGGAGTGTTCATCAACCAAAAGCCAGAGGTGCGGAAGCGATGGCGACTGTCCTGTAACCGAGACTTGTGTGGAGGGCGACTTAGTGGCCGATTGCGTGGATCAAGAATACGCGCTGGTGTACAATCGCTATTTGCGTGCGCTGGTGGCCGGCACCTTCAAACAAAAAGTGGATTTTACCGTCAGTTCGGTCGATTTGGTACCCTGCGACGGAACATCGGACCGCGACGACGACGGGAAGCAGTCATATTCCACGTACCCGAACGGACAGAACGACGGATGTACTTCCAGGGGATACAATCAATTGACTGGCACCGAAGCTCGATGTTTCGAGGAGAATAATGGGCCTATCATCAAGGATGTCGCCGGCGCCTCCGTGGCTTGTAACACGAACGGCAATTGCCCGACGCCCACCGACGTTTGCGCCGCAACCGACCAGAACCAGAGCCCGTTGCCGTCGAACGGCCAACCGTTTGAGTGCTTGAAAGGGGGGTACAAACTGGAAGTCAAACTGAAAATATCGTTTCCCATCGATCTCGGCGAAGTGTTACCCTATGTGGGGATTTCGAAAGCGCTGTTTGTAGATGCCCGTGCAGAGTCGGTGGATACGACGATCGTGAGCGGTCTACCGACTAGTGCATCCCCCATCGTGGGGAGGGACCTAGCGGGAACCGACGACGGGACATGGGCCTTCAACGATTATGGGTTTGGCGCGGAGCGAGTGGACAAAACGACGGCCGAGTTGACACAAACCGAACACCGAACGACGCAAGAGTTGACGATAACGACCGACTGCATCGACATCGCGTACGCCCCCGGCAACACCGATTCGTCATGCGCCGCCGATGCCTTTTTGCGCCGCGGTAACGATTTCAGTCTTCAATTCTTGTTTAGCGCTTGCAACAAGGTCGGGTGTCTAGCTGGGGATTCCAGCGACGACAACGGTTGTGTTTGTGTCCCCTTGCGCACGGACCATGATCTAGCGGCCGAACACCGCGGATTGGAGTTCCCTGGAGGAAGTCGGTATTTCCCCTTGCGTGTGTCCATTGACCACAGCGAGTGTCCGTCCACATACACCGGCGCAAAGGAAGAGATCTTGAACGTGGACCACGCGGGTACACTGCGAATTCATGCTGATACGTATGGCGCGGAGCGGGCGGCGGGGGACAGGAAAGTGTTGTCACGCAATATTATCCCCGCGCCTCAAGTGGGCGACTACACCGGCGGAGTCTTCAAAACGACTAACGCCGACGCCGTACAACGCGTTATTACCCACGACACCACTACGCGGACGAACGTGCTGAAAAATAAGTACGGGACCGGCCAAACCGTGGTGGCGTCGTTGGAATCCGACGACGCTGCCATACGAATGGGCTTCACGTTGTGGAACCGCCGAGTCCGTCTGTGTAGATTTACAGGCGCGGGGGCGAAGGCAAATGCCTTAGCAGCCACTGCCCAAGTCAACGCGAATGACGATTTTGGGTGTGATGTCGCCTCCCTCGATCCGAATGACGTGTTCCTACTGGTACAAAACGGACAAGCCGTCCCCCCCCCGGCGGGAAAGACCGACTATTTCCAAGTCCAAACATGTAAGCAATTGAAGCTGCGAGACCTGGTCCATAGCATCGCCCCCGGCGACGGCAGCGTCGCGCTCGACGTTGATGTTTTGGGATACGTGCCCGACGACACCCAACCCATCGGGATCGATGACATCAAACCCTTTGGTCTTCGGGAAGACGGTAGCACCGTGGATAAAACGTTGTGTCCCGACATCGACAACGTTGCCTACACCTCCAATCGAGTGTCGGCCGCGGCGACCGATGCGGGGTGTGGCGTAGCTGAGCTGGCCAACACGCCGAGGGGGTGCGGACGCGGTAAACCGGGCGCCATGTTCACGTGCGAATGGGAATTGAACGTTGGCGACGTTGGCGGCACCGAAAATAAAGCCGCTTGGGACGCCGTATCGTTTGTAACGGACTACATGGTCCAAGAAAACGACGAGTCGTTTTGGGTTCTCGACATGGAGGGCATCTTGACCGATTGCAGCACGGTACAAACGGGTTCGCGTCGTCGTCTTCGTTCCGTGAAGATGCACACCCGGGCGGTGGACGAAGACAAAGAAGAAGACGTGGCGAGTGTGGCGCTGGTGGTGGAACCTCGGAAGTTTGTGGACAAAGTGACGTATGACCCGGCCAATCCCGGAGCAACTCCGGTTGATGGGGCGGATGGTTTAGACGATATGGATCAGATGAAACACGCGGTCCAGGACGGGCCCAAACCAGAACCGATCGTGGACAGCGCGAACAAGTGGCAAACGGCCGGCATCATCATGGGGGCGACGGGGGGCGTATTGGTTCTTGCGGTGGGGGTGTATCTGTGGAACCGGAGGAAGAGGGCGAAGGCGGCGAGTTCCGTGGATGATATGGCCGCTCGGTATAAGGCACCGTACCGTCCGAATTTACTGATTCCTCGGAAAATGATTCAAGTGAATTGATATATAAGTCTGGATTATAATACGAACGATAGATATGTTTGAAGATAAAGAGACATGGACGGGGACGCCGTCGAATCCATGGGAAAGAGGCGATTACGCATTGTCGAAGCACACGCCGGATGGATACGACGATGGTGCCCAGATGCTATATGCCGCCCCGAACTCCCGAACGGACCGTCCACAGGTTCTCTACGAGGTGGCGAATCGATGGCGCCTCCATGCGATGGTTGGCATGGTGTTAACGGGTATTTGGATAGTGTTTTTCCTGTTCCATTCATGTAAACCTCGCCGAAAGTATACGAGAGTGCATATAGAGGGATAAATAGATTGAAACAAATAATTTTTTAAAGTATATCTTTACATGTAAGCATAGGTGACTTGAACCACCACTGTCGCCCGCCGATTGGTGGTCATGACTTTGGTTCGCACTTCTCGTGCAGTTACATTATCACAGACCTCATCCTCATCATCCCAGTCTCGCCCATACATGCGGTGGATTTTTGCATTGAACTTATTGAAAGACATAAGGGGAAGGTTGTCCACCAATTCATTTTCGAGTTCACTGATGCATCGTTCCGTGACGGCCTGCGACACTTTGTACCACCGGTTGTCGATGAGCTCCGCACTACCAAGGTCAATTTGTAGGACTTCTTGGTTTTCGTTCATCATTTCGACAATGGGGTGGTCTTTATCGACGAACACGTAGTTTTCCCCTGGCACGGCCATGATCCCTTCGGACCGGAGTTTATCCGACGTCATTCCTGGGTACAGTCTCAAGTATTCACTGTTGACATACGGGTTGGTCGTGACAATGGTTTCGTTGAGTTTATGGGATTTTTCATTGGCCCCAATGAGGTATGCATACCGTTCCCCATTACAGCAGTAATAGTTCCCCTTGGCGCCTTCGACGGTGAGGCCGAGCTGGCAGGGGAAGTTGGATTCGATTTTTTTAATGGCCATGCTCACCAGGATGACTTGTTCGAGGTTTCCTTGCCGCGTTGCGGACTTGCGACACCCGGGCGCATACCGCGTCGCCGATTGGAAAATGTCCATGTGTCCATCCAGAGGTCTCCATGTCGCATTTTCCGGGTAGGCCGCGAGACCATTGAAGGAATTGTCCCATTGTAAAATGAAGTGTCGGCTGATGAGACCCTTTTGAAAGTGTTTGGGAACAATGGACTCGGGGATGGCGGAAGAACCCAAGTTGACCGTTTCTTCTTCTTCTTGGGGAGTATTCTCAAGTTGAACCAGGGAAGGCGGGCGTTGGGAGCTCATGTTTCCTTGCTCATCGCAGACCCTATATAATGTTTTTTGTTAAATATAGTCGTTGGATACCTTTTGGATGAGACGGTTTAATTGCCTTTGACGAGGGTGGTGGGAAAGAGCAAAGCGTTGACTACATGCCCGAAGAATATCGCATATGAATCGCGCGACGTCCCCTTGGTGTGCCGTTGGGAATAGTTTGAGAATGAACCGAACGAAGTGTTCAATGAACAGTATCCGCTGGAAATGGTTGTCCATGATGGCGTTGAACCGGAAATCGGAAAAGGAAATCGAAAACGACCGAACATCGACGTGTTTTTTGAAACTGCAAGGGTCTTGTAGCAGTTGTTTGATGGCCATACATTCGGCTTTCGTACACATTCTCAGGGGAAAGGGGTACAAGCGAGAAAAGAACGAGATCTGGTCATGTTCAATGGTGATGCAGAGTGCACAAGAGAGAAATGTGTCGACAAAGTGTCCGATGCATTCCTCTGGAGAGGTGATTTCCCCTTCGAGCCAGTAGGACAGGAGTTGATGCACTCTTCGCGGAGAGCAAAACATGTGCGCAAGGCGTTGCACCGTTTGTATAGACGTCAACGTCATGGGTCTTTCAGGATTTCTTCTCCATAATATATACCACCTATATCAGTCGCTCCTGCTCTGTCTTGGTCCAATGTCCGGTCGGTCCAAAGTGAGTCGTTGCGTCCATTCCGTGACGTCCTCGTTGACGGCATCCGGGGACGAAGTGGTACGAACGGTCTGCGAAGCCTCCCTTGCCAGCGTGTATGCTTCCTGGGACCGCGCGACGCGCAACAATCCGCGTTTTTTTTCCTCGTGGGACGTCCCCATCTTTGGGTATTTGTCGGCGAAACGGTCGTTCATTGAGTGTCCTCCCGTTTGTATGGAGCATCTCCGATATTACTTGCTGTGTGATTATATCAATAGTTCTTGCGCCCTCCGCCCAGACCCGTGTTTTTTGTATCCCTATATTCAACTGATGTATGAACGCGGTAGCGACGAAGGGGTGTATATCACCATGCGGTGTATCCTGCAATGGATTCATGTCACTCGGAAATATGGAAAGGGAATTTTGCATCCCGACATGCCCGGTTTTACCCTTTATCGGCATTTCCATCGTATTTTGGGGTTGTATTCCTTAAAGACACTTCAAGATACGTTTCAACACCCGTCGAGCCTGTTAGACTCCATCCGGGCGTTTCTTCAATTGGACGAACCCCATTTTCTCCACCGCGACGGGTTGGACGCGTGTTGTACCTATTTGAGTAAGAGTACGACGACGCGCGGCGTATTTCCTCAGTTGGTGACGACGTTGGACATGATGCGCTGCCGGCGCGCGGGGGCTCGCATCCCCACGGTGGACTCCATCCCTGGGCATTGTTTTTTGTATGCCTTTTTATTACACTCTCAAGTGCCGAGACCGCTCAAGGTCCGATTGTTCCAATCCATTACGTTGAAGCATCCCCGCGTTCCCCCGCGACACGTCAAAGGCGGACCACCACGAGGGACGTTCGAGAACACGTCCTCCGGTATGAAAATGTTGTTTCATTTTTTAGAAGGTAACCGTTCCATCCCGAAGGAATGGCGTCCCTTCTCCGTGTCCCAACAGTGCACCGGGCGAGATCGTTTATGTGTCAATGGAACCCGGCCCCTCGAAAACACATGGGTGGTCATGTCGGTGAAACAATAAAGATATAAATATCCCGAGAGCTTACAACGTACAGCTCCGATGGACCCCTTGTATGTTGACCCCCCGTCCCCGTCCTTTACCCGCGCGCTTCAACGAATGAAGAAACGATGTAAGTTCTCGAGTGGAATTCCTTTTCCGAATCACAATCAGTATTGGTTAGAGCCCCCCACTGGGGTTGTGTTGGTGTACCCGGAAAACGCCCCTTTTGTCGCGGATCCGTTTTATTGCAATTTATTTCGAGGTATGGTCGCAACAAAGGTCCCGACCGTCCATCTCAAGGACGGAGCCCTTGAGCGATTATGTGCGGGAATCCCGGTTCGGTCCCCACAGGCCCCAACGTTGTCGATGACCGCGCAGCATTTCGACGAGAACCCATGGATCGCGTCTTTGGGCGATCGTCGTTCCTTTGTTGGGTTGTATATGGGGAGGAGGCGTGTGAAGAAGACCCAGCAGTGGGAGACGGAAATGTACATGGTGTGTTCGGCCGGGTTGGATGCTGCCACCTATGTGGAATTAGAAACCTATTTATCCAAGTGTGAGAAGGAAAAAAAATCAATGAAAGAAGTATTTATTCACGATCGCGTTCTGTGCCGAGCGAGGAGGTTGGCCAAACGGAATCGTCGTCGTTTATTGTTTTCGGCGGCGTCGTTGCTGGGCTGTACCATCAACAGTCGCGCCGACGCGATGTCCAAAGACGAGGTGGAAATGGCCTGCATCGACATCGAAACCGAGTCCTGCATGGTGAAAGCGATGGGCGACAACCTGGTGTTTTTCAATGGAGTGACCTGTACGGAGGACGTCAAAGGAGGACTTCTCTTGGAACGCGCTCCCCAAACCGGCCCTTTGATTTTGTATGGCCCAACGACCTCGTCCGGACGAAGTTGTTCGTGGACCAATCCGCACTACGGGGGGTTTCCCGCATCCTTGGGGATCAAGGCGGGGGAAGTGGGGGACTTGGTGTCCGAACAGTTAACGGCCGATGGGGACTTGAGTCAACATTCCTATCTGAATGCGTCCTTTCGCGAACGAGACTCGTCATGGGTTCAGATGGAACAGAAACTGGGGTATCATGAAACCCGGTGGCCGGACCCGCTGGATTTACAACCGGTAGCCAGTAAATTTGGGCCGCCAACGTTGTGATATACTGATCGGAATGGCAACGGGAAGATCCCCCTCGCTCCCCTCGCTCCCCTCCCCCCCATCGTCCCCGAACGATTTCATGAGTTGGTCCATTTGTTCTTTTTTGGCTTGTTCCTGTACCTGTGCGGCCTTTTCGTCGAGTGAGGAGCGTCGGGAAAACACGTAGGCGGTGATGAGGGCCATGCACACGAACGGTTCGAGGATGAGGACGAGTTGAGTGTACATTCGCTTTTTCAGCGTTGGAAGGTCAATGGCTTCGTTGTCTCCGGGGCAAACAAAACACCACGGGTTGATACTGGCGTCGGGTTTGGGCGCACACTCCATTTCGGGGTCTTTGAATTCCGGGAGTCCATTGACCCCCCCGATGAGGGATTTATAGGCATTCCGATACAGAGCACAGACCGAGCAGACTTGTTTTCCTTTCCAGTATCGGTTGATCGAGATGGTTGTATTACACTCGAGGTTGTTCGACTGGATCGGACACCGGGTTTGTCGGTAGTTCCCCCGACACTCCCCCGTACCGCCTTGGTCGTTGGCTCGTCGACACGCCGACCACCCCATACGAACCCCAATCCCCGGGTTTGGGTAGTCCTCGGCCCGTTTTGTAATAAATCCCTGTTCATTCGGCACGACCTGGTCGTAATTGACCATGCACCCCCCGGTCAAGAGTTCATAGGTTTTCACTTCCTCCTTCGTGTCATCGGCCCATCGGCAGTGTTCCCGAAAATCGCAGAAGATGTACGACGACAGGCCTAACTCGTCGTAGGCGCGCTCCTCCCCCCTTGGAAACCACCCAGTCGGGTTGTACATGGTGGGCGGGATGGAGGTTCGTAGCGCATAGGACGTATTCCGGTTACAGGAGGACTCCCCACAGGGACTCGTCCCCCACCCCGCGATTTGTCCATAATAATAGGTGGTTCGAATACTCAAGAGCGCCACAACGAAAATGGTCCATCCACAGATTTGCATGTACGACGAAAGAGAGGGAAACCAGTAACTATAATACAGATCCGTCCAATCGCATCGGCTACTGGTATTTTTCGCCCATTGTCGGATGTCTTCGTCGCTCGGGGACAAGGTCGTCCAGATATACGCCCGAATGATCATCACTGGGAGGTAAAAGAAGGCATAGACGTTGTTCCATTCCCCAAAGCTCCACCAAAAAAACATCGCTTCCGGGATACATTGTAGGGTCAAACAAAGCAGACAAAGATTGGGTCGTGAAAACATTTCCAACAACCCGCTGTAAGACCTTTTGACAGTTTGACCCATTCTTATATAACCAACTAATGCATATCCCAGAGGGTTCGTTTTCCAATGGAACGATTCACGCTTCAACAACAAGAAGTCTTGTGTTGGAACAACCTGTTCAAAGGGCTTCATACCCATATTTCGTACATCACCCTCACTTGGGCGTCCACCCATCTATCGTTTCAAGGCACGGATGACGCGATGATGACCCTTATCCGCCTTCAACTGTCTCCAGAGGGCGGCACCGGTGGCCCGTTCCCCCAAGTGGATCTCTCCATGTCCCAATGGTTTTCGTTGTTGGATTGTCTCCGTGATACCATGTTGATGGGGGGATCCGCGGAGTTTCAGATGAAGGCGGACCGGATGGTGATCACAACGGAACGCATCACCGCCTTCATTCCCTTCTTTGACCGGAATACGGAACTGTTGGACATTCCCGACCAACCACCAGGAACTCCGTATACTGTGAATAAAAACGGCTTCCTCTCCGCTTTACGCCACATCGGACGGCTTGTTCCCGCCTCCCACAAGGTGGTCATGGACTTGTTCAACAACCACCTTATTCTCCGAGCATCGGACGAATGTGGTACGGAAGGGAAGATCCGGTGCGACGTGGTGAGTGACCTTTCTCCCATGGATGGACTAATGGATGGCACCTCGTCCGCCTATTCCAGGTCGATGCTCGTCTGGCTCGCATCGAGGGTGCCCGGAGAATCGCTGCTGCTCCGGTGCGACGTGAAGCAACCCTTGAATGTCATGGCCGGTACAACCTCGTCGAGAGCTCGGTTTGAAGGGTTTCTTGCCCCGTATGTTCCAAACGAATAACTTACATATTGTTCTGAATCAGTCGACGTTCCACACTTTGAAGGATTCGAACCGCGGCGTCCGGGGGAATGTTGGAAGAGTGTAAGAACTGCAGAAAGGGCACTTGTTGCAACCGACACGACATAATGTACACTCGAAACAAATCTTCCACGCTGAACACTCCACTACTAATAAGACGACGTTCCGTTGTGTTCCCAATGAACCGAATACTTTGGAGAGGGGTGACGTAGGGCAAATACGCCACGCCCACCAATTGGCCATGCAGGGGACCATTGGTGGTGGATTGTTGGAGCAGTTCCAACAACGTCGTCGCATCCGCGTGGGCATCATGCGCCGCCGTCCCCCTGGGACGGGAAAAGACCGAACCATACAAATTGGTTAAGGAATAACTCTTCTGATTCCTGAAGCATTGGCGAAACCACGAACACGTATCGAAGAAATACCAATTGCTTGGGACAAGAACGCCACATTTGGAGATTTCTCGTTCGAGAAGAGGCTTATCCAATACGTACATTCCATGCGATAAGATGACCGTCTCTCTTGGGCCAAAGGAAGCGATAAACGTCAGTAGTTCGGGAAAACACTGTCCGAAGGGAACGGCGTTCTTCTCGCGGAGCAACGTCGGGGTGACTTGGGTGAATTGGGGTTTGGGTGGTGGGGGGTACATTTCCCATTGGGGGTCAACAAACCGTTGCCAGACGCGTTTACTCTCATAATGAATGAGACAGATGTCCCAAATCGCACAAGTGGACGGATCGAGCGCATTGCCCACCGCTTCCAAATCCAACACAAAATAGTGGGCATGTGGAAAGGGAGGAATACCCACCTGGAACAGACACGCCATGTTTGGAGTGTTTGTTTTCCCACCAATATATACCGATATATACCGCGATATGTCGGTTGAAAAAGGAAAAGTATATTAACCTCGCAGTCCATCGAATAAGAAAGATGTCTCAAAGCGTTATGCGAGATTTACCTGGGCTCACGAACCCTATCACCCACGCGGGTCGGGTCGTTTACAATGCACAAAGAGATTTTTTGGATACTCGTACACGGAAGCGCCACCGTGGTGAAATCGCCGTGTATGGGGAAGATCACGCGTGTGAAAAGCCCGGAGATGATGAACATTTTACCATTCAGCAATACGAAGTATGCATGCGGAAGAAAAAAACGCGATACCTTCATTCCAAACCGAATGATACCGACATCTCGTGTTTTTCGTCCCTGAATGGCATTACCCTTCCAAAGAAATTGATGCAGGATGCTCACGGCACCAAAAAATCCGACGCGCTACGACGGCAGGCGCTCTACGACACGCTCGAATTTGCCGGGATTGCCTCGAATCGGGCCATTTATGACCCGAACAACAATGCCAATGAGGAAGGGTTGGCCGTCCAGGTGGGAGGGTTACAAACCATCTATAATACCGGGGAGGGTACCATCAAAGCCGGGGATTTTGTCATGTGGCAGTTGCCGGACACCGACAAGTCGAATTTTACCCCCGTAAGGGTCCCCGGAGTACCCAGAACCAAAGTGGTGGTACCGGTCGTGGCCTTCAATCCGGAAAACCTCGCATCTGAATTCGCGGCGTTAAAGGCCGCATACAGCGGCGACGGGAAAGCCTTCTTGCTCGTGCTGCACAACCTTCAAAAACGAATTATTGGACGAGCCTTCTCCACGGCCAAGCGTGGAAAACCCTTTGATATTCTCCTTGGGCATTATGCCGTGTAATAGATCGTTGCAAGAATCCGTATATATAGGGGGTTGGGGTACTGCGTTGTTATCGAATGTCCTCCAGAGCCCTTCAAACCCTTTCGGGGGTCATTGACTCCATTCAAACCAAAATAACCAATTATTTGTACATTTTTACATTGAAAACCAGCGGCGGCGTGCGCCATCGAGTGAAAGGCTCGCTACCTTTTCATCAAGTCAACGTGGCGAAGTGTTTTCATTATGACTTTCGAGGCTCCTTCAAAGAGCAGGACATCTTTCTCATCGACACCGTGGAACACACCATCTCCCCCAGGAACGATATTTCCCTCCGGGACATTTATGATTTGTTAGCCACTCCGCGCCTTCGCCTGCGTATGACGGGACTCACGCTCCAACAAGTCAAAGACCAGCGATTGGACCAATATTGTACCAAATGGTACCCCGTCTATTTCCATTGGGCGTTGTACTACCCATTATACTTGGTGTTCAATTCCGTGAGAGTGCTCGCGCTGCCCATCGACCAAGTGGGTGCGCTGTACCGGATATACGAAACATCGCCCATGGCGTTGTGCCTCTTTGCATACGAACACTTACCATTGTGTAATCCCGAGTGCATGAAAACACGATTGACGACGCTGGAACGGCGCGCCGCTGAGCGATTCCAATACGACTTTACCGGGCCGGAACCGTATGTCTCGTTAAACAAGTACGACGACGAACTAGTGGCCAAGCTCTGCGATATGAAGGCATGTACACGCTACAAAGACATGCTGTTTTGCACTTCGAGGTTGAGGGAAGAAGAAGCGATTGTACAACATTGCATCGATTACCATCCGATTACATCCAGTTCGATCCCGGGCCTGAATCGCGACGAACAACGGATTGTTTCGATGGCCGAAACGAATCCTCTGGTGATTGTGGACACCGACGCCCTCCTCCGCTGTCCCCCACACGCGATCCGGTCGGCGAAACAAGTGGCCATGGGGAATATCCACTCGGTGCCCATCGTGCTTGTCGATGACGGGAACCGAGTGGGGGCAAAGGGAAACCTCTTTTCGTTATTGAAGGGCGTTGCTCCCACCCTGACGTTCCATAAAGGCCGGCAAATGCCCGCGCTGCCTGCGGTGCGCTTCGACTCCGAAGAGGACTCCTATTTTCATTTTGTTCCGTGGAACAGGAGGGAGGTGTCCATCGTTGCCCTCGTAGACTCCTTGAGAGAACGATGGGGCCGTCAACTCCAATTTGTGTCCGACAACGAGATGGAACAACGCATCATTTCGAAACATTGTTCACATGAAGACGGAATGCGGGTGTCCGAACGAGTGGTGTATTCGAACAAAGTCTATCTTCTCAAGGACATCCAAGACCGGAAAGACCAAAAAGACGCCAAACGGGTTCGCCACCCGGACCATACGCGCGCCCCCCTGCTGGGGGACTCACGGACATTGGTGTTAAAACATGGAAAGGAGGAGTGCAACGCGAGCGTGTCGGAGGTCAAGCGGGGTTTTTGCGTGCCCCTCTCGGTACGTCTTCCACAGCTGACGGTGGTCGCGTATTTCATTTCGCGGAACAGTACCAAGAAACATCTCCACACGTTGTCCATGTCGTGCCGAAAAAAAATGCTGCTCATCGCTCCATCCACCAAGGCGCTCGACGAAGTGGTTCAACGTCAGCACCACCGATTTCCGAACCATTCCCCCCTGTTGGACCATTTTCGAGCCCCGTAAAATATATGATATAATAGTATGGTTGCAACCATACAAAGATGCAAATCTTCGTCAAAACCCTCACAGGAAAAACCATTACCCTCGACGTGGAGCCGTCCGACACCATCGAAAACGTGAAAACCAAAATTCAGGACAAAGAAGGGATCCCGCCAGACCAACAACGCCTGATCTTCGCCGGAAAACAGCTCGAGGACAGCCGCACGCTCAGCGACTATAACATTCAAAAAGAAGCCACCCTGCATTTGGTGCTTCGGTTGAGGGGAGGGATCGGTTGAGGGAGAGACTATTTTTGTTTTTGTGTTGTTATCGTACCAGCCGCAAGACCCGGAGGTCGTTGCACGCGTACGGAGTGTGTCGATGATGTTTTATAATTGTTTAATAAAGATACCCCATGATTGTTACATACCGGATCCAATAATAGGACCCACCCATTCATACTATGCATCCTTGTTCTTTGTTTTGGGTCCATCTGGCGTACGTTGTAGTGTCAGCCGCAAGACCCGGCGAATTCGCCGCGGAGGTCGATGCATGCGTACGGAGTGGGCGTTGGCGCACTTGGTACTCCAAAACAAATAATGGATACCGAATTCTCGAGAGTTGTCGGAGATTGTTTGTACTAAAGGTACCCCCTGATTTTGTAAATACCATATATCCGGATCCGTCGCCGCATCATTGCCGTCATGAACGATTTCTTCATGGTCGTTGCAAACAATAATACGCTTGTTGTACAACGATGACGCTTGGCCGATGTGCTCGTCCGTCCCCCAACCGCGCGTGGGTAAATGGTCTCGATACGCGTCGGACATCTTCCCCGTGGCGGTTCTATCCCATCGCGTTCTGGCGTAGTGTTCGATGTCCTTGCGGATACGCTCTGCGTCGGCGGTGATGTCTCGGTCGCCCTCGGGGTGCAGCAATAGCGCGAAACATCGAAACAAACACGCCCCGTCCTTCTTCGTTTTAAACCATGCTTTAACACAGGGCTTCACTTCGGCCTTCGCGGCGGCCCGGAGCGCAAGCGAGTCGAAGGCCAAGGTGGTTTCCTTGTCGGCCTTGGCGGCCGCCTTGGCGGCCGCCGCCGAAGCCGCTTTTCTTGCCACCGTACTACTTCCAGCCTTCGTCCTTCGCGCCGTTGATGAAGTTGTCGCACCCGCCGCAGCCCTCGCCGCCTTGGCCGCTTTTCTTGCCACCGTACTACTTCCAGCCTTCGTCCTTCGCGCCTCCGCCGCAGCACCCGCCGCGGCCCTCGCCGCCGCCGCCTTGGTCGCCTTGTTCGCCGCCGACGCCTTGGCCGCTTTTCTTGCCACCGTACTACTTCCAGCCTTCGTCCTTCGCGCCTCCGCCGCCGCACCCAATGCGGAGAATCCGCATTTCCAACAAAGTGCAGGTCTTCCTTCGATTGCGTGTGGATATAGCGCATGGTAGCGTTTCTTGTTCTCGCGGACCGTTTGTTTTGCTTCCCCTGTGTCCTTGTGGTATCGATACCGCAGAGTCCCCGCATCGGGCGCGGTTCGATTGAACGCATTGCAATGAGAACACACCCAGTGTTTGTCGGAAACTCGATTAAGCGTAACCCCAAAAGTAAGCCCTGGGCACCGGACCGGGGCACGACTACGGGGATATAACCAGCCCTTACAGGTCCCATTGGCGTCACTGATATGGTGTTCATTATATCGACACCGTATCCCTCTCAGACGGACGCTCATTTCCCGGGGGGGCGCCCGATTTATATAGGTCGTTTGTTTCTTCGCAGTCCAGCTCCCGAAGTCCCCCGAGCGGGAGGAGGGGGAGCGCACACAGGGTGAGAAGGGTACTGGCGGTACATAACGCAATGAGGGAGACGAGGTGGTCAAAGTTGTCCGTGGTGACGCCCAACAGATACGTGAGCAGGGATCCTCCGTATTCCGACACAATGCCGGAAAAATTGAGGATCGATACGAAAAAGGCATACAGGGACGCCTCAATCCCGAGGGGGCACAGCTTGGCCGCCAACACGAGGCAGGGCATGAGGGCGATTTGCCCAAAGACACTCAAGAACAAGTCATCTCCCGCGGCAAAAAAAGCGTTGGGGAGCCCCAACGTCTGGTTGAAGTGGGTCACCAAAATGATGGGGGAAGCTCCCGCAATGGTGGAGATAACGACCATGTAACAAAAGAATTTCCGAAACGGCACATGCCGAAGGTAGCGACGATATACGATCGTACCGACCAGCATCGCTCCGTGCCGCACGCACGTAAGAAAGCCCAACAAGGGCGTACTAAAATGGAGTTTGTTGACGAGGAAATAGAACAACGCCGTCGACGAACTCGGTGTGGCGCCGAACAAAAAGACAAACAACGCGGGTTTGTATAACGAGGGATTTTGAAACGCCCGCCACAATTGCGTCCAGCGTCGTCGGAAACGTTTCCACGCGCCCCCCCCGGGCCGAACGGGGGGAGGCTTCTCGCGAATCATCCGAAACGCGAACAGCACAACCAGTCCATGAAAGGCGGCTTCAATGAGAAAGACGGATTGTTGCGGGATCGAGGTGAGTAGATATCCGCTTACAGCGGAAGCAATGAGTCCTCCGAACGCTCGGGCCGCCCAACACGTACTTTGTCGGCTCCCGTGTTCATTGTCCTCCTCCTTTTTGGCTAATCGGACTAGAATACTATCGTACATGACGTCGGAGAAGCAAGTGAGCGTGGAAATCAGTAACAATATGCATTGGGTTTGTCCAATGCTCGGGTCCATGTGGCCCATAAGCACCCACAGTACAATACATAGCCCATTACACGCGATAATGTACGGCTTTCTTCTCAACCCACAACACGGAAACGTATCGGAAATAAATCCATACAGTGGTTTTAAACACCACGGAATGGCCAGGGACGCGTTGAAGGCCGCAAGCTCACTGACGCCAATCTTCTTCTTTTCCATCAAGAAGAGGGTAACCGCTAAATCGGGGAGATTGAGTAAAATGCCCAACAAAAAATAAAAGAGTGCGAGACCCCTCGTTGAGGTTGAGGTTGAGGTTGAGGTGGTCATGTTGGTTGGGGTTGGGGGATTCGTATTTATCTTTTTTTTTGTTTGGAAGTACCACGTATCTCCCACTCTTCACACAATGCTCGCGCGATTCCATGTTGATTGGGGTGGGAGATTATTCTTCATCTTATTTATCTTTTTTGTTGCACCGATCCCCTGGAAGTTTCTCACAACATTTGCAACAACACTCACACTCTCCACACAAACACCAACAGGAACCGATTCGGTGTTCCACCGGACACCCGACCAATCGCCCCACGATACAATCACAATTCTCTTGTTCTTCGGAATCATCGGCGTCCTCGTAGTCCTCGTCGTCCGGTTCTTCTTGCTCCGCGGCCCCCCAACCTCCCCCGGCACCGTCCCAAGGATCCGGGGTTCCGATGTTCAGAGGGGGGTCGGGGGACTGTGGTCCGGCGGGGGCTCCTCGAAGACGGTGACGGTCGCATTTTGCGTCGGCCCGGGCGTATTGTTTCGCATGCTTACAATGAATACATTGGATCTCCATCCAGAGGGATCGGATTCTTATCCACGCTTATACCAACTATCCATATATTAATCGTCCATTGTAGAGCACGATAAACATGCCGTTGAAGGACTTGGTGGCCTTTACCCGTCGTGCTTCGTATTGTTCTACGTCGGTGTATCTCGCGATTGTGCTCCGGAATGGCATTCTACTCCTGATGGCCGCTACGTGGGGCGCGGTCTGTTCGTACGGTCAACGCATCTTCCTGTCGAAGAGCACGTAAGGTCGTCTCGGGGTAGAAAAGGGAGCAGTCCAACAGCCATTGTTTCAAAGGAAGAAGGCGGTGAAAGGAGCATCCCCCATTGAACCACTCCATTCGGCGACGGTCCGTCCCCACCATGACGTCCTTCGTTCGTTGAACATAATAGTGCGTTCCTCCCCTCTTTGTTGGATGCGTCATGGTTACAAACAAGTACTCCCAGTAAATGAACGCGGCATTCAGATGAATCAGTCGAATGACTTGATTCGTCTGAATCCAAAGGTTGGGTACTTCCGCGTACATTCGGTGAGGATGCCCATCGTGATGCGACCAGACATAATACTGTCCTTCTTGAAGGTCGTGCGTCCGCTGTAAGTGTGAGACGGCCCGTTTTCGCCGCTTCATGTGGGACTGATTCAGACGTCGTAAGACCCCGTGCTGTTCATAGACGTTCATCGCGTGAAAGCGCATATGGAGGCTGTCCAGGGCAGGAATGTCGTCTTCGTCCTGGTAGTCGGATAGGGTGCGCTTTAACCCGCGTATGCGCCGATGTAACCGCGTGACTTCGCGCGTGTGCTTCTCTTTCATTTCCCCGTAACAGTCCTTCATGTTCTGTGCGAAATCTAATAACTCTTGTTCGTTCTTGATTGGATCCATATAAACAGTGTTGGTACAGGTGGTAGGGAATGTCCCAACTCGGCTTTCGTTCGACTACACCGGTGTGGCGTTTGTGGATCCTGGCCATGGTGAGTACCCTTGGAAGCGTGTTGACGTGGAAAGGGATCTGGAATCTCCTGGAATATACGTTGCCTCCCGGTCCCTCCACCGAAGCATGGAGTATCGTCTTCGGGTTAGTGCTGTTGACGCTCACAAAATCCTTGATCAATAAAGCGAGTATCGTCGACGCCAACACCCTGTTTGTCACGGTGTAAGGCGAGGTTTTGTTCGCAGCATAGGACCCAGCTCGGACAAAAATGCGAGGGGTCATAGACGACAGCAGACGTAACCTTCACCACCTTTACATAAGGAGACAAACGTTGGATCGACGGCGGCGAAGACATTATATAGGCTTCCAACAAACAACAATAAATGAAGGGGATGCTCTTGATGAAGCGACATCCGGGCCGCGTTCCCGTGATGGTTACCACCATGTCCTCCCCTCTTCCCACCAAAACAAAGTTCTTGGTTCCGAAAGACATGCCGCTGGGTACGTTTTCTTGGGTCCTTCGGACGTACTTGAAGCAAACCCCGTCCTCCACCGCCATCTTCCTTGCCATACACCAAACCCTTCCACCCGTCAACCGTCTCATGGGGGATCTCCATCATCAATATTCCGGGGTCAATGACCACATCCTACAGGTGCGGTATGAACTGGAGGACGTCTTTGGATAAACAACCCATCCGGATTCAATGACACCCTCTTACAGGTGCGGTATGAACTCGAGGATGCCTTTGGCGACAAAGGTGTAGGTATACATCCCAACAATGTATAAATAAACAATGAACAATATATAATGTGCGATCTGCACCATCAACGATGTCCACAATCCTATCGATTCTTCTGCTCGCGTGCGCCGTGTGGTATCCTTGGCGGTTGTCAGCGTAGACAGGACGGGACGTGGCCGACGGCCTATTGCGGCGTCGCGGCCGATGATGGTACGACGGCCGATTCTTGTTGATTCCTACTATAAATCGATGTACCGACCCCCCGCTTTGCCACTGTGTGTTGATACCGGGAATAACGGGTTGGGAAGGCTTTCCATTGTAGCCTTCTCTTCGTCGGTGATTTGTCGGGGGTTATCCCGTGGGCCGCCAACGTCGGCGCGAGAAACCGCGTAGACGGTGGGATCCAGGGCAAGGGATGTGGCTTCGACGTTCGCGTCCTCGCCGCGTCCAACCCGAGCATTTCTCCGTGTCGGATCTGTTGGACGACCTTTTCATACTCTTTGAGGTTCCGTGATTTATCAAGAGGAATGATGACCGTGATTGGAGGATGTGGTCGCGGAGTGTGAAATAACCGCATGAAGCGGTCGCAGATGGACATCTTGGGTTCGAGGGGTGGGGGCTTTTTCGGACGGACCGTACGATTGGATATTCGTCTCCCTTTCCACTGGGGGATTAATGGAAGGTTCCCTTTGGGAATCATCCACGGAGGAATCGTGGTCTGCATTATTCGGTTGGAGAGATGTAATACTGCTACAAACAACCGCTCAATGCATATAAAGCCAACAATCCCTTTTTATTCGAAATGACCTCGTTTCTGCCTTTTCCCGATGTCCACACTGTGCTCCACACGAAAAAAAAAGAATTGGATGCCATTGTGGCCTGCTACCCTTGCAAACCGTGCCTTGTCCCGGTGCCGAAACTCCTTTCGGTAATGACCGGTAAAACGTGGAAGGCTCCGGACATCATTTCGCATGACCTTATGCGTATTTACGTTGCGTCTCTCTTCTACATTGAAAGTTTCGACCGGAAGGGAACGCATTGGGATCAGGTGAAGGTGACCTTACAAAGGGACCAACAAGAGGTGTACAGGATCCACATCGACGACCATGATGCCTTTACTGTGCACTACTTGAATGCGTATGAACGAGCTCTCATCAAATACATGCATTTATTTAAAGTCGGCAAGGAGGTAACGATGGAGGAGGACGGAAAGAAAACGCTCACGTTTGGGATTTTGACCATGTCCCCCGCCACTCAACATGAACTTCTCTTTCACAAACTCCTCTCCACACAGGTTCTCTCACGCCGAACGAAAGCGTTGGACGAGTATGAGGTGCAACATACAAAGACCCAACTTCAAGTGGAAACGGACGAACTATCCGATGCGTTCGAGACCGTCACTCTCGATTGACTGGACCGTAAACAACGCTTTCGGACCCCGGCGACGGTTTCGAGGTGGTCATGTGCGGCCGCTAAGACACGTTCGTCGCCAAACCGTTCTCTGAGTGCGTTAAAGATGTCCAGGGTCGCGTTGGCGTCCGCCTCTGCGGTGTGTTTACTCACAATGTCCTTGTGAAAGAAATGGTGGTAATATCGAGAAAGAGACCGGGGTTTGGTTCGAAGTTGCACGAATTGGGGTAAGATATCTCGGAGATCCAGAAATTGGAGGCTTTCCGGGAGTGGATGTTTCGTGTGATGTTCTTGTTCAAAGAAGAGAATGCGGCTGTCATATCGCTTGGAGTTAAATCCAATGAGTACCACCGCCCCCACCTCCTCAATAAATTGATTGAATTCGTCCCCAATGGTGTTCCAAGTGGGGTATGCTTTGAGCTCGCTCCAACGCATACCGGTGATCTTCGTCGCGCCGGTCGAGAGGTGTTCGCCGGGGTTCACATATCGTTGGAATTTGGATTTGTTGCCACTCACCACCGCAATATCCCAAATCCGGATGTTGATGGTTTTCCCGAGTCCGGTGGTTTCGAGGTCCCACCCGTAATAGTGAGGATGTTTGGGGATCTTCGAAGGGGCGATGGTCAATCGTTCGAGTTGTTTTTCAAGAACCTGGAGTTTCGTTTCCAATCGTTGAATTCGAGCAAGCATTTCGGCTACAACGATCTAGGTGATATATATATTTTATTCGTGGTGCATATACAGGAATATGCACCGCGTACACTATTCTTCGCTCCAACAAAAACGTCGTACCGAACAACTTCCACCTACGTGGGTCAAACATGTAAAAGGTCCCAAACAAAACAACGCAATTGCGGACATTTACGACAAAATGTGGTATAAAAATGCAAGTCGTCGAACCAAAAAGTAGATGTGCGACGCCCCATCCGGGAGCGTATACCTGTATCAGCCGTTTAAGTTTACTCAGTGGATGCCATGGTGCATCCGATTTTGGATGTCCACTCAGGTCACCCACGTGGGCATCATCGTACACGTCATGAACTTTCCAAAGGGGGGACATTCGATCTTCTCCACAGAAGAACAGTTCGAGTCCTTGCGCTTTGTCGCGAAGAAGAGCCCAGGCTTACAATCCCGTCTATTGTCGGACCCGAACACAACGGTTACGTGTGTTGCAGAGTATCTTCGTTTGACGCCCCAAGGGACCCCTGCCCCGGGACTCGTGCTGACGCCTCTACGGGACCTCCTCGGGATACCGGGGGGGATGCATATGATACGGGCGTTTCGGGAACCTCTCGAAGATACGGAGATCCATACTTTTTTTCATGAGAAACAATGGCCCCCCTATGAAACGAATTGTTGTCAATTTGCATGTGTGTACTTTAAATGCGCGGGCCAGGACGAACATGATTCCTTGTTTTGTTCGGAATTTGTTGCGCTCTTTTACAAATCGAGAGGGCTCATTGTTGGACCTACCAGTCATTGGTCCCCACATGACTTTTTGGGGGACTTATCTTTTTTGGATCCCCTCATCATCCTGTAGTGGAACAAACTTCCCAACGCTCAGGACTTTCGAGCTTTCTTGAGAGGAGGCCGGGAGTACGTCAACGATGTACCGCGCGCAAACTGTTTCTCATCATCGTTTATCGCAATGCGTCGCTGATATGCATTCATCCAGGACCGATATTGCTTTTGCTCATTGGTCACAGGTACTTCGTCTTCAAAGGCATGAACGGCCTCGTTCATCTCTTGGACTCTATCCGCGCCCCCGGGACGAACTTCGGGATCATTGGGGTCCGCGAAGGTGAACGCCTCGACCTCGTCGTCCGGAACAACAAACCCGTCCCGTTCGTATCCATGCATTCCGTCGTCCGTACTTGTACTCGGCGTCGACTCTACATCGAGGTCATCGTCCCCAATCTCCACCATCGTACCGCTTTGTTCCACTGCATGGGTAACGAAAACATCCCCCCGAGTTTTGGATGCAATGAGGCGGATCCCGATCGTAGCCCACGCGGCCGCGTGACAGCTACGGTCCTTCAAGTCCGAGATGGGTTGCTCCGCGGCCACCTCCTCCACCGAGATGGATATTTCGTTGTCCGGGTTGTCGTTCAACAACAACTGATGCACGTTTTGTGGGTCTTGTTCCATGACATTTACGAGCAGTATGTTCGAGTCCACTTCAAGAACTTGCCCATAGGTGCCCGACTTCAGGCGTACGACCGTCCCTTCTTTCATACGACTCTCCGATTCCAGTATCGTATATCGTTTATATACTCCCTCCCGACCCGTCATCCAACGTTTCACCTGTAATATTGGATCCATCGTATTTCGGAAGCCGGCTCAACTTTTTAATCTATATTTGATCAACGACGAACGAAACATCATGTCGAATCTTAATACTGCACATCGAGGTTCGTCCACAGCATCGTGCATCAAGTTCATCGATGTTTCCATCGATGAACTTAAAAAAAAGAACCTTGAATACGCAATGGACATCCAGACCCTGAAAAAAACGGACCAGAGCCTCCGTCGGACCATCATTACACTGAACAAACTGGACATTGACCGCCTACGCCAAGTCAACACCGTCCTACGCCAACTCAAAACCGTGTGGAACGACAAAACACAAATCGGGACCCAAATGACGATGGCGGTGGCGAATAATACTCGCTTACAAGCGGAGAATGATCGCTTACAAGCGGAGAATGATCGCTTACAAGCGGAGAATACTCGCTTACAGTCGGATATGACATCATTACGTTCGGATTTCATCAATGAACCGTAGGAAATAAATAAGTTTATCAATACAGCAGTTCGTCACTATCATCGTCACTATCATCGTCACTATCATCGTCACTATCATCGTCACTATCATCGTCACTATCGGCTTGATCATGTCCCGCCCCGCCCGCCACGGTCGCCGCCTTGGGCTCGGGCGTCTTCTTCGCCTTCTTCGCCTTCTTCGCCTTCTTTTTGGTCTCCTTCTTCGCCTTCTTTTTGGTCTCCTTCTCCGCCCGCGACGCCCGTTTTTTCCCAACGACGTAAGCAAACGCTATATTTTTGGTCCACTCGTCGATGGCCCGGACGATGGCGTTATTATTACTGGCACAGGTTGCACAAACATCCTTCGTCCAGTCGGGCGTCCCTTTTTTTCCCTTTCTCCCTTTTTTCCCCTTTTCACCCTCCTTCCAGTTGCATCGTTTACACGTCGCGAAAAGCGAAGACGGGTCGTCCATCCGCGACGATTGGTGTTTCTTGAGAAACCCCGTGTTGTCGCAGTCTTGCCAACGTTTGATCTTGGGTTTGTAGTGTGTCAATGCATCTTGCACCTTTTCCACTGCGGGCAACGCATACTCGGTGGTTCGTTGGACTTCCGCGCGCTTTCGTTCAAAATAGGGGGCCGTATCACAATACGACTGTATGAACTCTTTTGGTTTCCGACCCAGTTTCAGTGTCCCTTCCTTATAGTCGTTTTTAAAATAACTCATTTCATACAAATTGTCCGAATCATGAAAGTCTCGGTGTACCCGCAATGTCCCGTCGTCCCCTAAGTGGATGCGCCCCCCCCTCCACACGACCTTCCTGTCCCCATCCAAGCAGTCTTTTTGTACGTTGTCGATGATGGTGTTACAGTTTTCCGTGCCGAACGGTACTGGACACGTGTTCTGTTCTCCTTCCTCGCTACTGCGGTGTAGCTCGAAGCACCGGACGTGAAAGACGTGTCCACATTTTTTGACCGTTCGGAACAATCGTTTGTCTTTGTTCTTTCGTCGACTTTCCATGTCCTTTGATGTCCATTTGTTGTGCTTCGTACGATTTTTTATGTACCATTCGTCGTTCATGTCCAGGTCTTTAACGCGTTTAGCATGACCAGGACATCGTGTACAACACTTCCAAGAACTGGCATACTGTTTATTTCTCTTCTCCCCGCTCGCTTTTGGAGGAATGGACAACGTCAAGCACGTGTTGCACAAGATCACATCGCGGGCATCCATCTGTTCGGTGAGGGTGATGTAATGTAAGACGCCGGAGGCGGGGTGGAACCGACCCGCCTTGTCTCCCTTCCCTTGTTCGGTCGTCCAGGGCCCCAACGTTGCACCGTTTACGGTGAGTAACACTTTGTCGTGCAGATAACACACTTGTGGGTACGTTGTCCGATTACGATGTCGTTTAACCAGTTCCATAAAAAAGGTATGAAAGGTCAGGGTTGGATTGATTGTTCGAAACGTCGTAGTGACTTGAGCGACGGCTTTGTTTGTCGCATCGATATACGCTAGTTTGGAGGCTTCGGTTGGTCGAACGTTCGCGAAGACGGCGTCGAGCACCTCGATGTTGGTTTGGTATTTGTCCAGCATTGGCGTAAGGTTTTTCGGACACATGGCATACAGTAGAGATAGGACAAACCGATACCGGTCCTCGTCATCGTTACATTCGGCCAACATCTGGGTAAAATCGTCTTTGAAAGCGAACAGGGTCCTTGCCTGTTGTTGCATCATGGGGAGAAGCATGGCCCACGTTCCATTGGGGATTTTCTTCATTGTCTCTACAGGTCGACAATCTTGTTGAAATCGATCCGTCAAGTATTCCATCAACGCGTCCACTGTTTGGATGTTCGTCCATGTGTTCATCTTGAATGTGGGAGACGACAACGGATCTGTATCGATCGCCCGCCTCCCGGCGCCCGCCCCGGCGCCCGCCCCGGCGCCCGCCCCGGCGCCCGCCCCGGCGCCCGCCCCGGCCTGACCGGGGGCATTTCGATGGATCGACATGGAATGCCTCACGGCCCCCGCCCCGGCCCCGGCCCCGACGACGGGGGCGCGGACTTCACGGTCCGGACCCCCACCCCCGGCCTGACCGGGGGCATTTCGATGGATCGACATGGAATGGGTCTTGGTCGTCGGGTCAGTCCCGAGGAACCTCCGGAGGAGGCGCAACTGCTCATTCTCCTCCTCTTGTGTGGGGTGGTTCCTTTGTCGTTTCTTTGTATTTGGTGGATTGGGTCGTTTGGATGACATCGATGGATCCCGATGTTTGGATCCGGCAATACGGGGGTTTTATACCTCCTTTATCCAGTCATGATATCCACGTCAAAATTCAGTTTTAAATCATGGTCGGTGAGATTAAACGTCCCTTTTCCGGCCAACCGTTCCCCATTCAACGTCCCATGGGTGGAGTGGATCCGTAGGAGGTCCGGTGTGTCCCAATCCAGGGTGGCGTTCAAAAATGCGCATTCGTAATGCAGTATGTGTCCCCCTTGGACCATCAAATGTAACGATTCCGTTCCAAAGGTCATGACAATGGGTCCAACGCGGATGGAGTACCCTGTAACAATGATGGGGTACTGTCCAAGTCGGATCGTGATCTCCCCATTCCTCCAATCAATGCCCCGAAAGGGAGAGTGTTGCAGCGAAGAATAAATGGGGATAGGTTTCTCCGAAACGATGCTTTTGTTGTCCATGTCCAACAAAAAATTGAACGGTTTTCCCATGACGGTTCCGACGAAGTTGGTACGATTGAGAACGTATTGGAGACGTTCTCCAGTAATTCGGACGCCCGATGGAGACGGGTCCACCTCGAGTTGTGTCATCGTTCCATGGGTACGATGTCCGATCGTCATGGAATGATTGAATAGACGACCCCCTCCGTTTTCCTTTATCCGCACATTCGTGCGGAGATCGATGAACCCGGGCACATGCACCGTTACGGACCATGTGCTGGAATTTTTGGGTTCAACGTGCACATCAAACCAGTGTTTGCCCTGTGAAAACATCTTGAGACGGGTCCCCCCCTCGTATTCCAGGGTCCAATTTCCAACGTTCGCGACCCCGTGTACGATCGACTGAAAATCCGGCGTGTCCACCTCAAGACGCACCGCCGTATTGAACGGCCACAAGAGGGCGGATACCGTGTATCCTTGCGGCTTTCGTTTGAGCTCGACGGTGACATTGGATAAGGACAGGAAGTCGTTGGTAATCTTTTGGATAAGAACATGTACCATGTTCCCTTGGTGGGTGAGAAAGGTAAAGGGATTCCAGGAGCCTTGGTACTGAATGTCCACATGTTGGAGTCGTACCCCACCCACCTGCACCTCGGGGAGGTCAAAATCGGTGGGAAAACTCCCGGTCATCGTTTGGATCTTCACGGCCTGTCCTGGAAATACTTGACGGATCTCGGCCTCCAAGGCAACGGTCGCGAGAGGTTTGGTGAACAAAGTGACGGATATCACGCAAGACAGTAGAACCAAGGCGAGGAACCCCATGCCTATTTGACAAAACGAGGTCATACGGCTTCATATACAATTCTTCGTGTCCGGCCTTATATATTCCCAAACACTCCGATTCGATGTTATAAAGGGCGACGAGGTCGATCAAACGAAATGGCACTATATGTACGCGAGGTTCCGAACCGGTTATTCATGCATACGGGCACGTACGTCACCCTCTTACCTATAGTGACCGAGTGTATGGAGTTCATGGTGAGCACCATTGAATGTCCATCGCTTACAACCATATCTGTACTGGGAAATCGAACGATCCATCGCCTCAAAAACAACAAACGGAAACGGATGGCCACGCCTCCATTGCGACCGAACAAAAAGGCCAGGGCGGCCGCAAAGGTCGCTGACCGGGCGCGCAATAAGGAAGCCAAGGAGCTCGCGAAGCAGGAGCGGGATCGCAAAGCCGGCGATCGGGCGAAGAAGAAGGAGGCGGCCAAAGCGGCGAAGGAGGCCGAGAAAATACGGAAAAGGGAGGTTCGGGCGCGTCGGAACGTCGAAAAAGCCGAACAAAAGAAGGTAGCGAAGGCAGAAAAGGCGAAGAGGGCGGAGCAACAAAAAAACAAGGGTATCCAGTACCGAAAGGCGGACACCGAAAAACATCTACTAATGTGGCTGCTCCGTTATCACTTAGAGCCGAGCAACCTTCCATTTGATGAAGAAGCAAAGAAGAAGAAAAAAGAGATTTTTGGGGAGGAGTGGGAGACAACCTGCATCTGGACCGGAAAACGCGGCCTTTCGACCAACTCTGGGGCGCTCACGAAAGGGTTGTCGAAGGACCACATATGGCCCGTTCGAGGAGCTTTCCGTAAGACCGGGTTATACGGGAGTGATTCGCCATGGAATATATGCATGGTAACACCACGACTCAATACCGGCTTTAAAATCTTCAACCATGAGGAGACGCACGGCTGGAAAAAAGATATTGGGTACCAAACATTGACCACGGACGAATATACACAATGTACGGAGAAAGAGAAGAGTCTGTATGACAAACTGCGACGGTGGAGGGACTATGCTGTATCCCGTGGCGCCCATTACGCCTGGGATGTTGGCCCCGCGTCCAACGAATATGGCAGCAAAATGGCGGCTTTTAAATACTACACCGGCAATTTCTTCTTGCAACGTTGGACAACCCGATCCGATAAGCATCAATTTTACGCGGTTCTCAACGCCTTTGTACGTGAGTTATGGTTCAAGACCGAACAAGGAACGTTGGGAAACCAACAACGGTCAAGAACCATCGAAGACCGGAACGACAAGAACGTTCAACGGTACCCCTGGACCGAATTCTCTCCATTGAACGGCGCCATCGGGCATTGATCGTGCTTCTGGAGGCGCAACCTATATATTACAAGGACGACGGTGAAGACGCAACGCAATGGGCATCAGCTCGCTCCATACGTTTGTTACGACGAAGTGCGCGAGGTTCATCACCAACACCACCCTGAGTGGACTGGACACGGTGTTCGTCGACGGCGATGCCTTCGTGAACTGGATTGGAATGAACGAATTTCGCCGTCTCCCATTCGCGAACATTGCGGACGCCCGCGAACGCCTGAAGCACACCGACGGGCTGTTTTCGTCGATCCTCGACAAGCTCGCCGCCGCGAACAAGCGCGTGGTCTTCGTCTTCGACGTGAAGGGCATCTACTACGAGTTGAAAGAAGAGAAAAAACAGGAGCGCAAAAAACAACGGGCGCTCGGAAAATCGTTGGTTCTCAAGTTCCAACGGTTTTCCTACGAGAACAACAACAACTATCGGGTGTCTCGGAACGAGTTTTTCGAGTACAAGAACACCGACGCGGTGTCGTTCCTGAACGAAGAGATCAAGGCGCGACTGAAGCTGGACATCGAGCCGCTGGCGGCGATCGAGCTCCACGAGGCGTGCGACGAAGAGGCCGACTACGAGCTTGTGCGGCTGCATACGCAGACGCCCAACAGCTGCATCCTGTCGAAAGACACCGACTTCGTCGTCTTTCCTGGGGTTACCGACTACCGTGTACTGGACGACGCGTTCGACGCGTCGACGCTGGCGGTCGACCGGTGGAACGTCGAGAAAATCAAAGCGCACATCTGCAACATGGGTGTCCGTGGTACGCCCATGTTGCAATCGGCGTTTCTGTACCACATGCAGTTGTGCCAGAGCGACTACATCCCGCACAACGGCTTCGTTCGGACGATCCGTCAGGCCATGCCGCGCAAGACGAACGGAACGACGTGGTTAGAGCACACGCTGACCCATTACGGGCGCCTCACGAAGCCAAAGATCAAGGCCAAGCTTCGCGCGCTTGGTATCACCACGTCGCAATTGCGGCGGATCGACCGCGCCGTCAACGTGTACACGCACGAGACCCCTCCGAAGCTGGCGAAGGGAAAGGTGAGGTTGTCGGGTCTGGAGGCGCAACTGGAGTATCTGAGCGTTCGTAACTGCAATGGGCATCAGCTCGCTCCAGACGTTGGTAAGAGTATAACAATACAAGGGAATGAAGGACCGTGAGATGACCGATGAGAAAGAGCGTGAGGCCAACCTGGTCATCGTCGCCAACGCCATGACGGGAAGCGACGCCACCTTCTACGTCGCGCGCACGTGTGACACCGCGAAGGTACCGACGCGCGGCTCGGTGGACTCGGCCGGCTGGGATTTGAGCGCCAGCAAGGCGACCGTCGTGCCCGCGCGCGGCAAGGCGCTCGTCAAGACGGGCCTCAAGATAGCCCTGCCCGCAGGCACGTACGGCCGCATCGCGCCGCGCTCCGGGCTCGCGTGGAAGAAGCACATCGACGTTGGCGCGGGCGTGATCGACCGCGACTACCGCGGCGAGGTCAGCGTCGTGCTGTTTAACCACGCCGGCGAGGACCTGGCCGTCGCCGTGGGCGACCGCGTCGCGCAGCTGGTGCTCGAGCGCATCTCGATGGTCGACGTGGTCGAGGTCCCCGAGGCGGCGCTGGAGGCCACGGCGCGCGGCGGTGGTGGGTTCGGGTCGACGGGCACTCACGCAGTGTACGACCAATACAGGCCATCACTCGTGCATTTGAACGCAGGAGATGAACGAGTGAATTGTCCGGAAAAAAGGTCTTGACCGAAGAGAATTAAATATATATGCAACCAAGAGTTGGATCAACAATGTTGGATGTTTGAAAGCGATCATGAAGCGATCAAGCGTATTCAAGCACGATGGAGAGGCTATCGTGTCCGGTTTAAAATGTCGATGTGTCCAATTGGTGGTCGCCACTGGAATACACCAACCTATCCTTTTGGATTTTTGTGGCATCCGGGGCTTATGTGTGTAGGTAAGGTCGAATTCCAACCGGGAGACTGTATAGACAAGGGTCATAAACACGGTGCTTGTTGTAAGCTTTGCGATCAAAGTGATTTGTACAGGTGTGATCAATGTAAAAAGGACATTGAACTGGGGGATTACGTCGTAAAATGTCCGAATAACTGTGATTTTGATGTGTGTATGGTCTGTTACCGTGACGTTGGATTAAAAAAGGAACTGCATGAGTACATCATGGAAATCACCGAACTAGAGGATGATCCCCATCCTAAACCCATATAAAGCCCGGGTGACGCGACAAGAAATGAAAATCGGGGCCTATCGCTTCAAACCCGTTGCCGACACCGTCACCGAGGCGACCGTACGCAGTGTGGAAGACGGAGCGTCCCTCGTATATGTGTATTCGTCCGTGGACGTCCCCGATACCTTGGAAGTGGTGACCTGGACGTTTCACCATCGGGGGCGGCAGTCTGGGGGGGTCGTGCACTATCTCTTTGAGAACCGTCCCCACGGCGTGTTCTTACTTGGTTCACGGGAAAGCGATGGTTCCTCCCCGGCGACGGAGGATCGTCAGGTGGCGGAGATCCTGCAAACCCACCCCAACAAGCGTCCCCGTCGTTCGAACGTGGACTTTGGACTGGGCGCCTTGCGCACGGTGGTGGAGAATCTACAGGCGACGGGAAGAGCGTTTTCGACCCCGTTTGTCCATGGAACGGCCCCGGTGGAAATTCCTCAAATGGGCAAGGACAAGCTGACGACGGTGGCCGAATGTTATTGTTTGTGGTTTGGAGTCCACCAAGCGACCCGCCTACGACAAGAATTGGAACAGGTGGACTGGAATCTGTTCACGGATGCGACGTTGAAGGACTGGAACACGTTATTGTATGTGTTATGGCAGCAATCCCAAGGAGTATTGATGAAACGAAATCGAGTAGAATAAAGTGAATTTGTTTTGAACCAACCAGTGTTTTTTTTCTTGCCATCGACAGGACCCGAAACGTTTGACGAAGGGGATCCACCCCCCCCATTCGGCCCATTTGATCGAACAGGCCCGGTCCGGGGGTCGGTCCCGGCTCTCTCCACAAAAAGGACAGCATGAACAATACCGTGGCAACGCGTCGACGGGGTCCTGTTCGATGCATCGAAGGTGATGAAGGATGTCATTGTCCCATTGCCCAGTAGGCAAAACCCCGTGATGTAAAATCACGGCACACAGAACATCCTTTCTAAAAATATATTTATTCGACCATCTCCACTCCCCGAACCGAAGTTCCCCATAAGGGAGCTTCAGCATTTCTCGGACACAGGTTGTAGTACAGGCAATGGGTTGTCGTGTGGATAGTAGGATATCCTTACACACGTGTCGAAGGAACCGCATTTGCTGCGTGTGGAGGGAGGGGACCATCCGAAAATAGTCATAACAGACGAGAGCCCACTCGTTGGGGAGGGTGCTCTGGTGTTGCGACAAGGTGGCCTGCCACTGTTGGTTATGTCGGAGGAGAAAGAGTTGGAAGGTGGGGTGGTCCCACCATCGTTGTTGGATGACGCGTCGTTCTTCTTCTTGGAGGGGAAGGCGGAGCCACTGGTTCCGCTTACAATCCAAACAATATCTTCGTTCCGAATTCATCTGAACGGACGTGGAGCACAGAACCCGAACGCCCCGAAAAGGTAAAAACGTCGATATGGCCCCGATAATATCGCGGGGAAGATTCATCACGCCTCCGTGTTCGAGGGAGAATTATATAACTTTTTCCCCGCTTATTTGTGCGGCCGTTTGATCCCCAGTGGGGGAAAGAGGGCAAACACGTGCATGGTCTTGATGCGCCCGTACGGGGTACTCGTGGCCGCAAAGAGCCCATCCCGCTTGTTTTGCTTCATTTTACGGATCTTGATGCAGTCCTCATCGTTCAGTTCGAGGTCGGGGATGACATAATACTTCATTCCATTTCGCTTGTAAAAGGAAGAGAGGGGTCCTTCGAACTGCGACAAGTTAATAAACTCGGCTTTGCTGTCCATGGAATAGGGATTGGAGCGCGCCAAATCGCTCTGCGCCCGCCCGCCTGGGAACTGTTTTTGCACAAACGATTGACTCACTTCAAAGCCCGCACAGGGCAGGAAGGTCCGAGGAGTCAACTGAAGAAATTGGGTTTTGTATTCGATGCCAAAGTGAAAGGGGTCGTCATCCTCCTCCCCGTCGGGGTCGTTCAGGGAGTGCGACATCGTCCGCTGAGTGTCCACGTAGCCACACAGAAACCCCCCGGAGTCATACAAACCCTGTAGGCAACGGGGAGCCAAGAGGGTGGCGTCTTTCCCAACGATACCAAACAGTTTGAAATGCGCGTCGAACAAACACGAGGAGAGAATGAATTGGGTCTTGTTTTCTCCGTCCCACTGATGCACGACGAGCGAAACGGGAATTTTATAGTTGTCTTCGCCCGATTCCTTGTTGGTGAACACCATGTTGTCCGGATTCGTCTCAAAGTCCATGAAGCATCCATAGATCCCCGATTCGGGGGAGACCAGCCCCTTACGTGGGGGGTGAATCGGGAGGAGATGCGTCCCCCCCCGGTAGTCCTCCGAGGAGGAGGGGTCCTGGAACTGGAGCATCGTTTTTGGAACGGAGTGGAGGATGGAATTCAGCTCATCCATGCGGAGACCGCGATACGGAGTCACGTTTCCACAGTTCATGAAGATGCGGTCCCCGTCACTGGTGGTGGGCTTAATGCGGGTGCACCGCACAATGGACCCCGAGTCCATTTTCGGGATCGGATCCCACGAGGAGAGCCAGACATTGGTGAACTCTACCAAGGGATGGAAGAGGCGGTCCGCAAAGGGGACCTTCGTATCCCCCTGTCGGCGGTCCTCCACGGCAAGCAGCGTCTTCCCGTCCACGAGTTTTCCGTAGGGATCCTTATGGCTTTGACCAATCACCTTGAGCACATAGAACTGCGCGCGGGAGATGCTCTTTCCTTTCGTCCCGATCTTTTTGGTGGAGGGGCGATTCAACAGGACGGCGAGAATGCCGGGACCGGAAAAATCCATTCGTTTCGCGTATTTGTTCTTGTTTTTCTTGGCGTTCGAGTGCAGGCGAGCTTGGTTGGTGGCGAGTTGGGCGTGGAAATCCATTGTAACTTGTAATGGTAGGTTCCTACACGGCATATATACTTAAATTGATCGCGCGAACCAAAAAATGACAATCGTAACGCCTGCGCCGAGCGCGACACTGGAGAAGCCCCGACGGGAGGTCTTTTGCCCCAATTCGAGGAGTACGACGCGCATTTTCGCCCACTGGGAGTGCATTTCCGTTTCGATCGACTGTAAACTTTCTTGATGGTGTGCCCCTTGCTCCAACAAGCGTCCGAATCCTTCCTCCACGAGATGTTCCAGATGCAACACTCTCTGGTGAGTACCTTTGACGGTAGAGTGGAGATCACGTTGAGAGGCGCCTTCGTTGTCCATCTCTACGATCCAATCATGGCGGAACTTATATTACAAAAAAAACCGGGTGCTTGCACACGATGCCACCACCCCTTACGCATTGTGTTGAGTGAAGGCATGCTAACCTGTTGTAACTGTGGCTTGGTAAATCGAACCAGTTGTTTCGCTCGGGCCATCCCGTACCATAATGAATTTCTCCCGGAAAACCCCGTCGTGGGGAGTCATATCATGTCGGCGTATATTCGAGGGACGAATGGAGCATCCCAGCAGAAACGGCTCAAGAATGTGAAGCTATCTTGCCAACTAGAGTACCGATGGAGGATGATTTTATCCTCCTCCTCGGAGCGACACCTCAAAACCATATTTCGAGAAATTGAGACGGTGGTGGCGAGATGTGCGTTCGGGCCCCAGTTCGGCGAACAATGTAAGAAGATGGCGCGCGTATATGTGCAAGGCCGGAAAAAGATCGCGACGAGAAAAACCAAAGTGCTTGCCTACGTCTTTGTGATGTTACAAGCTCGGAGGCGGTCGACCCTGCCCTTTTCAACGCTTTGTGGCCGAAAGGGGGAATATATTTCGAAACGCGAATTGGGCATGTACCTGAAAAAGATTTCGAAGGAGATGCAATGTAAAGGCGCGTTCCCGAAAATTCAATGTTTTGCGGTTCGATTCGCGGGAAAACTCCGGATGGATCGTTTGACGATTGCCCATGTCCGACGCTTTTCCCATTGCGTCCAACGGTATCGCGTGGTGTCCAATCGGAACCCCATCTCGGTGGTTGGCGGCGTATTGTACATCTCGCAATGGATGTTGTCGGATGCGGACACGGAACGGTGGTCGTTTCGCACGATCGCCAACACAGTCGACGTCGCGGAACAAACCGTCCTGAAATGCACGCAGTCCATCTTTCTCCACAAAGACGTGAAACACTTTTGCCAACGGGTGATGCCCCCCCCGCGTTGGAAGGATGTATATAATCGTGTGTTCACCGAAAGGGAAAATGGATAAGGTTTTTCTGTTGATCCCCCTGTTTTATTCCGTGGGTGCACATCAATTCATTTCTTCGGTATCGGCCCAACTCAATCTGACGACTTCGAACGATTTCGGCGCATTTTCGGTCACGAGCATCGATCTAGAAGAATGTCCATTCTGCAGGGACAATTTCGAGGAAAACCTGTACCCCTGTCGTTCAAACAACACGGGGGGACATCGCATTGTCGTGGGGATGGAGTGGACCCGGGCTGTGAACGGAACGGTCCCGCTCTTATTGAGCCCTCAGGATGTCACGGCGGAATATCCCTGGTTTCAATTCGCCTCCACGGTGACGTTGTCGCATATCTTGGAGGCAAATGGGACCATGCGGACCGTGATTACCGCAACGACCGCCTGCGTATCGATGGAGAATGAGGCGGGGATGGTGGACTGTTGGCGATTTCATCAATATAATACTTCTTCCGGGGTCATGACGTCCTCCAACTATGACCTCGTGTTTCACCTTCACTCTTGTCCGCCCCCCCTCCCCACCTGTTGGGAGCCGGCTTGTTTTACACACTGTGCACCGACAACCCTGGACGTGAATATTGGCCTGAAATTGACCATCTACCAATGCCCGATGGCGCCGTTCATTCTAGAGAATTCGGTCCAAGGAACGTTACAGGGGTATTTGCATGGAGAAAGACACTATCCTCCGTTTCAATTGTCGATGATGCAGTTCTTTACCCTGGCCCTGGTCCTAGACCACCCCGACCTGTCGGTGAACATTGAAAATGTCCTGATTTGTTCGGTATTGCCCAATGCATCCCTGGCCCAGCAAGCGTGTATGTTGGGCGGAAACTGTTCCGAATATGCCGGGGTGCGCCCCGGATGTAACCAAGCGCAGTGGCTCGATCTCGGTATGCATGTTCTCGACGAAGAATATCCCCTTGTCCTGTCGCGGACATCGTACAACCCTATTGTGCACACCGACGTTTGTAAACAACAAGAGTGCGACATCTGCTCTTGGGACTTGGGGGATCTGCAGAATCAAAGTCATTTCGATGCCGTCACCTTTCCGCTCACCCACTTGAAGGGAGACTGGATCATGGATGTGATGGGGTCCGTGTGGGACTGCCAAGGACACCCGATGAGCCTTCATGCACAAAAAAACGCACGCGGCGTGACTTCGTTTACAGTGGTTCCGCTTGAGGAACCACACTACCACCCCCTCGGGACGAAGGAACGACCCCGGGCTCTTCAGGTGTTGTGCTTGAATGGGGTATTATTCCTTTTGTCCATAAAAAATGGTAGAATTGGAGGATAATCGCACTATACGGATGTTCTTGGAGGTCTTCCGACGTGTGAATGAGGTCAAAGGTACCGTTCTGTAAGGATTCTATCTTTCCTGCGCGGATGAGCATGTCACAGGCTTGGCGAAATGGTTGAATGATCTGCCGACGTCGCTTCTCTGGCTCCTCCTTCACCCCCCCACCAGTCGACGAGTAGAATAGGTCCGTAGGGGGAAAAAAGAGCGACTGTTGGACCATGTCGTTGCTTGGTGCTGCCGCCACATTGATGGCCCCGTGATCAACGGGGGTAGACCCTTCCGCCGGCGGCGGAACATCGCGTTTCTTCAGTCGACTCTCTCGAGATTTGGCTTGATTATGCTTTTTGTAGTGATAAAATTTCCAAGGAATGATGGGGACTACCACTCCTTTCTTCACTTCTCTCTGGTTGGCTCCGACGGAGCGCGTGTGCACATTCGGCCAGATGGCTTGGCACATGGACAACGAGAGCTCCTTGAGATGTCCACCCAGACGGCAGCAGGCGACCCGCTCGTTGTCAAACGTTTGAACCCAAAAGACGTGCCCCACCGTCATCAAACGACGACCCACCGCGGAATAAATGTTGATGGACGGGTCGATGTCTAGACCGGTTTCGAGGATAATGGCGTTTTTCAGTTGGGTACGGGATAAATATGGATGTCGTCGTTTCCGTTTCTTCACAAGCTTTCGATTCGAGAGGACCGGGGTGAGACTGTCGCCCTTGACGTACTCTTCGAGACTGGCGGCGATCATGTTTTGTTTTGTGATGTAAAGAATATCCTTATATATGATAGGATCAAGTTTTATATATGAACACTCCAGTTCGTACACAATCGTACAACCCATGACGGCCCCTCAGCATTCATACGTCTTCACACGCGACCAACATCCCTTTGATCGTAGTGTGACGTGTCATCGGGCACTTGTTCTCTATATTGGACATGATGAAATGGTGACGAATGCGGTCACGTTTCGAGATTTCCGACACCAGGTGGGGGGAAACCAACTCCTGAAAAGTCTGCTTACCATGAGCCACCTTGCCCAATCCCTTGGACTCTGTGGGTCGGAGGAGTTGGGCAAGGAGTTGTATTTCATGGATACATTCGGGGAATGCAAACCACGATGGGATGCGTTTTTCGAATATGTGATGGGCACCAACCACCTCGAACGAAAAGGGATTCGTATCTGGATTCTCGTGCACGATCAGAATATTCACTTTGGTCGAGGGTTAGAACGCTTGATTGTGGACAACGCGATGGACGATGCGCGCGCAAAGGATGGAAAACGGGCCAAACCGGCGCCAAAGGAATGGGAACTGTACCGATATATCAAGAAGAAGGATGCATGGGCCTATGGTTGTGTGGATGCGTACAACCACAATCGGGCTTGTTATCGAAATCCGACCAATATACACCATGTTGGGAATACCTTGGAATCCGAACTCAACCTTGCGAACCCCGAACGCGTTTTTGCCGCTCATCGTCATTTTCTGTCCCCGTGTCCTCCGGCGGTCGATCCTACGCAGTGGAATTGGTGCTCGGAGTCCGATGGTCCTCTCCCCGCCTATCTCATGGCCGAAGGTTTGGATGGGCAAGAGTTTCAAACCATCACCTGGCCGTTTCCCGAACACGTGTTTCACATCAGTCCAAGCTTCTTCTTTCCACACACCTTGTTCACCGCCCGCCTCCCCGATATTTATCGAGGAGGGTCCCTGGACGAACAAGACCACCACTTTGATCAACATGTGGCTCAAATCATCCAACACCGGGATACACCCTCCACCCACGGGATCGAGAAAGAGCCGGGGGCGTTGCAACAGCTTCGAACCCTCGTCATGGAATCACAACGGCGTGGTGAACCCTTCAAGGAGATCGCGGCCAATGAATTCCGCAAACTGTGGCATTCCGAAAGTCAATTGTCTTCCGTTCTGAAACATATCCTGGTGTGGAAACGCATGAAAGATCGCCAATGGTATCGGGAAGAAACCGGCCATCCCGCGCCGTTTTATCACCTGTATGATTCGGACCTCTCGCATTTTGACAATTTCATTCTTACGAAAATGCACGCGATTGAAACCTCCTTACAATGCAGCACTTCGCACCTTGTCTTACTGAAAACCTTGATTTTTCGTCTGGATGCCTTTCGACAGCAATTCAATCTCCACTTGAATTTTATTCTCGCCGGGGCTGGGGCCAGTTCGAAGAGCTGGGCTCTAGACCAACTGACCAAGGCGAGCATTCCCGGGACCGTGGAGGAGGTCACCTACCAAACGAGTAAAGCGAATGCGATCGACGGAGACCAAAACGACAACACGGTCATTTATCACGAGTTCCCCCCTGCGTTGATTGGGGTGGAAAAGGGCAGTATCAGCGATACTGGCGACCCGCATTTCAAAGAAACATTGTGTAGCGGAAAATTCAAAACCAAAACCTTTGTCTTCCTCGAGGATGGGACTCGGGCGAATCGAACCGCCGTCAGTGAATGCATTGGCGTGAGGGGCGGAGCGACCAATGACCCCCCTGGAAATATTCCCGAAGCGATGGCCTCGCGGTTTAATATCGTCATGTGTCCCCATCAAAAACGCCTCAACCGGGGAGTGACGGATGTCCTGGGACAGCCGCTTTCCACCCAAGAAAAAAACATTCGAGAAGAGTTCCTTCTCTCCGAGCAATTAGAACAGTACTACGTTGCAATGGTGAACAAGCTCATCTATGTCGGCCTTCTGAAGGAACCCAACCTCGACATCGCTCACACCATCTTCAAAAATGCCGTCCACTATCTCGAGAAGAACGACGTGTTTGACGCGAAATCGCCCCGACATTTCAATCGACTCCTTCTCACTGCCCGTACGCTTACCATCATGCATGCACAATGCGTGTTGCGGGGACATTATGCGGCGGACTGGGACGAAAAACACCTGATCGACATTCAGCCGTTGTTGGTGTGTTCAGAATCCATTGCTTGGTTCACGTTGTCGCTTCTCTCCGGACAATACATCAACCCCCTTGTTCGAAGTATCGTGGAAGTCTTCGCACAGCTCTGCCACTACGAAGCCGACAACACTACTTGGGGAGTCACCTCCGACAACAACGAGGACTATAATGTGTTGTGTTACAACAAAAGCTTGCCCGTCACCTCGCACGATATTTCCAACGCCATGCAAGGGGACATAACCGCCTCCCCGAACCAAGTGCGGTATGTCTTGAAGGGACTGCGGGGAAAAATCACCACGGTGCCGGTCTATGGGCCGCACGGGGACCTGGGGAAGACCCATCGAATGCCCATTTTGGATTGCGATGCGGGACCACTGGGGGAAGTGCGGATGAGCGTTGGTTACCTTCGACGCTTACGGGATCGCGAAGACCACAATCTGATTCAAATGGCCATCGCCGACGGCTTCCATCATCATACCCGACCTCGACGCATCCTCTTGTGCGACAGTTACATTAATCAACATTGTCCGCATCTTCTCAAAACGATGCAAGCCGTTCAGAAGAAAAAAATCCTTCGTTTGACGCAGAACCGCCACACGCAACATCCGTTCGAATTAGTCAATGAAGATTACGAAAAGGCCACCTTTGAATCGTATGCGGTGGAGTGTGGGCTCCCGTTTCAAGCCTGCTTCCTTCCCAGTAACCGACACCTTCCCGTCTACCGCCCTGGGAGCTATCCCACCCAATACCTCCAGCAAGAACACGACAAAGCCAACTTACTCAAAGACAGCTTGCAATGGGACAAACAACAGAAGATGATTCAACAACAGGAATATAATTTATCCATGCGTCGAACGAAACGGAAACGTGGTGAAACATAGTATTTTTATTATTACATAGGTATACAATAACTCGCATGCATCTGTACAACACATTCCCCTCCCTCGAGACGTAACACGATGGGTCCAAATAAACCAACATTTCTCGCTTTATAATCCATCATCCCCCTATTGTACCTCCAAAAAGCCAGTCGGCGACTCCCACAGGTCAGAATCAAGTGGTCTCCTTTACGAAAAACCCAGGACTTGTCCACCTCCGCCACCATCGTGACTTGTTCGTCCGGGGTTTCGAAGACCGCCGTACACAGACTTTTACACTGTAATGGGGGGGAACGAACCCCATTCGTATTCACTTGAACCGTTGAACGACGAACGTGTAGGACCACCCAGGTGGGGAAATCCTCTCCCGCGCTAGATAAGCCGTCGTCCTCGGAACAATACTCATCACTGGAATCCCAATGAGTCTTTCCCTCTTCCACGAAACCACGAATCGATTCATAATCGTCGGCATGGACGCCCGGTTGGTCAAGATACTTTGGATCCATCGCTACAGTTGCTTCCTCGTCACCGAGAAGTCTCTCCAGAATCGCGCGCCCATAGTACCCTATACCGTGAATAGATCGCTACAATTCCTCTTTCTCATCGTCCTCTTTCGCCTCTTTCGCCTCTTTCGCCTCTTCGTTGAGAAGTTGCTTCATCCACTTGTGCTCGTCACCATCGAGTAGACGCATCTTCGCTTTCTTGGTGGCCAGGAGGGTTTCGTACGTCGCCTGTAACCCCGAAACATCCGTCTCAAAGCCTCCTTCGAGGTCGGTTATCTTGTTTTTGGTATCGCGTACCTTCTTCTTGATCTTCGTCGACCCAAACGCACGAATCTTGGAGATCGTTTTCTTGTCTTCTTTCGAACAAAGCTCCAGTTTGTGGACACTGCATTGGGGCCGTAACTCCGACACGAAGGCTTTCAACGTCGCCAGATCCCGACCGCCCTTGTACTCCTCGAGGGCCGAGGGGTCCCCATACTTCAATGTTGGATATCCGTTCACCCCATTGTCTTTACACAACGCTTCCCCCCCCGCAGTACAATCCACCTTTGCCACCAATACGTCCTTCGTGGACTCTTCCATCAGCGTCTTCCAGGTCGGTGCAAGCTTCTTGCAATGTCCACACCAGGGCGCAAAAAACTTGAGGAAGACGGCCTTGCCTTCGGTTTGTAGAGCATAATTGGAGGAGGTTAACAGCGCCGCTTGGGAGGTGACGAACAGGGAGAGAATAATACTGAAGACTTTCATGGTTTATGGATTGGGGTTTGACGACTATTTATATACTTTTAAGACAACAGAAAGCATGCTCCATCAGCTCCCCGATGATCTCCTGCGACTCATTTTCCGCCAGTATCTTGGGTCCTTGGACCGGGGTCATGTCGGCCTCCGTGGGCCGATAAGCCACCTCTTGCACCCCCACTTCGCATCTTCGCCGGATGTGTTTACCGTTCGAAGGCGGTTTCGACAATGGCGGCTCGCCCGCCAGACGCCACGACGACGACGCGCGTCGTGGGTGCCTCGGCGCTATCATCCCGACGAACGGTTTCTTTTTTGAGATCGTACACGATTATTAGCCAGCATTCAGTGGTAGTGGTTCCAAACCGTACCCATGGCGGTCGTACCCATCTCTATCCAGCCCTTCCCAATTAAACCCCGTCCGGTCATACCCATGACGGTCGTACCCGTCGTGGTTGACGCCATCCCGGTCGTACCCGTCGCTGTCGTACCCGTTGTTGTATTCCCTATATTTTCGGGGTACATTCCAGAAGAGTCGGTGTCGTAGCTGTAACCCCAGGCGGCCCACTACATACTGCTCATGCCCATGCTCCCAGGAGTTCGGCCGCCAGTGTGCGTTCGCCAAGTAGATGGGTATAAGGATACTGTACGTTTGTAAGTCCCCCACCACGGCGTCGAAACAGGCTTTCCAATAACGTTTGGTCAGCGGTTCCACCCAACGTTGGGGGCGGAAACCGAGGATATGCCTCCACACAAAGGGGGGGAAATGTACTCCCTTGTTCATGGCTCGTATATCGCTCCCCCACATTCATATATTGTGGCGGCTCGCCCGTCGAGCATCGCATCCGGACTTGACGGCGGTGCCTGAACAGTACCAAACGACCTTTCGTGAACTGCCCATGAGTCGACTGGAAAAAGCTTCCATTGCACGTGCAACCAGGAAACGATGGATATCAAGGTGGCTGCGGAACGACTGAAGAAGACGTCGATCAAGACGCTGATCAATCAACACAAAGTTGGATGTCTATAAATATCCATATTCACCGTTGATGTAGGAACGTTGATGACCCCGGTTACCGCGTTTGGTTGGTTGTGGTTGTGGGGCATAATCCGCACAAAAACAACCGTTCAGATGGGGCTCCGGAAACGAACCTTGGACTATTTCAGTGTGCGGCGCACGCTGTTGACCATGGACCGCCGGATACGGCACCGTTGTACCCACTTGTATCGATTACGATGTCGAGTAACATACTGTTGAATGAGCGAGGCGGTGTCTTCGTTTTTTCTGCCTAGATGGAATCCATACTCTTTGTGGACAAACGTCCGGAGTTCTTTCCAGGTTCGCTTGATGAGCCGTGCTAAGGCACGATGCCCCCGTGTAAAACAATACACTTCGGTGTTTTGGGGGGAACAGGCTAAACTACACAAAATATGTTTCATGGCATGTTCGAGAATCCGTGGGTGGGACACGGGCATCCACCACAATATATCATACCCATGGGTCACATAATATTTTCGCCTCGTGGGCCAATGCCGGCTCATCCCAATTTTATAACAATGTTCGTACACGTATTTAAAGGGGGGGCTGGACTGTTCTCGGACAATATACACGGCTTTATTCATTTATCCTCCTTGGATCGAGGTTGTTTATATGTATTGATGTATTTATGCATTTGTCGATCAGCGCACACATTTTCGTCTCACCCTACGTCGTGTAGTAACGCGACCCACGGTCGGCGTCTCCGCGGGCTTGGCGGCCTCTCTTCGTCCCCCTTTTATCGACCGCCGCCTTGAACTCCTCCGCGGCCGCCCGCGCCCCGCCCCCCCCCGGCGCAAAATCCACGCGCGCCTTTGCTGCCTTGTACAGGAGTGTAAATCGCCCGACCATCCTACAGTACAGGAACAGTTTGCGCATTCTCCGTCGGCGCGTCGCTGCATGGTCATAGCCCTGCTTCATTCCCGTACATATCGCGGCCAGGAATCGTGCGCCCAACACGGGGCCATGTTGGGCAATGAAGTGTGTGCGCATTGTGTCGATGAACTCGGTAACGCGACCCCCACTGTTTCGCCAGTGAGTAATTTGCTGATCGATGCTGGCTAATAGGACGGGGCTTTGCCGGTGGCGGTGGCGTATTTCACGGAAAGCGGCGTCCAGTGGATTGGATGGATCCAGCGGGGGATCCATCGGGGCGGGACCGATTGGGATGATTGGATCGACGTCCGCATCGTAAGGGTTCATGATGAATGGCTGTAATGGTTTATTCTACATCAATCAATACGAAATACGAAATACGAAATACGAAATACGAAATACGAAATAGTTATACCATGTAGGGGAGTATTGGTATTATACCGTGTCATCATCCCCGTCGCCGCGTCTTCGGCCGCTGGGGGATGGGGCGTCCCACCACCGTCGAAGTGACGACCCAGTGCTTCTTGGTCTCTTCCGTCTTCAAGATCTTTTTCCACGCGCGCTTCAGCCAGACAATGTGCACGGTCCCGTCGTGGGTCTTGTACGCGAACGCTTCGTGTTGAGCGCGCGAGGTCGGGATTGCCTTTCCGACACACCATTTATCACGGTGGTTAGCGTACTTGGGCGGGGCACGCATGTGGATGTTGACGTGCTTCCGCAGAAATACCTCGAGGTCCTTTACCGGCGTCAAAAGCACCTCCTTGGCCATCGTCTCCATGCCGGCCGTTATCGCCTCTTCATCCTGTACAAACTTCAGACGATACGCCACCTGATGCGCCTTCCGCTCCGCCGTCCGACGCTCCAACGCGGCTTCTTTGATCGCGGTTTCCTTGATGAGTCTGGCCGAGTTGAACGCTTCTGCGTCGGCCGACGACTTGAAATAGTACGTGTTGTTGTTCGCCTCTCCGCCCGTTACGCTCAACCATTTCGTCGTAATGTGTGTTCCCTTTGCAACAGTCCCGTTTCCATCGATGAACCAAATATCTTCTTGCGTTCGTTCCGTTGTCCGGCTCCTTGGCATGTTTGGTCCGAAGTTCGGAATCATGGTGTTCGGCAGTCCTTCGGGGGGTTGCCACGCTTGAGCCTCCCGTATGTTTTTCTGGGCCATGTTCCTCCACTGCGTGCCAGGTATCCCATCCAGAACGCGGACGTCTGCCGTCCCATTCGGGTGGACCGTGCGGATAACCACTGGCCACCATGCCCCCCTGGCGGATTTTGCCTCCACGATGTCCCCGTTGATCTCCGACAACTTTCTCTTGACCCCCGTCGTTGAAGCCGGTTGGTTGTTCATTGTTTGGATCCGGAAGCGGCGGTGTGTGGTACCACGAAAGTATGAGAGTATATATTCCAAAGAAAACGAGCAAAAACGCCACGGATCATGAAGCTCGTCATTGCCCTCGTCCTCCTCTCGCGAGCGAGTGCGCAGCTCCCCCCCGCCAAGCAGCAGCCGTACCAGGACGACTTCATCTCGTTCTACCGCAAGGCCGGCGAGCCGCCGGAGAAGTACCACCGACCGAAGCTGGACGAGGAGGACGAGCGGTCGCTGCACTTCCCGCGCAACAACTGGCGCCTGAAGTGCGACGTCTGCGGCGCCATCACATACCAGCTCGAAAAGCACCTGACGGAGGCCGAGGAGATGTACAAGCGGGAGGAGGGCCCCCTGAGGGAGAGCGTCATGCTCGACACCTTCGACACGGTGTGCAATGCCAAGTTCTGGAACAAAATCTACGGCGTCAAGCCCTGGGAGCAGGACCGCACGGTGCTACGAATCTCTGGGCCGGGGTCGGACCCGTCCATCACGAAGCAGCGGGACATGCGGAGCGGCGGTGCGCGTTGGGGGCTGCGCTTCCGCAAGCGCTGCAACCGGCTGGTCGGGGACGCCGGTGGCGAGTACGACGTGTACGACATCTTCCGGGAGCACGGCTTCGGTTTGTTCGGGAAGCACTTTTGCACCGAGGTCGTGAGGGACTGCAAGCGTCCGTGCAAGGAGCACCAGGGCGGTTGCGCCTGGCTCGGGCGCGGGCTCGGCCTGGACAACGACCAGTGGGGCAACAACCCACTGGACCCGGCGCCGTCGGACGGCGGAGAGGACGAGGTGGTCAAGCTCGAAAAGCGGAAGGCGAAGTTCCGCCGCGAGTGGAAGGCCGCGCAGAAGGCGAAGAAGGAGGAGAAGAAGAAGAAAAAGAAGAAGAAAAAGAAGAAAAAGAAGAAAAAGAAACGGAAAGCAGTGCCTATATAACGTAAAGAAGCCGCATAGAGAAAGAACAATGGTCAGGATTACATTCCACGTAGCGGTGGACGGGTTACCCCCCGTGGCGTTTGAGGCCTCGTTGGGCGACAACGGGGAACCATCATTGCCGTTTCTCCATGAGGACGCGGGGGGGGAAACACACGTCGTTGTGGACGAACCGTCCTTCATTCGAAGTTTTGTTCGTGCACAAGTGGCTCGAGGAATCCCTCCCGACCGGGTGATACAGTTGCTCCTTCACGACAACCCGTCGAAGGGGGTGCCTCCACAAATACAGGACAAGTTACCAATAACCGTGATGGGGGACGGAAGCGTTGCAGATGGGACGACCTCGACTACATGTTGCATTTGTCTAGAAGAATATGCATCCGGAGAAACGCTTATTGTGCTTCCGTGCGGACACCGGTTCCACCGCGGCGGGAAGGATTGTAATGGAATTCGCGGTTGGATGCTCCATCACACCACGTGTCCCTTGTGCCGCACGGGCATTACAACTCCATCCAACCATATTAACGTCCACTTTGACGTCCACGTTGAACAATGATTCGTATATAGCCCGGTACAATGCACCATGGACCATGTATGCGAGGATCGGAGCGGACCGCGAGCAAAAAGGATGGGCATGCGAACTGCGATCCTGGACAGACGATGTCAACCATTCAGCAGACCGTGTAATTTGCAATTCAATCGTTCATTCGGGCGACAAGAAGGCGAAGCGGTCGGAATACCGTGACTACAAGAATTTGTACCGAGACAACGCAGAAAAGGCGTTAGTGGCAATATCGGGACATATCAACGACGACGCGCTGCAAAAGAAGGCGAATAAGGTGTCGAATGCGGAGCTTCGGCGGGCGGCGGCGGAGAAGACGTTGCGCGAACAAGTGGAACAACTACAAACACACAAAAAGGAACAACCCCAGCGACAACCCCAGCGACGGGATCCGACAAATATGTTTAGCGTCCTTGCCGCCGCCCATTCCCAATCCGTATTTCGAACGGTCACGCCGGCGCGGACTCGGGGCGGCGAAAAACGGAAAGAATCCATCGCAATAAGTGCAAACCACGAACAACCGTTAAGAAGGGTGGATTTATTCACCTTTCTAAAAAAAAAAAAAACGAAGAAAAGGGGTTCTAAGCGGTAGGTGGTAAATGTCTAGCATATATTACTCCACTGGATGGCTGGATGGTGTTCCAAATGAAATCGAGCCCTGCAGTGTATACTAGGCGTTCAACCGATGAACAAAAAAAAATTCTACAATACCATCACGTACAACTTCACTACCCCGAGACCGAGACCGAGTATTTTTTCGGCCCCATGAGCATGTTGGTGGGACTGTTCACGGGATGGTGGTGTATAGTGTGTTGTCCCTTAGATGTACGTACAGTGGGTCCACCACACCCTACGTTTATTGTGCGTCGCCCATGACGCGTTTGGGCGCGGGTTCGATGAACTTGGAAACGATTTTATTGTGACGGTTGAACATCAATAAATATACAAACAATAAGAAATAAAGAAATAAAGAAATAAAGACATAACAATAAAAACGCTCGATTGGGGTTAGTTGGCCGAGACAAGGAATGAAAAGGGGGTCCGCATGAGGCGTTTCATGAGCACGTTCACCTTTGGAAGGGAAAGTCGGTGTACTTGGTCCATATGGTGCCGCACGTTGTCTTCCCATGGTCCATCATACAGTCGCTGATACTCTTGCATCAACGACGCGGTTTGAAGGGGGGTGGACAGGGCTTCGACCATGGACTTTTCATACCATCGTTTGGCAGCATTCAATTCCCGTTCTTCAATGTTCGGATGTTCACGGAGGCTCGTCAACATGGATTGAATGGCCCCAATACACGTGTCCACTTGGGATGGTTCGATTCTCGTCATGATGCAATCCATCCCTACATGATGAGGCCTCGACCCGACCCCAAACAGACCCGTCGCTCCGTAAAACAGGCCGGTTTGTTGTCGAATTTGATAGAGGCGCGATCCGAGGGAATGGAAGGCGATATGATACGCTATTTTGGTTATAAGCACGTGGTTGGGATCGGAGGAGGTAACGGTCCCTATTCGTGCTAGAGCCAAGGCGGTTTGGGCGGATCCTCCAAGATCGATGTGCGTTATCTTCGCGTCCTCCGTTTTTTTCGCGTCCTCCGTTTTTTTCGCGTCCCCGGGGCCCGGGGTCTGGGCGGGGATGCTCGGTCGGGACGGACGTGTACAAATCGGGACGACGGGGACGGCTTCGGGGAGTTCAAGATCATCCTCGGATAGTATTGTGGGTCGGATGAAGAGTTCGCATGCTTGTTTCTTGAAACGGATCAACGCTTGTTCTGCTCCACTGCAGGTGAGCGACTGGACATGTTGCACGGCTGTGTTCAGATCAAACGGTTGAGATCGTACAAATTCATTCATCAAGGTGTTGTTCACTCGAAGCATCGCGTTCTTTTGTAGGCGGTGAAGACAGTTGACCATCTTTCTCTGCTGTTGTTGAAAAGTGATCGGGTCCAACGTCCCTTGGAGCAACGATTGGAAATGTTGAATGTACTGAATCGTATTGGGGACCGAAAAGGGGGCATAGAACCGACAACAGTGGGGAGAAAGCGAATATTGGACGCCCTGTTGGTCCAAGAAGCAATCTTTCGCACTATATCGGAGCGTTTGGAGCGCGAGGTTGGTGGAATAGTTTTGCAAGGTGTATGGGTCATCGACTCTTGGAATCATTAGGGCGTACACGGCCATGGCGGAGGATGGGTGAAAATAACTGGTACCTCGTCCCGTGGAATACGAACACGGAAGGTGAATGTCGGCCCCTTGAAGGCATTTTGGGTTGGGGACGAACGCCAACGAATGTGGCGGAACGAGTGGAGATTTCCTCGTCTTGATCGTATTCACCGTGACGGTATTCGCGTTACGAAGGGCTTGTCGAACCTCCCTCGTTTTCGTGTGTCCTGGCATCACCTGCACCACGGTCATGAACGGCAGTTGGTCTCGTAGTCCTTGAAAGACGGTTTCGATCTGTTCTACGGACACGGGAGACGGGGCATGGACGGCCCCTGGGGGGTCCCCCTTCCCAAGGCAGTCGAGTAATCGACTCATGGTGGATGCGACGGATTCTCGACTGTGCGCCCATTCGGACCACAATAAGTGGTTCGCTCTGGAGACTTCCTCCTTCGTAACCCCCAACCGTAACACCTGGGTGATGAATGATCGGGGGTCGATGGCGTCGGTCGGCTTGATAATCACAAACACCCCCCCCGCGTGACGGGAACGGTCTTCAAAGACGTCGACGGGTATTTTTCCCTGCGTGGCTTGTTGGAGGCGGGATTGAGTCCCGTCCCCAAGGATGATCATCGCCGCTTTGAGATGCAGTGAGATGGAGTTCGGATCCCCCCATCCTGGGGTTCTCATCGAGCAGACATAGGACGGGGTGTTGACGTTGGCGAACATCGTATGGGTGGTCACCGACGGCGGGGGGGGGACATTCCGGAACGCGGAAAGGGGCGTTGTACAGTGCATTTGCACCGCTCTCTCCAAGCGTTGAATCCGTTCTTGGCACGTTTTCCGAAACGGGGCGTTGGAACAGTTGTCCACCAGCGCGTCCAACGCGGTCCAATTGGGCGCGGTTGTTTTGTGCGGATACCACGCGTCTTCGGCCTCCGTGATGGCGTTGTGTGCTTGGTAGACATCGGTCCCAATCTGTTCAAAACACTGCGTGATGTCGTTTGTGACTTGCGTGGTGTCAAAGTCTCCCACGACACACAATGTGGCGCGGAACGGATGGTAATGTCGATTGTAAAACGCCTGAAGGCCTTCCGCCCGCTGTTTCATGAGGTGTACTTCGGACCCAATCGTGGAGAGGTGTCCAGCTTCGTTCACACCATACATGAGTTCGCTACATTTTTGTAAGGCCATTCGGACGGGGTTGTCATTGCCCATTTTCATTTCTTGCAACACTGCCTTGACTTCGGATGCAACGTGGTCTTCCGTGAGATGGAGGTGTTCCATTTCATTGGCCAAAATCGCCAGAAAGGGTTGATAGTTATCCTTGAGCGTTTCAAAAAAGTAGGACGTCTTTTCTAGGGACGTAAACGCATTCATGGAGGCGCCAAACAAGCGTCCAATGGCGTCGATATCGGTTTCACTCAGATGTAAGGCCCCCGCTTGCGCCAACGTCACGAACAATTGGGAGGGTTCCACGTGTTCTCGAAGGAACTGTTCGGCCTCCGGCCGGGAGATGAGGGGGTTTTCGGTGGTCGAGATCACGTGAACTCCACCCGGCACACTGTCATACACCCTCTGGCGATCGATGAATCCGTTTTTTTGAGTCCCTTTGAAAATCATGTGTTCCAGAAAATGTGCGCTCCCTCTCTCCGACGTCTCTTCACATTGGGATCCGATCCCGAACAACGTGTTTTGAACTCGGATGATACCGGTATTGGGCATGCGGCAGAGGACGACTCTGAGCCCATTAGTGGGCAGGATGAATGTATGAATCATGGTTGTTTATTGTTGAAACTCTATTTTATATGGTAACCTTTACGCACGTTCGAACTGTTTCGGTTTTCTGTCCGACGAATATTCTTTTCCCACGAGTTTTGGCTCCTGAAACCACCCCATGCCGTTGGGAACATCCGTCCCTCGTTGCAATTGTTTCCAAAAGTTCGGGTTCCGAATCTGCATCCCATCCCGAGGAGCCGTCACCGATTGCATCCCACTGGGGAGGACGGGTTTCCAGTCGTCCTTGTCGTCCTTCTGCACGAAGCGCTCCTTGTTCTGTTGCAAGGCGGGCGTTTTCATGCTGGTGAGTTGAGACTGGACCGAATCCCGCTCTTTTTTGAAGGTTTTGTTTTCCTGGTAGGCGTGTTCCAACTGCGTTGTGTTGGCCGACGAGCTCGAGGCAGCGCAAGAAAGTAAGGCGATCATGGGATCCGCCTCACACTTACTTTTCTTCATCCCCTCGAACATGGCCGCGAGTTCTTCCGCGTGAGGCGTGAGTTCGGTTTTGTACTTTTTCATCAAGTTTCCCACAAAATCTTTGATCGTGCCGTCAATGACTTCCGTTCGTTTTCTTTTGTTCACCCTGTCATAGACTTCGAGTTGCTTTTCTTTCTCCGCGGAGCGCTGTTGTTCCGCTTCAAGCTTCTGTTGCAACTCAGAGAACTGCGCTTGTTGGGTTTTCATTTGCTCCATTAACTCTTGCATGACATTCGGCGCTTCCGAGGACTCTCCGGCGGGAGTGGATGTAGAAGGAGTTTCTTGGGGTGGGTCAGTCGACATATTGTGTAACGAACTCAGGACACGCATATTATATACTTTTTTTCTTTTTTCCTCCCATGAGGACTTTTTGGCCTTCGACGCAGTCGTTGCATAAATATGCGTATTCGGACGAGCGCCCTTTTCACAGATCGATACCTCCGTAGCTTCCTTTTTGAGCACCTCGTGCGTATTCGCAGCAAGAGACACCGTATGTCCCAGACTTAAATCGGTACAGACTTCATGCGTCATGAGGTTTTTGGCGATGAGGCCGGGAATGGAATCCTCGTTCGTTTCGAATAACACAAAACATTCCCCGTTTTCCCCCACCCATGCATGCTTCACTTCGCCCACGGGTTCGTCGGTGAGGTGTTCGACATAGAGCGGCTTGCCTGCGAGGGTACGGGCCAACTCGCCCATTTCCGATTGTTTATAAAACAACCCTTCATAGCCGTCGTCCTCACCCTTCGGGTGAGTCACACCAACACCCAACACCATGCAGTTCATCGGATAATCTTGGACACATATATATTATCGATTGAAATGTAGAAAGGAATGCCACTGACGCATACGGAACAACGACAGGTCGAACATGAATCCTATTATAAAATCATTTACTATTTAATCCGCTTCCATCGGACCAATAATGTTCGGCATCGGCGTCGTTCTACTTGCAAACTGGGCGTTAGCGGTGGCGGTGGCGTCGGAGGACTACCAAGCCTGTTTGGAAAACCAGCAATGTCGGACAGTGTATCATCAGTATCCCCCCAATCGGGCGGTGTTCGACCACATTGTTCAACAAGGGACGGAATCCCCGCCCGGTCGCGTCCAAGCGCTGCTAGCACGGAGCGTAGGGCTGGAAACCTGTGCCCGCAATGAAAAGTATGTCGTGTATGGTGAGGAAGGACGATGTGTGTGCCCGAGTGAAACGGCCCACTGTGGACGGATAACGCCCTTTCATCATACCATTGTCAGCATCACCTGTGTGGTGGGGACCATATTTCTCCTCGGTCACATGTACTTTCGAAGTATATAATGAATTGCCCCTTTCCAAAAGGTGTAGTGAAGTGAGGTGATGAAAGACAAGAAATATCACGACATGGTGCTCACCGCCGCATTGCATGGGGTTGTGTTTACAAATTGTACCTTCACGAATATCACCATCGAGAAGCTCACGGAAGGGTGTACCTTTCGACTGTGCACGTTTCAAAAGGTCTCGTTTGCGGGTCTTCGAGACACTTCCTTTCAGAAGTGCACTCTGAAGAAGGTCACGTTACGCAAGAATGCGGTCGACGTCCACTTTGACCAGTGTGCGTTCACTGCCTTGAGCAGCGTGAACCAACGATGGTCCCGAGTCGATTGGAAACACTGTACGAACGACTCATGGGCGTCGCACCGGGACACCTTGTCGCAGTGTACCTGGGACAACTGCACCTTCAAGAAGGGAACGATCCTGAACACGACCGTCTCGGACAGTTCACTGACAAACACGCAACTGCACCACCTCACGTGGTCGAAAGGCGTCTGGGCTCGCGTCCAATGGAAACAATGTCTATGGGCGGATTGTACAGCGACCGACGCCAAACTGTCCGGCAACCAGCTGCATGGCGTCACTCGAAAACGTTGTAACTTTTCTCATTCCATGACTCTTTCGTGTGAATGGTATGAATGTAAAACCAGTACGTGCATTTTTTCGCATAGTAAATGGCGAGATTGTAAATGGCTGTCGGACGAGCAACTGAAAAACCAGTACGATCACAACCGTTGGATGGAATGCGACATCATCGATGCCAAATGGCGCGACATTCAACTCGACCATTCGCATTGCAATGCCTTTCATTGGCAGAATGTCAAGGAACACAACGTGTTCAAAAAAAACACCATCTTTGTCAATTGTTCTCGGGCCCAAGCACCCCCCCTTTATGGACAAGTGCATTGTTTCGAGGACGGGAAGGATACGCCGTTGGAGATAGGGTTCTACTCGCACAACTACCCCATGTTTAACACCCTGAAACATCATTGGAAGATTCGACCATCCATGGCAAAGGAGATTGATTTTATTTTTATTCGCTGTGCTCCTGCCTGGTTCACGTTTGGGTTTTCCACCCCACCCAATGTCCGCCATTTGGTTCAATATGTGTCCTTCGGGGACCACATCCAGTTTTACCCGACAACCACCGAATATACCGATGCCGTGACGGGCAACACCCTCGTCGGGTACCATCGAGTTCGACAACGACCTAGAGCGCATTCGGTTTAGGCGACGGACCCAAGTTCCAAGGTAGGACAAACGTGGATGAATACTTCGAGCTGAGGCAGAGAAACCATTTTATCGATATCGAACCGCGCGTCTTGCGTGTTGGCATCCCCTCCGAAGTTGGATAAATAGTTTTTCGAGGACACTCGACCGACCAGCACGGAATGTCCATAGTATAGCGTGGAGCCGTCCATCCACGATGCTAACTCCTCACGATATGGGGCGCTCGTGTCACGTACCGCCTGGGCCGGGTGGTCCTGATCGAAATCCGCGTAAGGACGCCACTGCCACACCAGTTCCGTCGACGTTCGACCGTCGGTATCCTCATAATCCCCCCCGAGCTTCACTCGGGGGTTTCGTTTTCCCCTTGGAACCCGCTCCAATACCAAATAAAGTTTCGTTGCATCCCGACACGCACCCCTTCCCCAAATGTTCAACGTCCGGGTTCGTCCTGCAATAATCACATTCAATAATCGTTCTTGGGGTTGATCCGACCGGTCTCCCCCCACTTCGCCCTGAATCGATCCCAGGGGGGTCCACTCGTTGAGCACTTTTCTGGGATCCGCTTGGTTATACGGAGGAGACTTCCGGGCCCGGTCGAATAAGTTATTTAGCTGGGGGATGTTAATGAGGGTGTACAGTCCTTTATGGACGGGACCCGCCTGCTTGCGAATGAAGGCGAACTGGCCAATATTGAGCGATTTATCACTATCGTTTCGGAATCGCCGACAAACAAAGGCATATGGGATCGTATAATTCGATTGCCACCCCATGGTCTGGTTGACGGTAGTGGTCGGTTGCATCGACCCAAACGGAAACGCATCCCCCCCTCCTCCTCCGTCCACGCCGGGAGAGGCACCTTGGTACAGGTTTGGTTGCCCATGGGTTTGTCCTTGATACAATGGGATGTTCATTTCCGGTGTTTCCATGGAAATACAATATATATATCTCTTTTTATTAGATCTCAATCATGGCAAACGTCGACAAGGTCGCGGGGATAGGCGAACGTCGACTCCAGTATTCCGTCCCGATGTTTTCGATGATTTCGTGGTGTAGGGCCTTATTCGATCTGTATCATAAAGAGTTCGTCAAGCGCCGTTCGCTCCAAATCATTCCCAGACGGCATGTGATGTATACCCAACAATACATCGAATCCTTACCGTCCGAAGCGGATCAAACGCTCCTGGACTTGAGGAAAGCGTTGTGTTATTTCGATACCATTGGCTATCAACGCTCCATGCACCAGCGCAAATTCCACGAATCGATGATCGCAGCGTGCATCCGCCATATCTACAAAGGTGATTTCGCCGATAATTTCGTCAAAATATTAGAAGAGAATGGGTGGGACGAAGCGCGTCAGGAAGTCATGATTTGTTGTCCGCGTAGGTTCGGAAAAACGTTCGCCACCGGCATGTACGTCGCCGCCTACCTCTACGTCATCCCCAATGTGGAAATCTGTATATTCAGCCCGAGTCGGCGACAAAGCGAAAAAATGTTGGAACTGGTCAAGACTTTTTTGGAAAAGTTACCCGGGGCCAAGGAGCGGATTACGAAATCAAATCGAGAACGCATGTGGATCAAAGGCGCCTGTGGTCCCGAAGATTACCGCAAGGTGTCGAGCTACCCCTCCAAAGTGTCCACCCTCAAAGGCGTTGGAGGAGATCTCATCATCTGCGAGGAAGCGGCCGCCATGGACACGGCGGTCTTTTACGAGGTCGTTGTACCGCTCTTAGAGTTGGACGCCACCGCCTTAATTTGCATTAGCACGATTCTGGACAGTTTTAATTTTTACAGTAAGCTCATGGAATTGAAAGACGAGAACGGTGAGCCCTTTTTTGTCACCCATACCTTCGTTATGGCGTGCCCCGCCTGTCAAGACGCCGGCATCCCGGAGACGTGTACGCACATGTTTCACGAGTTGCCCCCGTGGCAGAGTGCGCGGAAACACAAAAAAATTCGGGCGATGATGTCGGATCAGAAAGAGCTCTTGCAGCGAGAAACCATGGGCATCCAAAGCGATGCTTTTGGACAAGCCTTTAAAAACAAATCGCTACGAGCGTTGCGGGAGCGGGAGCTCTTCTCCGGGGGTGGAGGGGCACCGCGTCACCTGTTCATGAGCATCGATCCCAGCGGCGGAGGGGCTTCTCACTTTGCCCTCGTCACGTGCTTTTACAGCAGGGGAGCCGTCGTGGTACGTATTATAGTATTAAGCAATCGCCCACCCGTCCCTACACTCCGCAATAAACGCCTCAATCGTGTGGTTATTTTCGAGCACTCGGTGGATGGAGGGATCCATGGAAGCAAGGAACATGTCCAACTTGGCCTCGTTTTCTTGTGGACGAAAGTGATCTTGAAGCGCCTTTTCCCGAAAAAGCGTCACGAGGAAGAGGAATCGGAGGTACAGCGGGTCGCTCAGGAGCCGGAAACTGTTGATTTCTCGCTTGAGCGAGGGGTAAAAGGTTTCGAGCATGTGGATAATGCCCCGATGCGTGGTGTCCAAATCCTTCCCCTCCAATACGCTTTCTAACGTCATCTTCCTGTTTGTATTTGTTCCACTATTATATCTTATAGGTGTGTGGGTTGGAGTCGGTGCCCGCAAAAAGACCCGAAGATTATGAACAGGCCCTTCGGGAACATTCGAAATTATTACGAACGCAATGGGCAGACACGTTATTTGTCGTGTGTCCAGAATCCAACCTTGGGTTCGAATCGTCGCACATTGCTCGAGTCATGCGCACCATCCAGTATACCCTCATCATGTACGAGTCCACGAACGGATGCCCCGGGCTCCACACCTCCCATAAGGTCAAAGAAGTCATTCATTCCCTCTTGAGTGACAAATTAGACGAAGGGGCCGTCTTTTTCTCCCCGAAAATGGTCAGCACGGGTAATACAAACGAACTTCGGGAAATGTTACTGACCCAGCTCCAAAACTACAACATTGTCGTGGACGTGCCGGATAAAATGCGCCATTTCAAAAAAGCGAAAAAAACGTATTCTGGGAAGCATCATGGACCCGACGACCTTGCAATGATGCTTCAATTCAATTTATTGGTACAACAACGGTTCTTTAAGAACCACCGGTACAATAAGTATTGGTAAGAACCTGGATTTTGTCCAGGATGTGGTCCAAACTCGACATTGTCGTGTGATCGCCGTCATACGTTCTTTTCAAATTACCGATCCCCTTTTCCGCGCCGCGAAGGTGGGTGAGAAGGCGTTCCGTGCACGCGATACCCCCCTCACACATCGTTCGAACGTCCTCCATGAGTTCGTCGATGCGGTGAACGCAACACGAACGACTGGCTCCCCGAACCCATCGCGTAATCGCCGTGTACCACCGGTAGGGTTCGATGGCAAACAACTCATCCTGCGTGTTTAAGCGGCAAAAGGGGGGGACCTGAGCAACGATTTTGAGATTGATCCACGTGACATCATGGGATTTGAGCTGCATCTTGAGTTTACAACAAGGCTGTATATATATTTCATCTCCACAAGGAAGTGGGAATGTAATGAAGTGTCGAATGATGCATAGTTTATTCATTATATGTATTCTCCTATATGGTGGAATCCACCTCCCAAACGCGTTTAGGACGACTCTTCAGGTTAGCTGGGTCACTTTCGGTGCAGCCCAACTCCTTTGTACGAATCTTCTTCCAAGAACGTCGGTAATCGAAGAAGACACCCACACCTGTTGTTGTGGATGGTGTGCAACGACGTCGGGACGAGTAGCCATATCGCGCGGCATTTGTCTGATCTACTTGCAACTCCTTTTGTCCATCGTCTGGATGATGCAACCGAAGAATTTCGTATGGATCGCGTTGCTGTATTTGGCCACTATTTGTACCTTTTCGGTCCTCTGGCGATGTTCCGTGCGTAAATCGATCGTACTCCTCCATGTAATGACGTTGCCTTGGTGTTGCGTGCTCGTTCCGGTCTCCATCTCTTTACGGGCGAAAGCCTTCTAGTATCTACGCACGAAAGGCCTGTAGCCCATCTTGACAGGACTTACCAGGCGGACGTCGGGGGTCGTACACCCTTGTAAGGCCAAACGCGACAATATAGAAGACGGCCGCTGCCGTCACAATCCCAAACCCGTCTCCAACGACGGAGGTGTAATTGTCCACGGCCGCACCCGTGCCTGCGGCGGCCGCCGTCGCCGCGGCGGTGGAGGCGTAATATTGGCATCCCGCCAACTGGAAGGCCGCTTCCGTTCCAAGAGAGCTGCTACCGTCCGTTTGTGGTCGGGAAAGAATCACGTTGGTCCAGGCCGCGGATAAGAAGGCCAAGAAGAAAAATTCGATCACTTTCGATACTATATCGAGTTTCTTCCAGTGAGACCATGCCGTCCAGTCCCCCTCGGACGCGTCGGCGTCTCGGTAATGCTTCAAATATTTAAACGCATTCATCGCCACCAACAGCAACGCCAAGCCCGCGGAGAAGCCGACCGTCACTTGTTGTCCCCTCGTTTGCGTGAAAACGGCTTCATGAAACGATTTCTTGTCCGCACCACTGCAGGCCACGTATTTGTCACTTCCCCCCACATCGATTTTTGGGGGTTCCGGTAGGGCGGTGAGACAATTGTCGGTATCCGTTCCGGTACAGACGGCGAGGTCCAGCAGATTGAGATCGCGCACGACCGCCAACGACGCGGCGTATCCAATCAACAACCCCGATACAATCAACATGCATAAGTAGTACGCGACGAGGGCAATCATGCAATATTCGGAGGTCTTTAACCACTTCGCTCCAGAAACTTGTTCCTTGTAGAAAGTTTTGATCCGTTGACCCCCAATTCTTCGCATTGGAGCAGGCGGCATTGCGTTGAGATGCGAGTGTCCAACACTATATAGAAGACTTTTTCTATTCACTTATTGCAACGACTATAAATGTCTCTCAACGCTACACATCTAGTCCTTATGGACGCGTTCGTGGACATGACTTTACATAACACGGATGGATCCCGGTGTGCACCGGAATTAAACGGGCCAGATATATCGATTTTATTGTGAAGTTGGTTCAGCCAACATAAAGGCTTTGGAAGACGGGGTAGTTAAACGATATAAAATAACCCCGTCTCCAACCTCGATGTAACTATCCTTCATGGAGGAAATCGTGTGTGACGTGAACCAGTTTCAAGTCCGCGGAGGGGCGTTGAGTTGCACCACCGCATCGGTCTTATGTGCCCGTTTGGGACTGAACCGCCCGCTCGATAAATCCGACCTGCACCGGATTCTGCATGCCGCTGGAAAGCTATACGCCTCCTGGAAGGACACCTCGGTGGACCGGGCCTTACAACATTGGAAAAATGTGGTGGATTTCTTTCCGCCCATCATGGACGGCATCGTCCGTCCACCTCGTGAGTTTTATGGAGGCCCCTCTCCTCTCTCCGAAGGGACCTTCGAGGAGGCCATCGAGGCGCTCCAACCGCACATGAGTGCGGTGCTGACCTACGACGCAAGCTCCTTTGCCATCCTTCGACAGGGGGGCACGTACTACTACTTCGACCCCCACGGGGCTGGCGCGGGGGCGGTCTATCGACGGACGTCCGATGTGGCCTTGTTCCTACGACAGGTCACCCCGCCGGGAGAGTTTTCGATGGTGTACTTTCAATCTTCTCGACCTTCCTCTGACACAGAGGACACGTCCGAGCCCGCTTAAACCATTCTTCGATACAGTGAAGGTGAAACTTGTGCAAACAGGGGAGGGCCAAATAGGTTCCTTTGGTGGCCTCCAAACAAATACTACACTCTTCTGAGTGGTCGTGCAGAAGGCACCCATACCGCTCGATCGGTATCGTGTGGGTTATCGCGTGGGTTCCCGAACAACACCACATTTTGTGGAACACGTCGTTGACTTTCTATAGGTTAAACTCTTGAGACCAGGACGGTATTTTGCTTGATTCAAGCGTAACGGACTTTCGATGGTCGGAGGCAGGTCCTGCTCCACCTTGATCTTTTGCGGTGACCAACATCGAGCCACCGCCATTTGTCCAAAGGTCGTGACGAAGGAGAGACAGTCGGTCACAATCATCTTCAACCAGGCGAAAAAAGTGACGTACATCATATAGGCGAAATAGCCCCAAAACATGACATACAGTAAACTACCCAGGTGTAAAAAGGCACACAACCATCCTACCGACGCATGCGATGCATGGTGTCCCCAGAGGTTCCGGACCGACGAATCAAAATGATGGGGGAACACCAAATCAAAAAACCCTTTCCATCCCCGGTCCACCCACGTTCCCTCCGTTATATAATACGTTAAGATAAATTGAGTGGACACGAAGGCATTCTGAACCCGTGCTTTGATGTAGTAGGGAAACACCCAAAACCAGCGCGCGTCATATTCGAATAAATTATCAATATCATACTCCGCGCACAAGCAAGCCCCATCCGGGACGTCGTTACACAAGGAAAGCACAAACGTCCATAAATCAAATGTCATTTCCGGAAGATGCAGGTCCCATGTGGGCGGAATTTGAGGAAAACAATAGGTAAAATGATCCGGATTCCTCCCACCGGCTCCGTTGAAGGCATCCATGGTCTTTGCGTACCCAAAGGGGTTGCGCGATGTGGGACGGTCTTTCCAACAGTAGGTCACCATATCCCATAAAATCCCCACGTCGCCCTTCGAAAGGGCGATGATGACTTTTTGAATGAACGTCCAAACAATGGAAAAAACACCAGGGTTCTTTTCGACTTCACAGTGATACACATCGATGGCGCATTTACGATTCGAACACCGCACTTCACAGATGGACCGCTCCATGCCGTCGGAAAAGGTTTCTGTGTGACACTCGCAACTGTCCTGGTTGGTCAGGAACAAACCACGGGTCGAGACAGAGACTCGTGGTTTGATCCTGACCGACCGGAGCACGCTGCTCCGCGTTGTCCGCTCAAGATGCGCCGCCCGCACGGTTTCCCAGTGGTTATCCATCTGCGTAAACACTTTGTCGTACAGTGTACCGCGATGCACCGTGTCCATCCGAGTCCAAAACGTGGTCCAGGACTGGTGGAGTCGTTCGTGGTTGAGACGCGACACCAAGTCGTGGGCGCGGGTCTGTTGTTCGTGCCCCGGACGATACTCTCTCACGTGGTTCCTCAGAGCTTTGTGAAAATGATAACCAAAGGTTTTCACCAGATCGTGGACTGCTTGGGCACTCTGCTGTAACCGGGGGTTCTGTATGTCGTCGAACGGGTCGGTCCAGTCGCGCACGGTCGACGCAAAGGTCTTCACGTGCCGATTAATGACATCGTGTTGCTGTGGACTCTCCCACGCGTACTTCAGTATGCACATGTCATAATGCATGATGTCTCGTGCATCGCGGGAAAGGATGGTGGTATCGTTGTACGCCCTAAACCACTGTCTACAATCATCGTCCCCTCCCTGGGTCCGAATTCGTTGTTCGGTCGTGTCCCATTGTGTATTGAACGTCGCATGAGGGTGGGAATGTCGATGGGGAATGCCCCTTCTCCGAATATACTCGCCATCACACCGTCCATAGGTTTGATTCCGAAACACTAAACCTTCATCTCGACACCGACGATACCGCATGTCCTTGTAACACGTGTGATAACAGTCTTCTTCCACGATATCCAAGTGGTGTTCGTGGAGATGGGCGGAACGAGTACCACCCCGGTGTTTGTGACGCGGCTTCGCCCCTTTTCCTTCCGGTGGGTCGGCACTGCACCACCCTTGTTCAATCACTTCGATCCGTAGAGATGGAGAGGAGGGACACTCTTTCACCCAATTCATGGTTTTTCCCGTTTCGACGCACTTAAATACGCACGGTTTACATGGTTTCGCATTAATAAAGGAGGTGAGACAATTGCATTCGATCTTCTTGTTGGCCAGTTCTTTCGCACTACACGCAATCGGCGGGGGAGGAATAATGGGAATAATCTTAAACGGACACACATTCACCATTGGGATACACACCAAGTGCGACATCATGATCCACTTATTGATGTAATTCTGGAGGATCATTTCACAAATGAGTTGGATGAATTCGCGAATACAACACATCGTATCCACCTGACAACAGGCCATTAACTTCAGCAAACGGACAATAAAACCGATAAGGGTCACGATGATTTTCAACATGTACTTGACATAGACTTCCCCAACCATAAAGGCGATATCCATGACAATCCAGGCAATTCGACACGCAGTCGTCATAATCGGCACCATGAAATTCAAATACCACCCCATGTCAAACCCAGCGTCCTTCGCTCGAAGATGCGCTTGTAACAGAGGAGACGACAAGGTCGTGCTCTTTGTTATGGCGGTGACCACGGAACCAATCATTTCACCAAAAATCGAAATCATCATGGTGATTCCCCGATACATAAACTCCATCAATAAATTATACAGGGGAATGAACGGGGTCCCAACGTCCACAACGAAATTCCACACTCCCGCGAGAATGTTCCATAAGGCCCGAGTGATGTCCACAAGCGCGTCCAATAAATCCATAAAGACGTCCGGGGCCCCCTCCAATGCCAATAATGGATACATGCTCATAGCAAGGTATATCCAAATGATAATGCTCATGTACAAGGTTATCCAGAGGAACGCGGACGATTTTAAAAAGCCGATGATCCACATCAACACGCGGCCACCCATCTTCAACGGAATCTGGGCCCCCGGTGGGAAACTATCGATGGTCATGGCCATCCAGGCGTTCACTTCCTGGAGCCTCTCCGCCCCATTGCGCAATCCGTTCACCACCGCGCGCCCTGCTTGAGACACGAACGCCGTCGCTTCCAGAACGCGCGCCCACCCTTCCGAGGCCACGCCAGTGACGGCGCCGACTCCCCAGGTCAAGCCGGACCGAAACACCCCAAACATGGCGGTGGCTGGACCCGTTATCAATCCGACGGGGATAGGCATACGCTTGTACAAATAGGCAACGTGTGTTATATAGAAAAAAAAATGGGAAATGGGGCTCAGTTATGAACCCAAGACACCCAAGCTTTCCGAATGGTATTTTCACTTCTCATCGAAGTCATGAGTAAAAACGCAAGCACGAATAAGGCCACAAAAAAACCGCAAGACAACGTCATGGACATGCAAAACTTGCGCAGGTATTGAGGCATGGTTCTAGTCTTCTATATGAACCGACGTTCCCTCCATTATATATCGGAAAAAAATGCGACACTTACGAATATCCAACACATGGACGCGCGCTCTTCGCCACCACCTAAAAGTGCCCTGCATTACGTACATCTGTCATGAAGAATACCGGGTGGGGGTCCTTGTTACGATGAGGGGGAGAGTCACGGGACGGTGTTTTTTGGGACGTCCTCACGGCCTATTCTCGCTCATGTATTATCGAGATATCATTGGTTTTTTGTTAATTATACACAACGAAGTGATACAAGTCTTTTCGCGAGACTGTCAACCTCTGGATTGGACGACGAAGGGGCCCGCGTTCTATTGTTGTAGCTATTTTGGCGATACAACCAGCGGTTTCGGAGCGTCGAACCTCCCTCATCCCCGTAATCGAAGGACGTTGTAAAGCCTATATCTTCCCTTGTCTGCTTGTTCCCCTTCCCCTTGTTACGCTTTCCACCGTTCCTCTGCCGATTCAAATTCAACCGGTTGAATCCACCGATCCTCCGCAGAAAATACATGGCCCCGAACCGCCTTAAACCATCGGCGATGTCCAGGGCCGTCTTACCCCGGTTCTTCCCGCCCGTGCACATCGCGTTCACGGAGACGAGCGTGTCCTGCGGCGCGAGGGCCCGCAGGCAGGCCACGTGGCCGAACTCGGCGGCCAGCATGCAGGGCGTGGTCCCGTTCCCGTTGGTGGAGGCACGGTTCGGGTCCGCGCCCGCCGCGATCAGAACGCGCACGCACTCGGCCCTGCCGAAGATGCAGGCGGCGTGGAGTGGCGTCGCTCCGTCCGAACGGGCAGTAAAATTGGGGTCGGCCTCCACGCCCCAACCGGTTAGAGGAACCGTCCCCCCGTCCTTTTTTTTACCGACCAACAACTGCAACACATTGACGTGGCCCTCGCGGGCCGCGAGGTAGACGGCGGTGACGTCGCCCCCCTTACCCCCGCAGGCAGTCCAGTACTGGGCCGCATTCACCTTGGCGCCATGGCCAAGGGCCCATCGCACGTGTTCAAGTTTCCCCTCGAAGCTCGCTATTCCCAGGAGCGCCTCGGGGTCGCGCAGTATGTCCTCCGTGATGCGGCTGAAGGCCCTCTCGACTATCGACAACACGTGTGTCGCCGTGATGGCGGCGGGGTCCGCCGCCGCCCCGGACCCCGCCCCGGCCCCCGCACCGGCCCCGGCCCCGGCCCCGGCCCCGGCTCCCGTTGCGGATCGAGTTCGATTTCGATAAGAAGCAGCAGCAGCATTCGATACCACCGGTGAGACGCTGGGTCTGTCGCCCCGGCCCCCGGCCCCAGCGCCCGAGGAGGAGGAGGACGAGGTCGTGGGCCGTACGCCGCCCCGGTCCCCGCCCCGGGCGAAGCGTCGGCGAGCGCGTTTACTAACAGCGGATGAGCCCTGTTGTTGATGAGCGGCACCAAACGCATTCGAGTCGTTTAGGCGGGCCAGGGCCCGCGCTTTTCGCGCTTTTTTACGCCTCTCTGCTGCTATCTCTTCTACTTGCTTCTCCGTCACGCGGGCATCAACGGCCCGAGCCTCCGCTGTGCGGAACGCGTCGTCGAGGTCAACGGTGAAATAAGGTGGACCGGTGTCAACTGCGACGAATCGACCACCACGTTGACGGCGCGCCGCAGTCACCAACGTCTTGAATATGTCAAACATTCGACGGTGGTCGCCCTCTCTCCCTCCGAAGCGCGCAAGAAGGTGCCCACAAGCAGTCAGGATCACACTACATATGCTTGAAACAAGGTTGTGTACAATGCGTGAAAGTATCGAATTTTCCAATGTTTTGATCAACGCATTGAGCGTGACGACGCTGCCTGCCAACATCCCCAATACGGTTTGTGCGTTGTATCGCCAGCCATTGTTCCACAATCCTTTCGTACGACCCCGTAGATTTATAATCGATTGGAAGAACATACACATATCGACCAATGCGGTCCAAAAGTCTTTCAAATGTCGGACAATAAATAGAATAGAACCTATGCTGCCGGAACTGCCTCCAATGAGGACTAACACGGTTCCAACGGTGGTACTTGCCAATCGCAATATCACGTTCTCAAGGGTGAGGGGATGGCGAGCTGTCGAACCATCCACGCTCCGCTGCCCCAGCAGGCGCGCCACGACGTCCGCGTGCCCATTCTTGCTCGCCCACATCAACGCTTTCATGTCATCCACATTCCACCGAAACAGTGACCGGGCGAGAGGGAAGTCTTGATAGATGGATAACAGTACCGGATTCGTAAAAACGTCGATGAATGTCGCGGATACCGCCTGTACGCCGCCCACGGCACCACCCACCCCTCCGGCCACCGTCGAAAGGAGTTCTATTGTGCTAGAACCCCCCATACTCCCCACCATCGCGCCCGCGCCTCCCCCGGCCACCGCGCCGAGTGCCTTCTTAACGATAAGTGTTATCCCCGCTTCCTTCATTCGATTCAAACTTAACGTCATTTGTCGCATCGTTGCCAGCTGCTCTGCGAACAGTGTGTATACGCCATATAATGGGGGCGGTACGCTTTTGGGGATCCCTAACGCCCATATGCGCCGTAAAATGACGGCACCTACCGTAATTCTCGTCGCATTGGTTTTGAAATCCGGCACGGCGTCGAGGACGTGGTACAATTGGGCATAATCGCGATCCAGAGTGTCGATGATGGACAGCGCCAACGTCGTCATTGCTTTCGGATGCAGTGATGCCCGTATCAACATGCTCACCGCCAGGGCCACATTCGAGAGACCGATACCGCGTGGTTCGGCCATCAATCCATGAATGCAACATATGCACATGGTTTTGATGACGTTCTTCACCGTATCACCGACAATCATCGGTTGCTGAGATGCGTCCGTCCACGTCTTCAATGTCCAATCGACGTGGACTTTCTTTAATTCGGCTTCCTGTTGCACTAACGCGCGGATGTCCTGGGAGCCGTGTAATGTTTTCCCAATTCGGATCATGCGGATCATCTCCCAGTGAATCAATGCCCGCTTATTGGGAAACATTCTCCTCTTTGCCTCGTCAATGGGCTCACGGGTGCCCGGAAAAAAAGCATCCGCGAAATACACGGGGGGGGCGATATGAAACTGATTTGGACGCATTATCACCCCGACTCCCCCCCCTCCCATCGCCGGCCAATGTGTGGTAGATGGTGCATCATGTGTCATCGCCTGATGGAATTCGTAGACATGAACAAGAGGGCTATTGACTAACTGGTGGTCCTTTTCAGGGACCAGGGCGTCATTCACGAGCGCGTTCGCTACAACGGATATCCCCGGCTTATCAACGGCTAAGGCTTTCGTCATGGAAAGCAGAAGGGCATAATCTCGATGCGTACATTGCATCCCATTCCTCAGATGGGTGTACCATTGTTTTTGGAATAAAGACTCGGACAGGGCATACCAGGGGCGTTCTTTGTTTATAATGGGTTGTAATAGGGCCAGTGTCCGGGATCGATATTCCGCATTGACGGCATCATTGCTTTCGATCCTTTGTCGTATCCCCTCAAGAAACGTTTCTTCACGGCGCGACAAACGTGAATGCTTCCTGGCGTCTTTGGCCTCATTAATGCAGACACATACCTGTGGATAAATGGTCGCGGCGCGCTTCCATTGGTCCTCCTCCAAATCTTTTGTTTCCCTCAACCGTTTTCTTGCCGCGAGGCGGACGTCACTCGTCGCCGTAGGACGAGTGGTGCGTGGTGGTATATAAGAAAACTGAAACTTCTTCCCTACGCGCCCCCTCGCCGGCACCCGTACATCAATGGCCGTGTAACCCCCGGTCGCGAAGCCGGGGTTCATCAGTACACGCATAAGATGTCCTGCCCCTACGGTGGCCGTCGTCGAATAGGTAGTGGGCCCGACTTTCGTGGCGATAACGGCGGTGGTACCACCGCCCCCGCCGCCCCCGCTGCCACCGCCAGGTCCGCCGCGGGCGTCGGCGGTGGGGCCGCGGGGGTTGGTCGGGGTGGCCGCCGCTTTTGACGCGGCCGCCACAGGCGACGAGAGCAGCTTCAGAAGTTGGCCGCCGGAGGTGTCTCCCGGTGTCGTCTCCTTCTTCGGGATCCCTAACGGATATTTGCACAATAGTTGCCACAAACGATATTCTTTCAAGATGGACCAAGTGTCTAAACCACTGCGCAGTAACGTGTATAGATATGCAACATCCCATTGCTCGCCGGGGATTCGTTTGGGGGTCTTTGGTCTCCATTGAGACACCGCCTCACATATCAGGGTTGGCGACGCCGCCATGTCCGCCATCTGGCCGATACACTGTTCCCCACAGAGGGACATCGCCGCCGCCCCCTTCGGGAGCAAGATCGTTACACCAAGTAGTACAGCAGCTTTTTTCAACCACGGTATACGATCATAACAGAGGAATGTAGCATTCAAGTGGATCTCGGCCGCCTCCTCCGACTCCAACGCGGTATCAAACAGAGTGGCAGCGGTAACCCGGTGATAGAACAGTTGTAGCGCCTCGGGGGCCAAGGTAGATAGACCGATTAGCACTCCACTCAAAGGGGATGCCTTCAGGGCCAACGCAGTTGCCACACATTGATTATACCGGGCGTCCACATAGATATCCGCGCGTTTACAAGAGTACAGGCGGTCCCAGAGTTGATTCGTGTCCATGGCATACAATAACGGGGATGTCGAGAGAAACGACCTGGATTGTTCCGCTATGGATGATAACATGACGTTTACCACCGCCGCATTGTTGGCGTTGAGAAGGGAGTATACCTCACTTTCTAACTGGGCGCGGATCCTATCCTCGCTATCGATGAGCACTCTTCTCCGCATAGTAAACAACGCTCGATAGGACTTATTTTGGAAGCGAATAATCGTTGGGGGGTTTTTGTCGTTGTCGTTGTTTGTGTTGATTCTACACACTGTGCAGAGGGTCGTCGTGTCGGAACCCCACCTCATGCCCGTCTTAATACGTTCATTCAACGCTGTACGGAGTTCCGTCAATGCGGGTGTCGTCACCGCGCCGCCGCGTACCAATCGATAGGGCAGGTCCATCCCGAAGGGGGTGGTTCGATGTGTTCGAACGATCAGGGGCGTATGCTCCCCATTCTCTTGTATGGTGAGCATCGCCGAAACCCCCTTCGTGGCCGGTCCAGGTTGCGGATGGTCGTCTTTGACACAGAAAACAAACCAACATACCGTTCTATTCCCCGTCAGTGAATACCGAACACCCGGGCGGGGGTCCCATGGTGGAAATATCAGTTGGTGATTGGCCATTGGGTTATTTGCTTTATTTACTGAAGAAGTGTGTTATATATTCGTTTTTTTGCTTTTTTTGCTTTTTGGTTGTTGGACACTTAACTCCTTGGGTTTCTCCACGTTTGCGCTTAATGTCCACACGCCGACTACGAGTGGGGTTGGGCACACGGGACAACCAGGTGTTGGCCGTTTTCCGGTGAACCGAGTGTGTCGTGTTTACCTGGATAAGGGGAACATTCCTTACTCTTTCTCGGCCTTTAGGACATTTGTTGGACGCGTGTAGACCTGCCGAGTCCTTTGGTGTCATATGGGGACCACTAAAAAGCCGTTTGGTTTCGAGCGGCCCGATGACCTGGTCGAAAATCCGGATGAACGGCTTGGACAGTTGATGATGGAGGTAATACGAGTAGTCTATATCCCGTACAGACACGCGACTCGGTTCTTCGGCTCGATGACATACCTTGTTCCCACCCGTGGCGATAATGATATAGGGGATTCGGTCCCCTAATTTCGGCGGGTCGTTGGGCGTCCTCCGACGCATTTTATTGGCCAATTCCGAATGTGGTTGCGGGTTTTTGTACGTCCATTTCTTCAACGCTTTCGAAATAATAAGGTCCTCAAGGGGGACCCGCTGCTGCATGAGGTTTTCGATGGCCTTGGTGAAAATATGCATGGCTTCTACGTGGTCATTGTTCTCCAAGAGGGCGACTAGGACGGCACGTTGCACTTTCCGGACATATAGACAGTTATCTCGTCGTGCCAGTTCAATGCCCTTTGCGTCGAGGGTCCCTTTGTCGGTGATGGTTTCGAATTTATTCGCGGCATATTTTTTCTTCTTCAATAGGAGAAAGGGAAAGAAGACTTTTTCGTATTCGAGAAACACGGGGCGGACGAAAAGCTCGGCGTTCAATCGACGTTCCGCCTCTTTCGCCATCCGAATGCAGTCGGGGACGGTCGTGGTCGGGAATTGCACCATGATGCTATCCGTGTCCCCGTACAACACTTTACACCCGGGGAACATGGTTTCGACACTCGTTTTGGAATCTTGAATCATTTTCCGACCGAACGCGGTGACGGACGACGATACGGCAAGACACGGAATGCTGTTGGTGGACGACCCACAATAACCATACACCGAGTTCGCGCAGCACTTCAACGCCAGTTGTCTCGCGTTGTGCGTTGCTTTCGTGGACGAGGTCGTTGCGTATCGCATGGCGTTTTTCGCGCGTTTGCGGGCGGCAAGAACCTCCTGCAACAATTGGGGCAAAATCCCGACACGTTTGTCTCTCTTGACGAAAAGAAAGCCATTGGGCGTTATGGCGTACTCGTCCGTCGTCAAGCCTTGGCGTTTTGCCCCTTCCTTGTTCCAAAGAAGCATATCAAAGGACAAATTATGCCGCATCATGATGGATGGGTAGAGGGACGCGAAATCGAGGGTTGCAATGGGGTGGGTGCAATAAAAACCACAGGATGGTTCGATGACCGTCGCCCCGATAAAGGGTGGGGGGTCTTGTTGCCTTTCCGGCTGTAGAAGACGCTTATTCAACGACTCATACAGGGTGGCATACGCGGACACATGGGTTTTTCCATCTTTCCGAGGGAAGGTTGGGATGACGTACCCTCGTTCCCGCGTTTTTTGCATGATCATCTTTTCGACGCGGTACGTTTGCCCTTTAATCCACACATACTTCAGCAAAATGCCAATGACACGGGCCAATTCGATTTGGTTGGTGAGGAGTTGTAAGTGGTCGATGAGCTGCATTACCAGGACGGAATCCTTTAAACAGTAGGTCGCCAAACGTTTGCGCGTGGTGGCGTCGCCCTTTTGTAAGGCTTTGATTTCACTATAGTGCACGTCCTCCTTTTCGTCGTGCAACACTTCTTTCGCCACACTATTGAGTTTGTAACTCCGTAATTTCAGGGTCTTTTTCACGAGTTCAAAGACATCCAAACACACTCGACCCGGGAGGTTATTCCGAACCCATTCCAATTGTCCGGTTTGCGCGGAATCAAAGATTTGGTGGTACCTGGAATAGGGGACGTTGGGGTCTTTCGAGGAGTTTCGGATGTCCGCACCCAATACGTCGGCGCGGTCGAAGAGATAGGGAATGTCGAATTGATTACTGTTGTATCCGGTTAAGATGTCGGCGTCGAATTCCGTGGTCATGAACGCGAACCAGGCCTCGAGCAAGGCCTTCTCCGTCTCAAAACACCGTACATCCACGTCCGGACCGAGAGAGTCACAGGTGTCGAGGACAAACAGGAAGGACCGAGTAACGCCCGTGTGTGGATAAATGGCCGTCACACACGAAATTTGAATGACGCTATCCTTCTTTGCCGTTGGAAAGTTGTCCCCCTCTGCCATGCACTCAATGTCAAAGGCCAATATTCGAAGAGGGGCATTTTCCGTCACATCCGGGAGTGCACGAAGGTCCCCCACGGACACCTCCTTCTGCTGTGGACACTCGAACCACCCACACCCGACCAATCCCGTGTCCGTCATGATACGACGAAGGGGGTCGATATGCGCTTCGGCCAAGGAAAACCCCCATTCCTCGGACAATTGTAGGGCCCTCCTTTTAATGGACGGAAGAAGAAAGAACCGCGGGATGGTCACTTTCAAATACTTCTCTGGATCCCGTTTGTAACCCAAGAGAGACCGCATCTCCACGGGTTCCACGGTCACGTTCCGACGGTTTACCACGCAATCCGAATCCTTTTCCTTACTACGAACAAGGCCGTCGAAAAACGGCTCTTGGTGGCGAATACATGGAAAGTCACGGGGTTCAAAGCGCGGTTGTTCCGCTTTACGACACGTGTTGCATAAAGTGCCCTCCTGACGACAGTTGTCGCAGCGCTGGTCGACTCGACGTTGCTCCTGTCGACAGGGCTTGCAGTTCCATTGGGGGCACATCGTCACCCTCTTCCCGTCGCTTGTCACCCATTCGAAGGCTTGTTTCTTCGAACAACTACGTTTGTTCCATCGATACACATTTCTCGTTTTCTCGAACAACTTGTTTAACGCCGCTCCAGCCTGTCTTCCTTTCAAATAAAAATAACACTGAGTGTCCTTGACATCCACCGTGACGGCCTTTCCGGTCAGGGTGCGTCCATACAAACGGAGTAATTGGACATGTTGGTCGTTTTCCCACGACACGAGTCGAGCATCGATTAATTGGATCTGTTGCATTCGGGAGATATCGGATATCGGATGATACATTGTTTATTTGTAGTGGATTTCAATCAGTCTGGGGTGTCGTCGGCCGGATTTTTCGGGCCCTCCTCCTCTATCATGCCCAACTCAAACTCCACCGTCTCCGCCGTTGGGGGATCGTCCGGGGGAGCTTCCGGGACCTCCTCCGCGGATAACGCCAGGATCCACATGAGTCCCAACAAAAAGCTGAACACATCCACCGTTGGTTCCAACAGAAGGGGATACCGGGTATACATTACCAACCACACGATGTACAACACGAGAAAGGTACTGGTACTATGGCGAAGCACTTTGTCTTGTTTGGGATAGAAAAAGAGAAGACTAAGGAACGCGATCCATGTATTGATGAACACGGTGATTTCATACGTGTTTCCAAACCATGGGAGAGAACCAACGGCATAATCATACACGTGCTTCGTCGGGTACATGAATCGAAACACGGATTCAACGAGAATCACGGATGGGATAAATAGATAAAGTGGAGAGCAGCGACACATTTGTTGGTGTATTGCTTGGATGTTTTATATGGGTTTATCTGATGGAGAATCCCCGTTTGTTGGTCGGCTCATGGATCGACGAGTTTGTTTGAATCTTGGTTGACGGGTCCGTATTCCGAACGGATCGATAGTCGGGCAAAGGGCTCGTTGAACAGTACATTGCGACGCTGAAGAGGATCGTGATGCCCCCCGTAGTATACAACGGATTATAGGGGACCAGGGCCCCGACCGCCGACAACAACAACACGAACAGAATCGTCTTGACGACGCGTATCCCACTCCCGTGCGCAACGAACAGCACAAGGGCGCTTGCTACGCCAAATAGGAGTTGCGCAATGATATCATTGTCCACCGCCCATAATATCACGGTGGGGGACAATGTGACCCATGCCCAACGGATCGAGAGCGACCCTCGCGGGTGCGGAGATATACAGGCTATCGCCGCGCAAATCCCGAGGGCACCATATAATGGGTCCAGAACCGCGGTATCCACCAGTTGTTCGAACTGGGCTACATCGACATTCAACATGCACACCCCCACACCCATTTCTAGGGTCTCGAACACGTATACCAGAAGCATACTGTGACTGGGGGGGATGCGGTGCAAATGAACCAATAGGAAGGGGAGTACGATATGGCTAATCGCCCACCGATCGGCGTACTGCGCGTCGAAATGCGCCTCGCACGCATTGGTCCCATTTGCGGCGGTATACTTATCGATATACATGTCGATACACGTAACACGGACGATACTATCGTTATATACAATGGAAGGTGGAGACGTTCAATGAGTCAACCTAGAGTCAACCTTGATGCCAACCTTGCTAAATCGTTGGCTCGCCGAATCTTCAACTGGGTTTCACAGTCTTGGAGTCTGGGCCCCAATTTCGACAACAACACAATCTCCTCCTGGTTTCTCGCGATCTGATGTTGTTGAAGCGTGTTTTGTTGGGTTAAACGTTCGACGTGTTGTTGTAGAAGCGTGTTTTGTTGGGTTAAACGTTCGACGTGTTGTTGTTGAATCGTGTTTGCGCGTTGTTGTTCGGACAATTGTTTGTTTAAAGAACGGGCGCCGTGTATGTACACATCCGTCTTGCGGTTACAATCGTTGAGTTTTGTCGTCATATCGTCACACATCTTCGCCAGCCGCTCGATTCGAACGGGGGGTGTAACCGGGGCGCGATTGAAACTGGTTTTCCAGGGCGGTGTATATCCGACCGATAGACGACGTTTTAACGACGACATCGATGTTTGTGTTCATTGCGTGCCTATATACTAAAAAACCGAATGAGGTAGACTATCCAGCAATGGTTGCATTTGTTGTTTCCACGGCTGCTCCGCCGAAGACCCCGTAACGTGGTTCGACAACGCGTGAAAACGCAGTTTACACAGTCGGATGAAGTGGCCCGCATTCAGGTGCCACCCCCGACGAGGCACCTGACGGACAAGCCGGTGACGTTCTAACGTATACAGGTACGATCGGAGGCGCGGTATCCTCAGGACTTCGTCGACTTGGTCATCCGGGACGTAGATGTGCTTGAGTAACGTCATACACACATACTGAAACTCTTCCGAATACAAGGCCATCATACACATGGAAATGAAATTAATGACGGTCTGCGGAACTCGTTCCACGGCATGGCGTTGGATGGGCGCGAGAGGACGGTGTGTTCGGTTATAGGCGATGGCTTCGATAATGTCCCCCAACGCCGTCCCTCGTAAGTGGACATTCAAACGCAAACAAGGGAGTCTCTTGAATGTTGGGAGAACCTTCACGTCGTTTGCGTACGTTTCCAACGCATATTCCGTCAGTTTGGCCTTCAATTCGAAGGAGGAAAGGGGTATTTCCGTGGAAATATGCTGTAAATACAAGGCGCGTACGTTGTTCGTGACGCCACTACGGTATACTCGGATCGGTCTTGTTGGAAACGTTTTGTCCAGGGTATTGGGGGGAAGTGGGGGGGGTTTTCCTTGTTCAGTAACGAGTGCACGAAGGACTCGTGCACACTCGTGGTCAAAGGCCCGGAAAACCTGTGGAAGACCGACGCACCAGCCCTGGTTCCGCCGTACTTCCTCTAACATACATTCCGTGGCATATGCACGGGCAAAGGATTCGGTCGGTCGTGAAACAACCAGGAACAATCGTTCAAGCCGTTGGACGAACGGTTCCGACCGACAGGGAAGAATATAGGAACGCAAGGTGTTGTACACTCCGTCCGGACCCCCCTTGGTCGACCTCCCCCCCACACGACAGGTGGTATGGTCGAGCCACGCCCATGAACCATCGGGAAGAATCGTCCCATTGGTTCCTTTCATGCTTCGGCCTTCCACGACGAAGGAATCGGCGACTTCCACCGCGTAAATGTTCCCGCTGCAGACCAACCAATCGTCTCGACGCCAACAAAAACCATCGTGCACCAACTCGTTCGCGTCTTGCGACACGGTGGGGTATGCCAACGTGTCGAGGCGAATACCCCCGAATGTCCGTACATGGTGAAATAAGGTGGGACGGTCATGGTATGGGGACACGTATCGATACAAGGTCTCCCCCCCTCCTTGTTGTTGCTGTTCCACATTGGGGTGGGGGAGAATCGTCCGATTTTCGGGATACACGTCCGTCAACAGCTGCGAGAGGAGGAAACGCTCGGACACCCATTTGTGTCCAGGAACCGACGCGACGCATCGGACGAACGCATCGTTGGATCCGGGAATTCCCATCTCCGTTGGTTGTATATATGAAGCGTACATGAAACGAGTTAGAACAAAAGGGGACCCCATTTCCCTGTACAAACAATGAACATAGGGGGACGCGCTGCCGAGTTCTGTCTCCTTCTTCTTGTTGTACCCGCATGGGGGACACCGGTCGTCCTATTGACGTACGGTAGACTGGGCAATATCATGTTTGAGTATTCCCTGGCCCACTACATTGCACAAGGCAGCCCCATTTACCTTCAAGCACGATGGCAGGGCACGGACTTCTTTTCGCCTCTCGCCCAACGTTGTTTTCCAAATGTCCAATTCCACCGGAAAGCGGCGTTTTTAGGCCCTCTGAAAAGCGTCTCGAGTCATTTTTTGGTGACGGGGGACGACAAAGGGTACGGTCCAATGCCGTGGAGAGCGCAGTTTGTAGGGAAGCCCGAAAAAATCAAGCACCATCCTTGGCAACAATGGTCCTTTCTTGTGATTGATGAACGAACCAATGGAGACCCCGAGACCATTCTACCAGCCCTTGAGCACATTTCTCCCCAGATCGATGCAATTGTCATGGGGGGTTTTTTTATTGACGGGCGGTTTCCACGGAACATGACCCTCTTTCACATCCCCACCCAGTTGCGGGGACCACACCAATGTTGCTGCACGCTACGACCGGAACCATCCGACCTTGTATTGCATTTCAGAGCGATGTCGATGGATCCGGTAGCCGGCCGTGAATTGGTGGATGCCCCTTTATCGTGGTATCACCGTGTTTTATCGAACCTCACGTTCAACCGGTTATGGATCGTTGCGCAACCGTATGCGTATCAAAGCGGGTTTGTTCGCGACATGAGGGCATCCTACCCGATAGTGACCACTTTACCCCACGACAATGTCTTCCAAGCCTTGTGTTTCATCCAACAAGCCACCACCTTCATTGCAAGCGCAACGTCGACCATCAGTCAAATGGGCGCCTTTTTGGCCCTGGAACGGGGAGCGACGGTGTTTATGCCGGTGAGATCCTTAACGAACGAAGCTGCGACGGCCTATGATCGACGCATTCATTACCGTCTATTTTAATTGTAATGTAGACCGAGTGATATGAAGATGATTGGAGCAGAAGTATCCACGAATGATTATTGTATTATCCCCGAATATATCCCGGACACCAAAACAAATACCACTCCTACTTCCATCCACTCCTATCGTCGAATTTTTCCCGCGTCTGCTTCACCCACCGCGCCGTGTTCCGGGCCCGCTGGCGAGCAGTCCGCTTCGCCTTCTGTGCGCGCTTCTGCTTCGACGGCGGGTCGCGGGGAACATGCGTGTATGCCCTCTTACTCGTCAGGCGGAGGGGATCCTTCACAATGGTTTGGCCACTACTCCCACGACGCGCCTTCTTGAAACCACCGGTCCTGGTCGACGGGGTGTTGTGGCCCGGGAACACGATGTTGGCCTCAGCGGCCGCGTTGTCCTCGATCACGGCGTCCATGGCGTCCTTCTTGGTCCAGACGGCGAACGTGTCCAAGGCCGCGGCCTCGTTCATCAACGCCTCCATCTCGTCGGTGCTGTCGACCGAGACCGAGATCGCGTCCGAGCCCGAGCCCGAGTCCGAGTCCGAGTCCGAGTCCGAGTCCGAGTCCGAGTCCGAGTCCGAGATCGCCGCGAGCAGAACGCGCTCGTTCTTCTGGTGGCGACGCATCGCGCGGTCTTCAAGCGTCGACAGCGCATGAATGAACCCCTCGCAGGCCATGAGAAGCGACGCATCCCCCTCGTCGACGGCGAGTTGTCCGATGTCCATGGCGAAATCCCCAATGAGGCGAAGGGTGTGGAGCAAGTCCATTGTTTGGATCGGGCGTGTTGTTGAGTGGCGACGCTGGGCGATGTACGTCTCCTCTACAGTATCCCGTGGTCCTAGATATGGCCATATGGAACAAAACACTATATTAATATTCATACATGAACGGCCCACGCTCACCTCGGATGAGACGTACATCGCCTAACGATCTGTACGCCCGGTATCATAAAGACTTCGGCTTGCGAAAGGGGACCCTGCTTGTGTACCAGACGGGGAACTTCTACAACGCCTTCGGGCCCGATGCGCTCGTGCTCCACGACGCCGTAGGCCTTGCCTTGACCGGCGGACGGGACGTCGTCGGCTTCAATGTGTGCAGCCATTCAGACTGGATTCAGCGCATTTGTACTAAAGGGTTCACCGTCGCCACCATCGCACAAACGGAGAATGGGGTGATGAGTAAGGGCGCACCGGTTCGTCGCACCTTGCTTCAATTGGATTCTCCGGGCACCGTGATGGATGGAAAGCATAAATTTATTTTTTTCCGGCACGGGCAAGACGTGGCCATTCTTCGATACCCGTACGACGAACTAGGCTTTCAGACGCTGGGCGACGAAGAGGACTATAACATTCTTTGTTCGAAATACGGGCCGGTGGAGCAACACACGCAGCGACACTGGCCAAAGGCCCTCTCGGTGAAACACATGGTAACGCTGTTTCTAGAGTACATGAAGCGCGACAAGGTCGACCTGAAAGAATTGTCGTTTGTCCCCTCCTTTGTTTCTCTCGATGAACGAACCGTCGAGAACTTACAGCTCGAGTCCCTTGCACGGTGTTTTTCCCTCCAGACCCAAGTAGGGCGGGATGAACTGTTTCTTCGTCTTCGACAGCCTTTTGGGGACGTGGTCCGGATCGAGAAGGAGCTCGATGCCGTCCAATCTCGGCTTGACAACTTCCCCCAAACGTGCGATCTTCAACGCCGCCTTCGAGCGTTAAAAGGAGCGGGACGGATCAAAACGCACAAGGTCCTACAATACATCCAACGTTTTCAGAAATGTTGCCACTTTGATCCGGCGTACCAGAACTACCTGTTTATGCAACCAAAGGCAGTGGACAACTATCGAACCCAACTTACAAGCTGTATCAACTACGTCCGACAAGCCGCCATCCTCTTACAGCTCCCGGTGTCCGACGCCTGGAGGGAGGTGAGGGGGGCATCGTTTGCTCGATCCAAGCACGTGGAAGCCTTATTGGACACGCACGTTCCAACATGCATGCGCTGGAAACAAAATGCTAAACAGGTCTTTTATTGGGAATCCTTCGACAAGCGCTCCGAATACCTGCTACATCCTGCGGTCCACTCCACGGCAAAATTGTGGAGATACACCACCCCCATGTTGGAACGCATCCAATTCACCTACTGTCAAGAGCAATCGGAACACCTACAACGCGAAAGTATGTACCTTTACGCGCGAATCCGGACGTTTCTCCAATCCAATTTCCCCGTCGTTTTACGCACCTTGGCTCGATGGGATGTGGAGATTGCGTTTGCCATGTTTGCCAACGACCATCATCTGGTCCGCCCCGTTCTTCTTCCTTCGATCCCGTTCGAGTTGAAAGGCTTGCGATACCCCCCAGAGCTGGTTTCGGGCCCGTTTGTCCCCAACGACGTGAACGTAGGGGGGGAAGTGGTGATCCTCACGGGGGCCAATGGGTCCGGAAAATCCACCTACATGCGTTCGATCGCCTTTGCGTGCATCTTGGGACACTGTGGATGTTTTCTCCCGGTGGCTCCTTCGAGCAAGCCCCGTCTTCCACTCTGTGACCACTTGTTTCTTCGATTTGGAAAATCGGATAACTTGCTCAAAGGTCAATCGGCGTTTGTTGTCGAAGCAACACACATGAGTCAAATCCTCCGTCATGCTACCCCCAACAGTGTATGTCTTATTGATGAATGGGGATCTTCCACCAATTGCAGAGACGGAGAGGCGCTGGCCAGGGCCGCCTGTTCCTTGTTGGACCAACGAAGATGTACCACTTTGTTCGCAACGCACTATTTCCAGCTTCCAATACACTTTTCCAAGAACCTCCATATGGACGAATGCTGTGAGGATTCCAACGATGCCTATTCCTTTCGAGTGTGTGAGGGTGCGGCGACGACAAGCCGGGCATGGGAGATGTATTCGTCCCTTTTTCATTCCTCCACCGTCGCCCAGACAGGACAGGATGCAATGGATTCTTCGCTTTTTCATCTCTTCGCCGACCCGGGGGCAATCGGTTCCTCATAAAACGCCTGGTCCCCGGTGCGCGGGCGCGCACCGGTCACCCGTCGCCGTGAGGTCCGCGCGGCCTGGTCGAGGCTCGGCGGCGCCGCCCCCCCCGACACCGACCCCGTCCCCCGGGGTACCCTTTTCTTCTTTTTCTTCTTTTTCTTTTTACGTACAAGAACGCGCGGTGTCGCTACGCCGCGGTCGAATCCTCGGTTCGTCACGGGCGCCACGCCACGTGCTCGGGACAACTGCGGGAACACATTGGCGCCGTTACAGGGACCGACATCATTGGGGTTGTCCGCGGAGATACAAGAATAATCGTCGTCGCCGGTTCGTATTCGTATCGTGGATTGGACGCGTAAGGAAGGGACAGTCAACTGTTCTCGACCCCCGCGCAGTTGCTCGAGAAAGTGGACGATAACCCCCTGGATGAGCGCATTTTGTTGACGAACCCGATCACTCGGCTCGGCCTCGGGTACGTTACCATGATTGGCGGCCAAGATAAGAAGTGGTAACGCCCGGATGCTGATGACTGCACGGGGGAGGAGGGGGACCGTCGTTAACCCTTTTCCCCCGTGCAGGTTCGACATGCTCACCACGGCAAGCCTGTCGAGACCGTAACTCCCGACAACCACGTACACTTTATTGACAATGTCTCCAAACTCGAGCCGATCGAGCGCATCCACAAAAAATTGATTCGACTTATCCGCATAGTTCTCGTTTCTTTTGTTCACCAATGCATAACGCTGTCGCGTAGTACTTCGCGCGATGGCGGCCCGTTTCGTTTCGCAGTTCCCGTCCATTTGTATGGGTAGTACGACGGTGGTGGTTGGGGCGGGGCTCCATGGAATCCGATATATTGGATCCTTCATAAAGGTAGGTTCCGGTCCCACCGGAGCGGTCCCCGTAGGGGGTGCCCTCGATGCTGTTGCGCCACTATACCGCGCGGCCGGCGAATCCACCACCAAATGACCCAATCTGGCCGCGGTGTCGTCCAACGTGGAAGATTCCATCCGTCTTTCAGGCTGTAAGGATTCCATTTATATATAGCAGGAACATCATTCACCGCAAATGTTCCGACGTTGGGGGTTGGTGACCATCATTGTCGTCAATCACCTTATTTTATGGGTCGTTGCGAAGAATCCATGGTGGTTGGCGATGGGGGGGCTCGCTCTGTTGAACTATGGAAAACGCCCGGACACATGGTGGACCCCCGTCGCACTTCTCGCCGCGATCTGGCCCAGTATTTGGTTCACAGACGACGCAGAGCTCGTGGCACGCATTGCTGTGGGAGGCAATGCCTTGGCCGGAACTCTATTGATTTGGGACAATATATAAGTGGGGTGCTTTCACGATGAACGCGAAACGGGGAATGTTGGACTCCTTTAAGGTTCGTCTCGGGCGGGAAATGTGGGCCGATGTCCACACCATGGCCCGGTTTGATCCGTCTCGGTCCATGCAGTATATCGACCTGATCGAGCATCAGTACCCGTGTCGAGAATGTCGCCGACACTTCCCCCCCCATTGCTGTAATCTGTCCCATGAAAAACCCGCCGTGTTTTGGTGGTTCGTGCACAATCGAGTCAACGAGTCCTTGGGGAAAAAGACGTACCCGTTGACCATCTTACTGAAATACAACGAATCCCGGTATGGGGCGCGATGGCTTCAACTGCAAGGGTCCTTGGAAGAACGGATGCGATCCGTTGCGGCTCAATTGGATCACCTTCACTTTCGTCGCCTTCTCCGTGGATCAATCGACACTATATGAACACAGGGACCGCCCATCCAGTAGAGGATGACCTATAGAACCCCTCAAGCCGTTCTAAACAAGAAAAAAAAACCAAAGACCCGTATGCAAGGTCTCCATTTTTATACACATCAGGGGAGCCGGGTCAATGAACGGTATTCGCACGAGTGGAGCATACAAGAATGGCCTGTAGATGAAGATAGCGGCGGCGATGAGGAGGAGGAGAACACTACGATGGCTTGGTTCCCGCATTATGAAAACGATTGCAAATGGTGTGTGAAGGATGGTTGCGACGGGTCGGGCTGTCATAGTACGTGGTGATGGTTGTTGTACATTGTTACATGTTCAGTCATAAATGGCATATTGTACGGTATATAACGGTATATCGGTGGAAAGGGTACACCCCTACATGAGTTTTCCACGTCCTACCCCTCTTTCACGCCCTACATCTCGTGGTCGTCCACCGCCTACGTCTTACGCTGGCCCGGCGGCGGGCGGCGGTCGGGGCCTAAAACGCGCGCATGATCATGGTCGCGGCGACTTGGATTGGGCCGAGACCGCCGGCGGCGACGGTCAACCTGATCTATTCGCCCGTCAGTACGGTAGAGTTCGCGAACGCGACGATAATCTATTATCCCGCGCTCGCGAACTCTTCCGTTCCGACGACGCCGTCCGGGCGTTTTACGCTGGACTACACGACGGGGAAGACTCGCCTATGACGGACGTGTTCACGATATTGTCGGAACCGATACGCTATCGCGGCGAACCGAAGGCCATGGTCGCCCTAAAACGGGAATATAACGATAAACAGAGGGCGAAGGCCGCCAAAAAAAAGGCCAAACATGGCGGCACGAAGAAAAAGGGCGTTTTCTCGCGCTTGTTCAACCATCAAGCGAAGGCGGCGCCGGTGGAGAAGCCACTGCGGATCGGGGTGCATACAACGTTGAAAACACCGGAAGATCTGCCCCGGTGATGCCCGATCCAATCGTTCCAAACTGTCGTTACGTTGCAGATCTCAGCAACGCCGAGTTCTTCAAGTTGCGGAAGAACCATTGCATCGAGCCCCTTCGTTGCCCCTTTGGAAGTCTATGCTACTGTCAGTATTGCATCCTTGTACGTTCAGGTCAACTACGTCTACGATCGGTCGATTGGGCGCGGGCTTGAATACTCCGGTGTTGGGTTTCTCTCCACGGTCCACGGACTACATCGATGGCCAAGTCCGATCCAAAGGCGCGGAAACGAGGGAAGGGGGGGGTCTTTGTCAATAAGCAGCGGCGCCGTCGCATGATGCAACAGCGACATAATTCCGAGGTGGCGTATTCCATCGTGGAATCGTTACGGCGAGACCGGATCCCCACCTCCTTTTCCGGAGGATTCGGAACACTGGGTGGAAAGCGGGTGGCAATGCACACACTGCGACGCATGCGAATGAGAGCCATCGCAAAGACCAAGCGGGACAAGGATGCGCAACGACATCGTCTGGACGAGGCGGTGAAACAACAGGAGAACGACAAGATTGCAACCAAACTCCGCCGCCAGCGCCGCGTGGCGGACAATAACGCCATAAAGGTGCGGGAAAAGCAACGGGCATCCCGCTCCAACGAAGCAGAAGCCCGCCTTCGGAAGATACGACATCTTCGTCGTCGACGATTTGAACGACAACATTAACACGACGATCGTCGTTGCAACAAGACGAGGCGGTTCAATTCGTCCATATTGTTAAACCTCTCCTTATCCAACGTTTGCCACCACGTTTCGGTCGAGACGCCCGCGTGTACGTTTGGGTACCCTTGCTGCTTTAACAACGCCACGTTGCGCTTTTGCAGCTGGGTAATTCTATCCGTTATGGTGTCCATTATGTACCCTCCCCGTGTATGCCGTTTATATACCCATAGGTTTTTGATGAGGTCGACTAAATCTATATATTCATCACACCCCCCTCACCATCATCATCATGCCCCACACGCTCCAAAACAAACTCTCGAAGTGGCTCATCCCCGTCAAAGAGTACAAGGGTCGACGCATGAGGGCGTTTTCCCACTTGGCATCGCATCCGAAGGAGGTTCCCCACTGGTCCCCGCTTCAATTTGACCAGTTGGATGCCCCCGTGTTATGTGACCGGCGATCGCTTGAAGTACTTCACGGTCACGACATCAGTATCTTGGTGGACAAAAAAAATCTCGTCGTGCACGCCATTGAGTACACGACGCCCAAGCCCAAAGGGTCTGGTTCGCCGCGGCCACCGCGAGGCAAGAACGAAGAACGCCTATAAATAAACTCGAGTTCGTCCTATATACACACATGTCCAATAAGAACCAACATGGGATCCAATGTTATCGTATATTGTAAGTTCAAAAGCGCCAAAGATTGGACAACGTTTCACCTTGCGGGGACGGATATATACCATTTGTACGTTGCCATAAACAATACGTTTTCATTAGCGGATTGCAAAATCGTGTTCGAAGAGCTACAGGTGAACCCCGCCGCACATGTCCACCATATCACCACCGATGACGACGTGTATGCGAGGAACCGCGCGTCGTTCAATACGACCGTCGTCCGGACAGACGACAAGCGTCTGATATCCACCGTTCGTCCCAACATGTGGATCGTGATGCGACGGATTCCTCTTCATTGCGAACGCGGCATTGTGCTCGAAGACGCGATTCAACTCGGGGAGCAAACCCATGAATCCGCCTTATTACGTTTCGTGAACGATACCAGCAGCATCGCCCCCCCCGACTCCTATGCATGCCACCGATGTGGTAAACGGGGGCACCATTGGATTCGAGATTGCACGTACGAGGGCCCATCGAGACGCCGACGATACACCTTTAAGGGTTTACCAAAGCATATTGCCGAGGAAGCAAGACGACGAGACGCCCAAGCGGTCCTCCGGGAACACCGTATTCATGCGGGGGACATCCTGGACAACGGGGGTATTCATATCCCGGCTGGGAACAATTTTCCGGCTCACCGTCCGGATGTAATACTTCGTATTTAGTGTTCTATAAAGAGCACATGTTTGAGTAACTACTCAATGGGGTCGACCGAAAGCCATTTTGTAGTGTACAGTCGAAACCGTACAACGGACAAATACGATGAGGATCCGGTCGTCGATGCCCCCGAGATGACGGATATGGATGGCATGGGGGTCTTTAAGCGCGAAGCCCATACGTTCGCTTTACAAAAAACCGGGGATTTTCGAAACACAAAGGCCATTTATTTATACCGCAATGGTTGGCGGATTGTCCGCGCCGAATTTGTACCGGTCACCATGGAGTTGCAGCTGACCTTTCGAAACGCCGCGTATCGGGCGATGTGGTTAGAAAGTACGGAAAAATTAGGAGACCGACGGTGGCCGCTCTATGAACGACAATTCGAAGCGTGCTTCAAGACACACAACTGGCAAGACACCGGCGATATCACCTATATTCGAAACAAATAATCCGGGATATATAGGCAAAGTGTCTCGGAAACAAATATGAGTTCCCATACCTCTCCAACGGGCGTGTTCCAGTCCCCTCCCTTTAAGGTCGCATACAAAGACATCGCGGAATCCTACCCTAGTCTCAATTATTTAGAATCGTTGTCCAACGCGTTACGCAACGTCACGTATACGGACGTGGATTCGAAAAATATTTATCGTACCGGTCGGTGGACGCAGCTTGGACAACGGATGCATCGGTTGAAACCCTTTTTGGACGATTGGTTTGGAACACGGGATCACTGGTATGGCCACGACATTACGACGGCCATTACGAACCTTCGGATTGCGAAACTGCAAGCCATTCAGGAAATTGGGAAGACCGAGGAAGGATGCTCGTTTCTTCAGAGCGAAGAACTCCAACATTGCCACCACATGATTGAAACCGCCTTAGATGCCGCTCTTGCGTAAATGCAGAAATACATTTTTCATTTATAAACATACATTCCATCATCCATCATCCAATGAGCTCACGTCCCCCAATTACAACGCCTCCCCTCCGTTCATTCGCCCGCCTGTGTAGGATTGGCGTGAAGGCGAAGCCGAAGCCGGGCGGTGAAAACCCGGGGAAGTCCGAGACCGGCGTTCGAATGAAGAGGAAGCGCAAGCAACCAAAGTTGAAATACGCCGCCGCCGCCAAAGCCGCCGCCGCCGCCGCCGCCGCCGCCGCCGCCGCCGCCGCCGCCGCCCAAGCAAAGACCATCCGCATTGCGCGCGACCATCGCAAACCTTCATCTCTCCAGGTCAAAGCGTTGTCCGTCGTGGCTCTGCGCCATAACATCGGCCATGTAGAAAGAGGGAGTTTGCTTCACAACCCCATTCTTCCGGACGTGATTTTTGAACGATTACGGAAAATTGGGAACACACGCCGTGGAGAACAGGAATGGAGCGATCTGCACACGGCTGGGGAGTGGTCGATGTACCTACGCCGGATATGCCAATGGCCCGAGAAAGTGAATTCTCTAACGCCAAAGACGTTTCGTGGCCTTATGGCGGCATGTAAGGAAACGGAAAGTCCGGCAACGGAGGCCACCAACGTCCCGTGGGGAGAAGAAGGAATAGAGGATGCGGAGCGTCTTGTGTCCGTGCGGAAGGAATTTCGTACTGCTATCAAGCTCCTCCTTCACTTCCCCCCTCTAAATGATGATATATGGGGGTACATACAACAACAATACGCAACGATACTTACATCACCCCGTGAGAAACGGAATGAACCCACGCTTAAAGAATTGAGGGATGCCTATATCGATCTCCTTCGTGCACATGGAAATACCATGCAAGAAGCACGTTGGGCTTGGATCGTTGGGTGGCTCTCATCGGATGAAGCCGATGAGGTGTATGGATATGGCGTCGATAATGGATGGCAAAGTGAAGAACTAGGGGAGAATCGTTTGATAACATTGAAAGAAATCTAGTAATTATTTGTTAATGGTTGATTTGCTTTTTCTCGACCGCCGCGTTACTATTTTCGACCGCCTCTGTGATGAATGCTCTGCGTCGTTTTGTTGTTGAACAATCCACGCCAAGGGCATTTCACCTACAATTAACATCCACGGATCAAGGAGCTCGGCTCGAGCATACTCCACCTCGGGATTATATCGCATCGTCGTTAGCTTTCGTCGAAGTGTAGAGAGGTACCGATTAATAAAGTCTGCTCGTGAATCCATCCACGAAAGAAGGTTTCTCGTCGTCACAGGTGGACGTGGCATAGGGGGATCACCGTAGAAAAAAAAGCGCCCGTGCTCCCCGCCCAGCGGGCCGCCGCCGCTGCTGTCCCCGCCGGTACCGCGTTTCAGGTTCAGGGGGGGGGTACGAACGCCGAGGTGGTGCGGCACGCTGTTGTACGTCCACCGCCCATAGTCGTCCTTCTCAAAGGAATTCAACACTTTCAGCATTCGTTCCAGAACGTGCCCATGCGATGAGTCCCATTGAACGTGTGTACACTGCCTCGTGCCCCTCACGAATACCCAAAGGTTATGCCGCATTTCGGGGGTCGTTGATGTCCAGAAATCCACGTCGGTCAATGTACGTAGGTTGTCTAGGACCTTTTTCTCGTCGGCAAAATCCGAGTCGGACGAGTTGATTGGTTCATGGAGGTGATGTAGGTGCACCTGGTGCATTTCACGTAGCTTGTACCGCACATGTCGGAGAAGGGGCATCCACTGTCTCCACTGCTTGGGGTCTTCATTGGTGGCCGGGACATGGAGGGCGGTGTACAATGTGTGGACGAGATCCAAGAGTGTTGGAGGGACGTCGGGGTACAGATGGTATTTTCCTTGTTCGTCGAGCCCTCTTGACGCCCTCATGAACGTCTGATAGGCTAGGATCATCGTGTGAACCTTCCCAAGGTACACATGGCCCGGATTCCATAGATCCGATGTCCACAGCGAACCACCCTCCAACCATTGTTGGCTTCCATCCGGGTGCGTACTCCATTGTTGCACCATATCGACGATATCGGTCATGTGGTCGTCGTCCGAGACCGGTATAATGTGGGTTGCCTCGGGTCGATCTTGAAGTTCGTCCATCGTAGCGTATGCCTCGTCCACCGCCTTTAAGCGAAGGCAACTCTCCATGATGTTTTGGAGGTTTTTCGGTACGCCCGACAACACCGCCACCTTGTCCAACGGTCGAATATCCTCCGCCGTTGGGTTGTCGAAGAACATCAATCGTAGTATCACGCGTCCGGTCTCTCCCTCCGGTATATTCCATGCAACGGTAGTAATCCACTGGATCAGGTCGAAAACCGCGGTGAATAGCTGTGTTTGGGCGAAGTCCACCGCTTGCTCAAAGTTCGCAACCGCTACCGCGACGCGGGCGTCGGCAGCATCGGCGGCGGCGGCGGCGGCGACGGCGGCGCGGGCTTCCTCCTCCCTCCCGGCGACCTCGGCAGGATGGAGGTAGTGGCGCAACTGGTCAAAGTACGTGTCCGCTAACGCCGCTCGGGTGTCCTCCTTCCTTCTTGCGACCTCGTCGGTATGGAGGTCGCGGTACGAATGTGGTTGTTCGCCCGTTCGGAACATCGATAGGGCATGGGACATGGGATTCTTTGGATCGTTGGATGGGAGAAGGTGCTTTGTGCTTTTATAAACATTTTATTCGGTTGTATTTTTCCGCAGGCGTTTTCGTCCACCGCGCGGTGAATGGACCTGTACCGGAGAAAGAGACAGCACTGGCCACGTCCATGGAAAGGACATGTTTGGTCTCGACCATGATCGTGGGTACTGTCCACCCAGTGAGGGAAGTTGAGCGATCGCCCAGTGCCCTCGAACCCCAAAGTGTCGTTTCAAAATGTCCACGGCGATATCCTGGTGCATGGGTTGTAAGAGGACATGCCCTGGCGGGGGTTTCCATCGAATTTCAATGGTGTGTTTGGATTGTGCGACGAACCACGGACTTTGAAACAGGGTATCGAAGAAGGTGCGAATGACCTCGTAGACGGCGCGAAAGGACGTTTGCATCCATCGCTGACCAACGTTGTTCTTGGCGACCAGTTTGTCTTCCTCAAAGGGGATGTTCCAATACAGCAGTTCGTCTCTCACGGTATCGGGGTGAAACCGGTGAGGAATCTGTAATTGATGGGTCCGATAAAAGTTGGCAATGATGGGGAATAGTTCGGGATCCCGGTCAATGAAGTCGTTGGCCTTCCACCCTCCGTGGATCTGTCGGGCTAATTTTGTATCGGGATATTGTTGTAACGTGTCCGTATGCAAGGAAAACAGGGTTCCCCCCACATTGAGGGTGACAATGGGCATTTTTCATTCTAGAACGATCCATTCATATAGAGATGATCAATGATACTTCAACACGTGTTTGAGAATATTGTAGCGACTTTTTGCGAGCCGCCTTTCCCTCCGTGGGGATTCATCGTGCTTACTTTTGGCGAGCAATCGTCGTTGTTCGAGTCGCAGCGCCTCGGCCTCTCCCGTCCGTTTGGCCCGGCTCGCCACTTTGGTGTAATAATGCGCATGGTCGGCCGAAAATTTGTCTCCGTGGTGGTCCATGGCGAACAACGTCCGTTGAAAGCACGCGGGCGTGGTGCATTCATGGGCGGCATGTAACACAGCGTCCATGTGTTGGTACCGCCCATGCGGTACCTCCCGCCGTTTGACTTCCACAAACTGCGACAATGTAGAAAAGGTGGGCGTGTGCACAAACGGTTCGGGCGCATGCTCATGCGTCTCGGGATGAAACCAGACAATGTGGGGGTGCGATTCGACCCCATACCGTTTGGCCAAGCTCGGGTATTTGGCGGTGTTCACCTTTGCAATGAGTACATTGGGGTCTTTCTGATAGTAGTCTTCCAGCCTCTCCCAGTGTGGCGCCATCTCGGAGCACCGATTACACCACGGAGCATAAAAGTTCAAAAGAACCGCCCTGTGGTCGATATCCATAAAGTTCTTCGGGTTCAGTTCTCGTACAATCGCGGTAGTTCCACGGGGTGTAGAGAGAAGGAGAAGGACGATGGATACCAACATTTCCTTCGTTCGAACGGGAAACTTATATAGTGGCAAAAAAAAGCAGAAGTCCATCATAGAACAAGAGATCCTCCGGCGGGGTCACGGAATCCGTGAGGGCGAAATAGTTCGTTTGTGTCTCTACAACGCCTCCCTCGCTTAGATTTATACACCGCGGGTCCGACGCCGTCCACGTCGAGGGGAACACGCTCAGTGCCAATGCAACAAAGTCTTTGGTGACGGAAAACCCCACCCTTTGGACATACTGCAGGAGCGGTTCCTCGTCCTGGCGCGGGTGCACGGTCCCCATTTTGGTTCCAAACAAGACGGAAACGTCCTCCATGGGTTGGGTTTGGACGACATCCTGTCGGTCGGAGTCAAACCCCATTTTGTTGGATCCTCCGTCGATAATGCTATTGATGGTTTGAAATTTCGTATGTAGACGCTTCCAAATAACGGGGTCAAGAGACCCTTCGGCAATCAAATATTGAATTAAGATGGTGGACGCTTGTTGCCCAATGCGGTGTGTTCGGTCTTCGCATTGCAATAGCTCACCCGGGTTCCAATTCAGTTCGGCAAAGATCACGTGCGAGGCCATGGTGAAGTTCAATCCGGTTCCGCATGCTTTTTGGGAAAGGAGGGCCACTTTCAAGTCGGGGTTGTTTCGGAATTCTTCGACCATCTCGGGTCGTTGCAGTTGGGGCGTCTTTCCGTCCATTCGTATAAACCCCACGTGTTGCGTTGTCAAACACGCGGTCAATGCATCCAAGACCACCTGATGATGCGCAAAGACCAACACTTTATGGTCCAATCCCGGTAGAATCGAATGTTGAAGATAGTCACACACCAACGACACTTTGACCTCGGCGGTTTTGTGGTACAACTCCGACATGAGTCGTTTCCGCTCAAAGATTTGCCGTTGCAGTTGTTTCCCTTCCATGGCGAAGATGCTTGCGTTGACCGTGTCCAGATCGTCAAAGAGGGGGGTAAGGATATTCCGTTTAGCGGGGGTGAGGGAGAGATGGACGTCTTCTCGCACTTTGGGCGGTAATTGGGTTAGCACGTCCTGCTTGAGTCGTCGGATCATGAGATGTTTCATCACCGCGGAAAGCTCTTCTTTATGCGACGCGCCCGACACGTCCCACCCAAAGGGTCCCATTTTTGCGTCACAATAGCGCAGCGAGAATTGTTTGAACGACGGAAAGCTGGACGGTATGACCATATGAAGCTGAGTAAAGAGTTCCGCGGGCCTCGAGAGCGCAGGAGTGCCCGACAAACAGATTCGTCGAGGAATACCCCGAGTGATAGACAACACCGCTTTCGTTCGTAACGCTTTCCTGTTTTTGATGTAGTGGCTTTCGTCCAGAATACAGGTCCCCCATGAATGCGACCGAAACATCCCGATATTTCGAGTAAGCAGTCCGTACGAGACAATCACGATATCCGCGGCACCCGAGAGGACATCCGTGCTTTTGCGAAACACTTGGATCGTTTGGAGGGGAAATCCCCACTTGGCGGCTTCGGTTTTCCAATTCAGACGAAGATAGGAGGGACAGACGACGAGCAGGCGCCCACTGTCCATATAATAAGCCACCAGTGTGAGCGCTTGGACCGTCTTTCCCAACCCCATCTCATCATACAAGAGCACACACCCCTTATTCCGATGAATCGCCTGCCGTACACCTTCTTTTTGAAAGGCGTACAGATGATTCCATGGCGGACATCTCTCCAACCGCTCTTCGTCGACGGGATAGGACAAGGGGCGTAGGGAAAGAAATGTCCGGGTGAGGACGGGAACCCCCCGGAACTGGATCGAATGGTCCTTGCAATATTGTCGTATGGTTGGGACCCGTTCGTCATACTCGTTCATGGTCAGGGGAAGAATGTTCCGCATTTTCGTCGCAAGTGACGCTGGGCGGGTCTTTATCCCAATCGTTCCGTCTTTACAGAGCCGCAGAGTGCACTTTGGGCCTCGACGTTTGTCTCCTTTGACGCTATACTGGAGTTTCCACATTTATATTGGACGGAGGGGAGTTGTTTATATAGGAAATAGAATGGGGTGCTGTCGCGCCAAAGCAACCGTCGAGGAGTGTTGAAGGGCGTTGCTCCGTTCGTAGATCTCACACGTCTTGTAAAAACACACGACACAGGAAATCATTCCTACCGCCGCAGCACCCTGTAGCGTCCCTTGGGACGGGTTCTGGGGGTGCGATTCGATAAGGGCGAATACGAGCATGATCAGGACGGAGATATCGCTCACCACCATGAGTCCCGTTACACCGACGCCGAGATTGGGCCAGAGCAGCCATGTGGTCGAGGATGGAACAAACACCCGTCCAACAAACAGGAAGAGGAGGTGCAGGGAAAACGGGACGATAAACCACCACCAGTTTTGTTCGAACACTCCGATGATAAAGGATACAAAATACAAGGCGTAGACCACGCCAATGAGTGTAGCTTGGAAAGGCTTCATCGTTTTGATCATCCTCCATAAACATTACATATAGGAACAATGATCAAGGATGGTAAAATGTCGTACGAAGCAGTGGTCGAGGAATACATACAACACCCCCAATGTCTTCGAACACTCATGATGAAATTACCCATCGATAAATCCTTTGCGGTCCTGGTGTCGAAGCTCCACATAGTCCCCGCGACGAGGCCCGTATCGGAGCTTTTTGGCCGGATGCGGGGCGAATGGGTGATTACATGCGGGAGAGGTAACCGCGTGTACGACGAAAAGATCCATAACCATGCACAGTGCAGGGACGCGGCGGTGTTGCTGGCCATTCGCGCACTGAGTGGACACTTCACCCGCGACGATAACAAGGTTGTGTACAATGCGTACAAGTTTGTTCAAACCCATTCAAGAATTTTTGGTGACCGTGTTCGTTTTCACGTTCGTGCAATGGTCGAACCCACCCTCACTCGAAAACAACAACAACGCGAACAACGGTTTCCACTGACGCTCCCGTACGATAAAGAGGAAGGGGACACAAGCGAGAGTGAGGATGAGTATGCGTGTATTTACTGCGAGAAGCAAGTGTACATGTGCGATTGTAGGAATCAATATGGTTGAATGGGGTTGTCTGGGTCGACCATCAATCATACAAATCTTCCTCGTCTTGCTCCGCGCCCTCGTTCTCCGCTTCACCCGGTGTGGGAAGCGTCGCGATGGTCGCACATTCCCGAAAGAACTGTTCTCCTCCCCCTAGGTCCCAGAGGTTGTCCTGAATAGTTTGGATTAGCGAGTTTGCACCGAGAGGGGGGGGGAGTGGGGGGTGGAAGGTCGTTTTGTTCAGGTGAAACATCACATAGGTGTCTTTTGGAACGTGTTCCGTTTGGAAGCGGTGAACGGTTCCATGGAAAGGGATGTCGTAGGGATTTCCCCCAAAGCTAATTTTCCGATATACGTCACCGTCCCGCAACGCCCCAGGAAGGGTGTGTACGTGTCGGATGTCGTCACACGTGTACAATTGTCGCCGATGGAGTCGGTTGACTAGAGGGTTTGAGGACTGGTAGAGGACACTATCGACCGCCGTTGCGTCCACTGTATCGCCCCTGAACACGTCCCGGATCATTTCTTCAATGGCGACGACCACCGGGTGTGCGTACACGTGTTTATGAAGGTGTCTTCGGAGCCGATAGATTTCGTACAAGTCGTCCATGACGCGGTAATCAAAGGAGACGTGACCCTCCGTGTTCACTTTCGAGTGGTAGATCAAGCGGCGGACATCCAAGTTCACTTGAAACCCAACGGCATGCGCGTCCCGAAGGATATAATCCCACCGGTCAACGTCGTTCCCCGTACGGGTGTTGGCGACGATTTCATACAGGGCTCCCGTTCCGTTTCCTTGGATGATATTACAGACGGTGTCCACTTCTTGGGCGTCGAGGGTGAGGATGCCTTGGTGATGAAGCGCTCGAACAATGAAACAGGAGCGTTGTTCGTGCGTCGTGGGAGAGAGACTATCAAATACGTGGCTAAAGGGCCCGTGTCCCACGTCATGCAACAACCCGGCACATTGACAGAGAAGAATTTCTTGGTCGTTACACCCAAGGTGTTTCGCCAATCGTCCTGCAAGGTGCATCACCCCAATACTGTGCTCAAAGCGTGTATGGGTTGCGGCGGGGTAGACCCGAGAGGCCGCCCCGAGCTGTTTGACCTCGCGCAAACGCTGGAACTCCGGGGTATCAATACAGTGGACAATGGTGGGGGGGAGCGGAATCGTACCATGAATGTTATCATAAATTACTTTATTCATACTGTGTTGATAAACGCTCTCATAGGTTTATATGGATTTGTTGATCAATCATCGGAGTCGGTATCGGAGACATCATAGTCCCAGGATTCTTCGACCTCTTCGGCCGAGGACTCGTCCTCGGCCGTTTCTGTGGAGGATGGGGCGTCCCCAGGTAGATAAGCGTCTTCCTTCGTGATCATGCGTTGTTCCTTCCGGATTCGTTCGTCCTCGAGGTCTCCCTCCGCCCAATCCAACGCAGCATCGACTCTCTCTTCCTCCTTCCTCGTTGCGGCCACATTGGGTCCATCGTGCTTTCCCCGCTCAAACTGGTCGAAATCGACTCCGTTGACGGCGCCCTTCTGTCCACTTCCCTTCATTCCTTCACCTGGGACGAAGCGATGGATGCCCGCGATCGATCGACGGGAGTGACGGCGGCCATCGTGTTTATCTGGCGGACGGCGTTGTCTCTTTTTCCGAAAAAGAGTGTGGGACACGGCGGCCTTCATTTTGATTTTGAATGGATCATCGGGTTGGATTATATAGTATCGGATTGATCTCCGAACCAATAACGGGAGCCGTTTGAAACCCGCGAGGGGGGGCCATGTGTGGGTTGAGGGCACAAGAGAAGCCGGTCTTCGGTGGAGAACCCCATCGAAACGCCCCCGTGCCTATACTGTCGAATCTCCCGGGACACTAGGGCGACCGCGGAGGCCGTCGTCACCGCATTGTGTAGAGGCATGCCAATATAAAATTCGTGGGGAACGCCGAGGTAGGGAGGTGCGCCATGGCCTCCAAAGAGGAGGATGGCACATCCTCCATTTGCGACGAAACAACGGACGGTTCGACCAATCTTGCGGGAATCCTCCACCTCGGGGTTCTGGATGAGGAGAACGAGAAGGTCGTTGGAAACCAGGTTTTGGATCTTGTGAAGGCTCAACTCTCCGAGTAGACAACACTCTTTTCCTCCACTGGAGTAGAAATCATGTTGGACGCCATCGACGACCTGTTGGTGGGATGGAAAGGCCGGGTCGACGAATACGACGAGGCGGTCCTTGGACGGGCCGGGCAGGACATTGGATCGAGACATGAAAGGGCAAACGTGACTTGTTTGGGGATGCGATAATGGCGTTTTATGCTCTTTGTCGCCAGTTGGGGGGGGGTGTATCCATAGATGTCCCGTTGCACCAACATGCGTGGATATTGTTGAAGAAGGGCTTGATACGCCGGAAGATCTCCCCGTTGCGCGGCCCGATGAAGGTCGTTCCGACCATATTTGTCCATACGTTGATTGTAGTGTATGTATTGTTTATTTTATTTATTTATAACTTTTTATCGACGGATGTTCCAATGTTCCAATGTTCAAATGTTCAAACATCCTCGCGCCCACATCCTTTGGCCTCTACGTTGTTCATCGACGGTGGGAGTTCGAATGCGCACTGTGAACACCCGGCGGTCGGTTCCCAATAGCCCACCGTGTTCGTATTGTAGCAGTCGCACACGGGCAATAGCGTCGTGTTCGTCGTGTTCGTCCTGTTGGCCAACAAGTTGAACACATTGGTGCCATTGAGGACCCCACGTCCCGAACAGGCGAGCATGTCCTGGAGCCGAGACCGGGTTGCGCACGGGGCCAACACCGTCCCGTTGGTGAGGGTATGGGTCCCGTTGGTCCAAGTCCCAGTCTCATTCAGGCTATCGTCGAACGGGTTCCAACCGGCGTTATTGCCCCAACAAACGGGCAGGCCCTTCGCCGTTGGGTCGGGATAATACACCGTTAGGCTACACGGTCGTACCGCGACGTACTCGGTGTCCTCCATCGACACATTGACCCACAAAGCGGGACCCCAATGACGAACGGTGTCGCATTCGCCGCACGAAAGACCGGCCCAGGACTGTTCGCATAGGCATGTATCCGTGTCCCAGTTCCATTCCCCATGCCCCCCACAGATTATTTCGCCCTTGGGGTCAACCGGGTCTTTCTGTACGCGCATGCGGCATGTCACCGGGAGGCCATCGTGCGTTGCATTGCTCTGCAGTGGGGCGGGTCCCCACCCACTTTCGCATCGTTCACAGGACAACACGCTTTGGATGGCGTCGTCCGTGCCGTTGTGCGCGTGGGGATCCCCAAACCGCCAGTGCCCCAAGAGGCTAGAGTCGTCGCATTCACAGTTGGTCCAATTCTGTCCGGGTTCCGTTGTGGATTGGACGAACTTCTTTTCCGCGTCGGTCGCATTTCCGTGGCCCGAACACACTTTGTATGTACTCTGTCGATCATCCGGATCGGGAAGGAACGGTCCCAAACAAAAGGGGCCGGTGGTTCCATACGCCGGTACCACGCCGAGTTGTCCTTTGATCTCCCACTCAGTATACCAGGTGCCCGAATCCACCGTCGGAACGGGTGGACCGAACAATCGATTGCACCGGTTACACGTTTCAAAGGCGTCGTCGGTGACCGGGTGCGTTCCGCCAAAGGCAAGGTCGTTCGGCGCAAGAGACCACCCATTTGCACACTCACACGAATACGTGGACGCGTTCCACCCTTTGTTGTAGGTCTTCCCGTGGTTGGCGCATATGAACCAAGACATGTCCATGAGGGGCGTATTGGTAACATAAAAACGGTCCGGGTCGAATTGTCCCACCGTATTACAGGCCTCTACCCGCGTTTCCTTGGTTCGGATACAGGTAAAATCGGAGAAATCCAGGGGGCCGGCCGTGTGTGTGGGGTGGGGCCCCCACTTTTGCTTGTACAGGTACAGGTAGGTTTTTCGATTGATCTCCCGGGCTTTGCTGTCGGTAACGCTCTTTGGTTTGGGACCAAGGGCGGCATACTTGCAGTTCCGACAGGTGAGTGTGGACGATCCGTCTTCTCGACCCATGTCCCAAAACCCGTTGATTTCGTCTTCATGACATTGACACCCCAATGTAGCCGAATAGTGTCCATGGCCCGCGCATAGTTTGTACGTGTCACTCAAGGACGCCAATACGGGGTCCAGGCCATAGGGGGCACTGCATGCCGCTAACTCCTTGTTAAAATCACACCCCACACACATGCTTTTATCACACGCTGTGGGCAGAAAACGCGACGTTTTCCGGGGACCGTATCCATATTCGCATTTTTCACAAAAGGTTGTCGCGTCAAAGTGGCTTTTCTTGCTTTGGGATTGGCCGGGGGGTTGGTCGGGGGGCCAATCCCAGCATTGACACCCGCCCTCCCTACCATATTTGACCACGGTATGGGCCGCAGAATTGTCGATATGTGCGGTGGTATTATGCTCACTGTATCCGGTATTAAGCCACGGCGTGTGTGCCCGTCGATCGGGGTCGGTATATTCACATCGCCCAAATCCGAACGTTTCACATTGCCAATCATTGGTACATTCGAGACCCCCCAGGGAGAGGACGCTTTCGTTCCATTGGGTGAACACCTCGAAGTTCGACTTACATTCGTTCAACAGCAGCCATTTTCCGATGACGGTGCAATCTTCCGGCAGAAGCTGCAACGTTTGTAGCCGTCGTTCAGGTTCCGTGTTGGGTGCAAGAACGAATACTTCGAACGCTAAGACATTTTGTAATTCATCGGAGCCGCACAATTGGTATGGACACGTCGAGCCTAGGGGGCAGTTATACGTGGCGGTGGACGAGGAAGACAGGCCCGTGCACCCACACGACAGTCCACCACTCTCCCCGAAACGGCAGTGAAAGTCATCGTACCGTCCAAAATACGGCCCGGGCTTCCCATTCCATTGAGCGTATTCCTGGGCATACCACGTCTGATTTCCCTGTAGTCGTCGTCCCGTTGATGCGCTACACTCCATTTTCACCGTGAAGTTCCCTTCAAATGTACGTTGAAACCGACCATCCACGATCAACCAATACTCTTGTCCCGGTTGGATGTCCACTCCGACCGTGAGCTCGAGAGACGGCCTTGTGTGAATACCGGTACAGCCGTCTTCGGTTTCGTGGAGGATGGTGGCGCCCCCCACCTCCGCCATCCGCAGACGAGCTTTGAACTCGGTATCACATCCATTGAACACGACCGTCCCCGCCGACGGGGCGTAAAAGGTCAAGACGGCTTCACCACTATCCCCGCCGTATAAAATGGTCGCATTTCCGATGGTGTCTCCACGTACGGTGTTTCCGCAGACAATGGGGACGCTTGGTCCAAGAGTCGGTTGAATGGTCGGACTGTTCGACGGAGAGGCGGTCGGTATTCCAGTGGGGGGCGTCTCCGTTGGGGAGAGTGACGGAGAGACACTGGGCGACTCCGTTGGGGAGAGTATAGTTGGGGACGCCGTGGTGGGCAGCATGGATGGCACAGGAGTGGGGGGTACAGTGGGCGGAGGAGGCTGGATGAGTCCTTCACGAAGTTCATACACCCGTGAGAACTGGTTGTAATTATCGACGGGTTGTAGGTCGAAAAGAAGATTGTCCGCCGCCTTGACTGAGTGTCCCACCATTGTGCTGTTGTATGCAGTGGTCCCCCAAGGAACCGTCGAAAGCGCACCGACAATCGTTTTCGTCTCTTTAAGATACACCAATGTCAACGTGACCGAATGGTTGACCATGGCATTCGACCATTCCGATGCGAGGGTCTGGTCGGCGGCGGTGGTCGATGTAATCTGATAGATGAGGTCCCATTGAGTGGTCGGTGCGTATTGAGCCCTCGCATTGATCGCGCCGCCGGGGTCGTCGCCCGGGATGTGCGGGAGGATGACGGACCCCGGGAACAAGGGATGGGGGTCCGATGTGGTCAGTACTACCATTTCACAGCCTACGGGGGGGTTCCCGTCCCCGTTGTGGTATGTGATGCATCCCTCACGGTAGCTCATGGACGCACAGATAGATTTACATCGCTCAATCCAGTCCATCTTCGCCCCCGTGCCGCATGGTACGCATCGAGTACTGGTCGAATGGTCGACCGTCGGAGGGGGCGTGGGGGCATTCGGTGCGGTGTGTCCTGGAAACCGGGTAGTTGGGGGTTGGGTTGCAGTGGGTCTCGACGTTCCGTCCGTCACATCCCAATCCCAATCCGTATCATAGTACGTTCCCGTGATGTTGATTGGGGTGGGCGGAGATGCGCCCCATTCCTTCCGTTGACCAAGCTTTTCCAGCTCCTCCACGGCAATATTATAATCGTCGGCGGTCCATTCGAGTTGATTGGTCGGCAGTACAATCGGTAAATAGGAGCTACACTGTCCGTTCGGCATGCTTGGTTCGATACATGTTCCGTGCCCCCCACACATTTGAAACGTTTCGTTCCTGTCCCGGATTTCCGCGCATTGGCATGCATCTCCAGTAAATCGGATTGCGAGCCTCCCCGAACTTCCGTCCGCGTGAATGTCATCAAACGCCGCACAAGAGCATTTCTGGAGCTTGGTCCGGTTCGTCTCCGTCCTGAGCCACGACCCTCGCCCCGACTGCTCCCCACATACCCAGCGTTGCATTACTCCTCGGGTAGGATCCCAATGCATGGCTCCAATCCGCGCGTGACAATTGAATCCGGTGTAATTGGCGGTACACATGCAATCCGTCACCGTACATCCCTGACTGCCGTAATCAACGCCGTCCCGTTCACGGGCCTCTTGGAGAATCGCCTTGTACTCGTCGGACAAAAAGCTCGCGGACCAGGATAGCCCATTCCCCCCACATATGTCGGGTTCTTGGGTACACGTGCACATCGGCCCGGTATACCCGTCGTCGCAAACACATCCATCGTCGGCGAAGGTGCATTCATGGGCGTCCAAATTGATGCTCTGGTCGTGGGGACAACAGACTCCATGGCCGGAACACCATTCTTGCGTTGTGCGGCGGAAATTATTCGAGTATCCGTCGGATACGGTTCCCTTGGTTGGAATGGGAATGGGGCACGTGCACGAGCGACCGTGCCATCGTTCTTTACAGTCGCACGACGCCTTCTCAAAGGAGGGAGGGACGCTATACAACACCCAACCCTCGGTGATGTTGGTGTGGATCCCCTTACAGAGCTGACACGTTCCGTTGTTCACCGCAAATAAATTCGGTCCATTGATACAGTCGTAATCGCTCATACAATACTCTCCGCAGATTCGTACCTGTTCTCTGAGCGTGATGTTCGTATGCATCGGTTTCTCGACCGATAGGGCCTTACAACTCGTCCCGGTGGCGCGCTTACCCTCTTCCCATCGCCGAATTGACCCCCCAATATGACACGAGCCGCGTTCCGACCCCCCACATGGAACATAGTCCGCGCACCCAGTCGGAGTCAAACATCGCCCGGACCCGGGACACGTCGCGTCCTCCCCGCATGACCGTCCTCGGTCATTCGAACAGACCGACCCATCCACCCGTGGGACTCGAGGGGGGGGGCACGAATGCCGAGTCTCAAAGCTACGGCTCCACGACGCGGTGTTAAACTGCATCGATACGTTTTGTAATGGATCCACGAGGGTATACTGGTCGTTTCCATCGTACCGTTCCTTTCCAGTTCCAGTACGGATGGGGGGGGATGCGGGGCACATGCACAAGTTCGGTGGCGTGTGCTGACGGTTCTTAAAGCCTGGAACGATGTTTTCTCGATTATCCGATTCACACGCGTTGCACTGGATTGTACCATTGGTGTCCGTATTCCGACAATAATTTGCGCCGTCCTTGGTGTCCATGGTTGGATAATTCCACGGACACATTTGCTTCGCCGGGGCTTGATGAACATACTCCGCGGCGGCGCCCCCCGACGGTCCAAAGTTCGGGTCACATTGACATTGAAGTTGAGGCACGGGGAGAGTGGCTTGGTAAAAACAGTGTCCTCGCACCCCATCGTCCATTGTGCAGTTCTTGATGAAATTCCGCACCACGTCTTTCTCGTACGCCCCAACATAGTTGGTGGACAGCCTTCGATACACTCGCTGCTCGGGCGGCGTATCAATTCGCGCACAGGAACCATGGCGTAACGTGCACAAACGGGATCTCGGGTGGTATGAAAAGTACGTACAGGGTCCTTTTCGGTCGTGTATATCCAGGATAGCGGCGTCGTCAGAACTGGCATCGGTACATTTTTCGGAACACGCCACCACCCCCGACCCCCCGCCGTTCATGGGCCCCAGCTCTGCGGTTACGCAGCCCCCCTTGTTACACTCGTCACAAGACCCTTCGCCCATAAAGCGATAATCGCCCATTTTGAAGTACACACGCGATGCACGATACACGATAGCGCGCGCTGCCAATTCCATATATGCTCTTGCGTTAATTTCGTCGCCGGTGGAATCGATCCCGGGGGGCACACAATGGGTGTACAAGGTACAACGCGTCGTATGATACGCAAACGCTTTGCAACGTGGTTGATTCGAACAACGGATTCGACACTCATTCTCATTCATTTCGGAACCAGTTGGAGGGCGATATATCCGAAGCACCGTACTCATGCCTTTCTTGAGAAGGTCGGTGATTTGGTCGATCCGTACAACTCCTCCGAACTCCTTCGAAAACAAGGCCAGCCTATCTCCGTTGTTGGGCATTTTCATAACATCCAGGGCCTCACCGTCCGCGTTGATATAGGCGGACTGATACACCCCCCACGTATTATCTCGTTTGATCATCTCCGTTGCGTTTCCAGAGGGGTCGACGGGTTCCAACCGGGTCAAGCAATTCCCCAGGGACCAATGTGGGTCATAGGACGTTAACTCATTTTTGGTGGGGCACCGTTTTTCTTCGCAGCTATCTCCAAACCAACCGAATTCACATTTACACTGCGCCGCGTCGCCCCTCCATGGAAATCCATCTTGACCATAGGCGAACAAAGACGCGGTTTTTTGTGAGACCTGTATGAACGTCTGGGGGGGCTCTCGCCCAATATCCTCGGCGGGCTTATAACAGACCATCCCCGCCTTGTGGTTTTTTCTCGGCTTCGCATAGGCGCCCACATTCGTGTCCATAATAAGGGTGTTGCTTACCCAAACCGACCATCGTTCTTTCGGAACGGACGGTCGAGGGTTGGCCATCATTAGGATATTGCCAATAAAATAGTCCACATCGGTGGGCTTTAACCAGTCGGTTTTCTGATAGAGGCGGGCCCCATCGGATTTACAGATCTGACTGGCCGCATCTCTTCCCGCAAGCACCGGAACTTCCCAAGGGTCGCCGGGTGCCTCGGATGGCTCATGACGATAATTGTAGCAGTTGTTCTTAAACAGAACATAATGCTTGTCACACCGGTCGGCTTGTCGCTGAGGGATTTTACACATAAATGGACGGACTTGTTTATGCTTGTGGGAAAAACCATACCCGGGTCTCAGCTTCGAAAAGCCGGTGCGAATTCGATTCTCCGATTCATCGATGTGGATGTACATTCCGAACAAAAACTCTTCCGTTACGCGGTTGTCGTCCTGATCCGCTTCGGTAATCGGCGCAAATTCCATGATTCGGGAGTCCACCATCCCGGGCTCCAGAGCGTTGACCCCCCCAGCAGCTCGCGCCTGAAACCACTCTTCTTTATCCTTCATATACTGGGCGAACCGACCACTCTCGGAACGTCCTAACCACTTCGTTTCCAGACTGCACCGGGCGGGGTAGCAGGACGAATCCGCACAATTCGCATTGTTTCGGTCTTGGGGTTGTCCAACGACGGTGCTGGAAGATTTTCCGGATTTTAACCCCCAGATACACGTCCCGGCGCCGTCGTTTGGATTCAGGCCCGGGTCGTTATCCATAAAAATCAACTCGAAAAAAGTCCCCCGCCCGGGGTCTCCTGCGGGGGTTTTGACGGCGGAGCTGAATCCATGTGCGGAGAGGAGCGCTCCAATGTCCAGGTTCGTTATTTCTCCCGCGCCATCGAAATCGTCTTGGCCGGTTTTGATGCTCATTATCCTACAGTTTTGATGCATTCCAAAATTGTCACACTGGTATGCATGATTAATGTAGGGGTCGGTATTCCCTTCGCTGGCCCCCGTTGCACCGTACTTCCAAAAGACGTCGAGATTGCCTAATTCCACCCAACAATAATTTCGGTCGCTTTTACATCCCTCGCCACCGCGCGGCCAACACCAACAACCCGAACCTACCGGATATTCTCGGTCTGGGAGCACAAACTGCTTCACCCACATCGCGGAAAAGGTTTTCGCGGGATCATCCATCCAATACGTTTTGTCGAGCGTCGCGTTGGGCGACTCCCGTATGATACAGGTCGGTACACCGTCTATTTTTCCTCTCCCGTTTCCGACGGTCCTGGTTAACAAGTGATCAAGCTCGTTCTTGTGTTGGCGCTTTAGTATCGTTCCAACGATCGCCACACACGCGTGCGTGCTGTATTTGGGATCGGCCTCGGCGTCTTGAATGCGTTTGAATACGGCGCTGGGAGACTCCTCCCCATTATCACTTGCGGTGATTTTCGTCCTCATTGCGCGGGTGTGGTGCATCTCCCCACATTCGCCGAGTTTCCCCCTCACCTCCATAAAATTCATGGTTGCATCCTCTTCTGTCCCGACACACTTAATAAGATTATTGACGGGAAGCCCATACGACGTGCCAGGAGGATAGATGGAACCAATCTCAGAGATTAATTCACATTTGTAGATGGTGCCATGTTTGGATGGCCTGCGCGGCGTTTTTTTCGTGTATTTTACACCACGACAAAACGCCGGATAGCGTTGACAGATTTGTACACACTCGTCCAGGCGAAACAATGGGGGGTCGGTCGTATTCTTCATGATGGGAACCCCGATCCCCGTACGTTCCATTTCTCCTATCGGGATTTCGTTGTATCCGTCCCAAGCCACCATTGTATCATTACGCTGATCATCAAAGGTAAACGTATCCCCATTGTACCCTTGAAGACTGCTCGCTTTCGCCATCATCTGAACATCCGCGCCGGGAACCAGTGTGTCGGTCCACGGCATCTCCGACCCCCACCCCGACCCCGATGCCCAGGCGGTCGGGACCTGGCAAAATTGCTGGATGAGTGGCGTCCGAACAACGGATGGATGAGCCCATGCAGCGTAGTCGTTGATCGCGTCACAGGGAGTGCGCCGAACAACGAGGAAGGACACATCCAGATGCACCTTTCCGCGCCATCCATGAGAAAATATTCCGAGTCCAATGTCCGAGGAATGGGTAAGAGGGTTGATACCAGAATTCAACCCAAACAACTTGCATGTTGTTGGTCCCGGGTTTAAGGAGTGAGAATATAACAAATCACCTGTAAAATGATACGAAAATGCATCGCAGTCACCATCGTGGAAACATTGGTCTCGACAATCGGCAAGGGAACCGTCCCCGTCACCCTGAGTAAGCCATGTGTCTAACACGCCGCTCATGTCCTGAACATCAACAGGGGTAACGATTGTCTTCAGAATGGACGCTGGAGTACATGGACCGCCTACGCCACATAATGGTACCCACTCACCCTGCCCATAGTATCGAGCGAACGTACTCGAAGATATGTCCATTTTTTGAGTAGGATACTGATAATCGTGCATTGCACCGTGTCCATACGGTCCTCCCGGAGGAGGACCGTAGGACTGAAGTGGTCCATATCTCTTCACCGGGTCGTAGTAATATCTTCTGTCATCCTTCCCGTCTTTATCCGGTCTTGTGGCCCATACTTTGTTGGTGAGTACCTTGATACCCAATTGCCACCCGTTATACGGCCTGTGAAACATAAAGACCGCCGGGTACCAGCCACCCCATGGAACCGTCCCTGTCGAATTGAACATGGGCATCCCCGCCGGTTGGAGTAAGCGGGAATTGTCGACCTCTGCCACGGGGGCTGTAAATAACGCCGGCGAGGGTCCCGAAGCGACCGACATGTTACTATTCATACGGGAACACGTATACGCCGGTAAAAAACCTTGGCGGCCGGTACACAGGGCGTTCATGACTTGTTCGGGACCATTTACAGTACCATATCGGTCTTCACACGAGTCACACCGTGCGAAGAAATCCATTATACAAATGCAATCTGACTCCGGAGGATCTATGCAAGTGGCATGCGCGACGGTTTCGCCGCTTTCTTCGTGCTGGCGGATACTGGTCATGTTACACATGTTGCCTTGGGGGATGGGCATTTCGGCACTGATGTAGCGCGGCATTGTCTTATACGTGAAGTCCTTACAGAGCCCCGTACTCATATAAAAGGGTGCTATGGTCTGTGGTTTGATAGAGGGGGCTTCTCCTAGTCTCGTGTGTTGCTTTCCAGCGCCCGGTTTTACGAAACACCCCAGACGGTCATCATTCGGTTCCGCCAACCGGGTTTCTCGATCCTCTTTATTAGCCTCCGTCGGAAACACTGCCCAAGGTTGGTCGATGGTGTGCACGTTCCATCTTTTCCACGTACGGTGCGTTGTCCCGGTGGTGCCCGTCGCTGGACCCAAGGCAACATACGTTGCACAACAGGTTGGGTCGTATTTACAGTCTTCGACCAGCTGGAGAGGCATTTTTATAGTATCCGTACCGGACGTCGGTAACGAAGCCGTTTGCTGTTGAAACGCAACAGTGGCAGACGCCCCAGAGTTCGCCTTAATGAGCCTGAAGTGTGCCGTGGATGGAACGTTGGCGGTAGAGGGACACATTTCGGTATCATATCGGACCATCTGTCCACTCATGACGGAAGACGCCCCAAAGAGAGTCCCAATGACCTCTTTCAGATCATTGATGGCGGATGCTTTATACATCGCCACTTCCTTTGCGGTCGGGTCGGTGCAATTCCGTGGACCAATTTTCCGACCCGCTCCAATCCACATTGTGAACAATGGTTCGTTGGAATGCCGGAAAAATTCATTCACAATATCGTAATCGTGGTCCCGCGGTGCCCGCATCGAAATTTGCCCGCCCCCTAGTCCGATACAAAACGCATTCGCGTCTTGCCACGTCCTTTTGAAGTGGGTCGTTGAAAACGCATACACATACCCGTTCAGTGGAAAGCGCTGTAAATCGACGGGAGGAAAATGCATGATATCCCGTCGCCCGCTTGTTCGCAACCAGGGGACATTGGCGTCGAGTTCGATGGGTTTTGGGTCATCCCCCATGGATTGAAACACACAATGACCCCCACATTGTTCAAAAGGAGCACAGTTGGGAAATAGATCCCGGGTATTGCTCCCCGCCTTACCCTCGTGGTAATTGCAAATGCGGGTTTGTAAATACCGAGTTGCGCCTACGGCCGGTTCGCCCATGATACTCGATCGTAACCACGAGGTGCTAGGCACCACATTGTCGACGAGATCGTCTTTGTTCACTTTCGCTCGCTCGAAAGGAACCTCCACCACCGACGGGCAGGCGCAGTTCGGCCCCGCGCCGCTTTCGATCACAAATGACGATTCGGTCTCTTTCAGTTGATCGACACAGGTGGCATCGTACCGATTATAATCATTGGATTCGATCGACCCGAGATCATCGTTGGTCTGAAAGGTCGCCGTACTGTCCAACCAGCCCCGAAACGCCTTTGTCCAGGGTTCATATTCGATGAAATTCAGTTCGGTGCGTAACCGCAGTTTCCCACTAAACGCACTCTTATCGAGTTTGTGCGAATTGAGGAGCCCCGGGACGCACGCATAGACGTACGCGTCCGCGTTTGTTTCTTCGGGTTCATCCCGTTTGTCCGGAGAACTCGAATCATCGTCGTAATGTTGAAGGAACTCGGAGTAAAACGTGTGTTGTAGCCAGTCGAGATGCTTTTGTATATTTACAGCACCGTTGAATTCCGATAGGAGTACACCTCGGAGGTAGTCGCGTCCATCGTCGGTTAAGAATCCTTTCTGCACGCTGGATTTGACCATTTCCATGATGAAATCCACGATCAAGCGGCTGTTGCATTGAATGTTTCCGGAGAGACACCTGGGCCAGAGCGGGGGATGTTTTCGTTCGATGCCCCGGTCGCCGGGGTAACAGGAGAAGTCCACCGGACTCATTGTTTTACCAATCATCGTCACCAACAAGGTGTTCGCCGCGTACCGTTGGTCGCGGGTGTAATAATGGGCCGCGTACCCCCATAACTGTGCGGAGTCCCGCGGGGCAACGCACCCGGGTTCAGTGGTCGACAACGGTATCATCCCACTCCCTGCCGCCACCAATAGGATGAGTTCTGGCGTGTGTGGTAGTCCTCGTTGGCAGAACGTTTTATAATAAAACATGGTGTGCCAAAAAAGCATGCCGATTTCCGACAGCCATTTGTTGCTCGTTGTATCTCGCCCCTTGAACCATTGGAAATCCCCGGCTTCACCGTTCTGTCGCCACGACACCGCGTCAGAACAATACCTGACGAGATGGTTTCTCAATAGAGTGCCCCATACACGTTTCGATCCGCTCACGTGGGGGTCGGATTCCCCCTCTACCTTATTTTTATCCGTGTACCTCGTACCGGCATCGGCCGCGGCCAGTCGACAAGGGCGGTTCTTGGCATCGATATAATTTTCACAATTGTCATGGACGAGAAAACGCTGCATAAACTGCTTGTGGTACGTAAAATACTGATTCCCTCCCGAATACGCATCTTGTCCCAAGCATTCGCACCGCGACTGCCCGGGAGTCAGGCCCGTTGAGAGCGACGATCCGCCGCCCATTATGTCCTTTGGACAGTTCGTAACGTCCACTTGTTGTTTGTATAAACGACGATTGTGTCGGCGTCTACGAAATACCTTGTGGCCTTGTTTGTGGTTGGATTCATTATACTCTATTTGTGTGAGCGGGGCGTCCAAGCACAGTTCACACCACCCCCCCGTCTGCACGTCTTTAACGCCCGTATCCGACACCTGACATACGACGTCCGACACCTGGTATCCACGACAGTTCCTTGACGAACCTGGGACCGTTGGGTCGTTTAGTTTGTAACATTCGTAGGCACATTGGTCTTCATAGGTAACGCTTCGATTGGATTTCCACTCCACGACGTTGACATCGTCGGCTACCGTGCACTTCGACGTTTTGTCGTTGGTCCCCGCTTGCTCCTCGTCCGGTACATAGTAGAGGATACAATCGTTCTGTTGTCGGAAGTACGTTACCCGGTCATCGTTGGGGATGATCTGGGAGTCCTCGAAACAGCCTTTGATATCGGTGATCGGGTTCGCCCGTATGTAGTCGAAGGAGGCGTTTGTAACCGTTTCCGACCAGTCAGTGTTGGTTAACCACGTGGTTGAAACCGTGGTGGTACACGTCGAACGGTCTTCAAACTCGTTATTGTACCGTTTGTCAAACCACTGTTCACCTTCACATTCGAGTGTCGAAAGTGTAGTTGTATTGGTGGTGGAGCACGTTTCGGCCAACACCGTCACCTGGCAGATACCTACGTTACCCCCGTACGCCGTTACGATGACCACGTTGCCGGAGACGGTAGTGTCGCATCGGATATTGGTTAGTCCACTTCGCGCCGTTGTCGGGTGTGTACATTTGGTCCATTGAGATGGTCGTGGTACACTGTCTCCGTCGGTCGTGGTAATATACACGTTGAATTGTGTATGGGTGGTGGAAGAATGGGCCCTTATGGCGAGTCCGGAGACCATGGACGCATCCTGAAGGCGGATAATCATGGTATCTCGACCAGCTGTCATTTGTTCGTACATGACACAGTTGGCGTTTTGTAGTCGTGACTGACAAGCATCATCACACGCGTCAAAGAACGATTCGAATTCGATGCTTTTTATCGCAGGGTTTGTTGTAGCCCGTACAGCGGCAACGCATGTCGCGTCATGGATACAGTCGAACATACAGTCGTTGGAGGATAGGACGTTCGCGGTCGACGAATAACAGGTTAAGGTCGGGACCATCATGCTGGCGCCCGATCCAGACTGCACATGTTGATAACATGACCCTTCCCCCGCCCCAGGATATACGTTTCCCGTGAAGCTCAATGTGTCCATTGGAGAATGATACTGGGACACGACGGGCGATTTACGATGAAACACGGTACACCGATCCTTTCCTTCCTCTCCAATGTGCGCGAATGCCGCCTCGGCGGTGGAATGAGCCGTCCCATGGAAGCTAATCCCGTGACAGTCCGTTCCTTTCCGTAAGCACAACTCCATGCACGCTTGTCCGTAGAGGCTATGTCCGTCCACTTCCGCGGCGTGATTGGGGACATGTTGGCTCATGGACCACAAGAATCCGGGCGTTTTCTTTCTCGGGGGGAGGATATCACACGGTCTTTCGGTATAGATCGGAATAAAGGCGTTTTTGCGAACGATGACCTTGTCCTGATCCGCTTCGGCGAGATGTCGGTAGCAAGTGTTCCGTCCTTGGACCCATTCGTTTCCCAACGTCGCATTCGAGGTTGTACATATTATACCATCCCAAGACAACGTGCGACAGTTCGAACCACACGTGCTTTTACACGCATCGAACGAATGAGCGGTCGACACCGACACGTCTCCGGTGGTACAGGATACCCATTTGCCCGGAATTTCCACCCACTCCGTCGGAGTCAGATCGAACGCACACTGAAACAGTTCATTGGCCAGGCTGTTGGTGATAACCGATGGCTCCCCGTTCAGGTGGCGATAAAGGGCGCGGAGTTTCCAATGGTCGTCGGAGGAGACGGAATGGCGGGGATGGGCGTCGTGGGTGGTCAGGAGATGGTGGACGAGGTCCCGTTGGTGCTGGAATGTAGTGAGCCGTTTCACGGTCACGCCCAAACACTGGTCGGTTTCCTCACATTTCTGTAGAGCGGTACTGATCGTTGGTTGGATCTTTACACAGGTGTCTTGAATGCACGGGGCGACGCATTTGATGGGGGCATTTACACCCGCATTGGTCGGGGTCACGCACGTTTCTTCCGGCGGACAATCGTTATTTCCGGGAGTGCACGGGCTATACGTGCCATTACAATACTGGTTCACCCCTTCCATCCGAGCCAACTCGTCCCCGAAGGACCCGTTAATCCTGACGGACGTGCCATCGCTCAGCATCATGGTGTACGCGGTATCGTTGTATGACGTTGGGCAATAATGCGTGGGATTCGTCGGACACACCTGGTCGCAGCTCGAACAGTCCTGCACGGATATTCCTGTGATGTTACATGTAGTCGATATCAGCGGCACCGAGTTGGAGCAGCTGGTTCGACGATGTCGGTTGTAATTAGGCGACACGCATAGTTCATCCAGGCTGGTGTTGGCAGCGTTACACTCATCCCCCCCACCCGAGTGCCGAGCGGGAGCGGGAAAAAACGAGCATTTGGTCGTGATGTCATTGGTATCCTTCATTGCCGTATCACATAAGATGGCGCACGTCTCGTTGTCCTGTTTGGTTACCCGTAACCGAAAGCCTTCCCCGGGGATACTCAGGTCAATGTCCGACGCGTTGTTTACCGTTGTGGGGCCGACGCCCGTGCATTTGGGGATGTTGACGGCTTGGTAACTTTTCTCACAGTAGTTGATTTCGACTGGAGTTCCGGAACACTTCCACGCATTGGATGGTTCTTGTTGGAAGTGGATCTTATCCATCCATTCCGCGTGTTGACATCGTCCATTGCCGGGGCAAGGTTCCTGTATTCCCCCGACGTGGGACGACCCCAAGTGTTTACAGTAGTCTTCATCCATCTCTGTTGGGAGACAGCTAATTTCACAGGTCAACGCAAGATCCGTGGAACACCGTTTTCGGAGAAGACACATGGCCGGGGCGGCCGCCGGGAAATTTTTGACGGTTTTGACGGGACCAAGACACGGCGAATGGCCAAAACGGTTGTCTCGACACTCTTCCTCGAATTCGGGGTCGTACTTGTCTTTGTCCCAATGACGTACCAATCGTTGTTGCCATGCCAGGGTTTCTTCGGTACCATTGAAACAATTGGTATTCACGTGCGACGAGAGCGGCTTGTCCACATCGTCGCATCCGTGCGGATACCCCGTGATGACATCCTGTAACATTCCGGTTCGCAAGAGTCGACCAATGTCGGTACACACACACGCAAAACGCGAATCGATGTCACATGTGCGTGGATTCACACACGAATTCAATGATTTGGACGACCATTCGTAACACCCCTTGTCTTTCCCGGTCCGGGACCGAACAACGTCGGTGTCTTTGTTGTCGTACGTAAGCACGTCGGACACCCCAAAACCCCCACACACGCGGCGTTTTCCTTTCCATTTCACTGCTGGACATTCACACCCTTCGCCCGCAAAGGGGGCGCCACACTGACATCCAAAGTCTTCCTCGACGTGATGGATTTGTCGTCGCAATACGCATTTGTTGTCGGGCACGGTGCTGGTGATCCGACAAGGAGGATACACCCACGCTCCCGTGCTTTTCGGGAGATACGTGGGTTGTGTGGTCATCGCGACCATGGCGGGACACGGGACCGCCAAATCACAGTACTCGGGGGTGGATGCACACACCTGCTGCGACACTCGAGTGACTGGATGAATGCGTCGCCCACAGTCGACGGGAAAATTTTTGGTCAACGACACGTCACAATAATCGCGTAGGTCTTGCCACATGGAGCCTAAAGGAAGGTCGGAATGAAAGTCGACGTCCCACAATTTTCGCATATCCAGGTTTCGAAACATGGAGAACAACTTCATAATCATTTTGTCGTCGGAGGAGATGGACTGGTTGGTGATGGTGAAATAGTGTCCGAGGTGGATGGACGCGTTTACATCGTCGTTGGGCGGGCGTGGGACATCGAGGATCCGTTGCCGGTATTGATCCCAAACACGTTGGAAGGCCGCTTCACATTCCCCGCGTTGCTGTTCAAAATACGCCACCTGTGGCGTATCCAACCACGCCTCTGGTTTGGTACAGGGGTTGATTCGATTACATGCCGCATTGGACCCGGTCGACAAACATTCCACATAGATCTCACAGCCTTCTCCATCACTGTTTCGGGGGTTATCCACGTAGCCTTTCCCCTCGATTTCATCAAGGTCACAAGCACACGTCCCATCCGCACGACACGTCCCATGATTATGACAGGAGTACACAAGAGGGACATCGGGAAACGAACAGTCCTTGGATGGTCGGCAGCTCACTACTCCGGTCTTTACTAATCGACACGGCACTTGTTCACAGAGGTCGATGTTATTAACGTCGCACCGACACATGTCCCAAAAGGAGCCATCGTCCGGATCGGGCCCGGTTGGACATCCGCAGGGTCCGAACCATTTTCCAGTTCGGTTCTTATTGGGGTGGGCGGACGACGTCGTCGTTGTCCAGGCGGTGTCGTGAATCATATCCCACTCCGACCAAAAAATGTCATGGGGGGACTCCAAACACTCGTAATCGTCACAATATTCTCCCCCAAATCCATTGGACATGAGTTCGGTGGTTTGGGAAACAAACGCAATGTCTCGAAACGGGTCCCGGGTTTTGCCACAAAAACATTTCGGGGACTGGGAGGAGTCTTCCGTATACGAAATACCCTTCCCGGAGCACGGGAGGGCGGATTGGAGGTCTTTCCCGCGTTCACAATCCCATTGATTGATGGCGCATTTGCCTTTACAATCCATGCGCCGATCCGTAAAGTCCTCTTCGGGCGTACCTGCAAAACACCCCATCGGGACCTTGCACTCATTGGGTGGCCGGCAGTCGCGATCTAGACACCATTTTGACGAATGTTTTTGCCAGTTGTTATTGTCTTCATTGGCGAACCAATCGTCGGGGTACGATCGTTTCCCAAACGACCCTGTTCGGTAGGCATACGGAAATTCTACGTTGGTCGTAATGTCTTCGGAGATGACAAAGGTCCGGAACACCCCGGGCTGGCAGGCGCACGACCCATCGGTAAGACACGCCCCTTGATTGTTGCAAAGAGGATACATTCGTTCACTCAAGGCACATTCGCTTCGCCCCTTCACGCATTGACCGTTCCGACACCGGTAGGGAAAATCGTCATACCGGGTGTAGTTCGCCCACATGCACTCGGTTGCTTCTGGGTTGGACGCGTTCTTGTTCGGCGTCGTTTCCGGATTCCGTCGACACACGAGCTTCGAGTTCGTACATTGGGATGAATTCGTGCACGCCTGCCCAAAATAGGCTTCGTCTCTCTGCATGAGATACACCCCTTTCTCCGAGCGACGGGCGAAGGGGCAGGTCGTGAACACGTCTTCATTATTGGGGGCGACCACTTTCCGTTTCAATACCACGCCAAAAGGCGCAAACTGGGCGGAAATGGGACGCATCATTCCTTGAGCGATCTTATAGTCGTACAATTCCTGGATGTCGGCGGTGGTATAGTAGCCGGCTTCGGGCTTTACGGGGGCCTGGGGTGGATGTTGTCGCAAGGGGGGGGGTCCCCCGCACGCACACTCTTCGTCCCCAGGGACGTTATCGGACGAGGGACGCGCGCGACGGCAGGTGTGAAATTCACACCGCGGGCCGGAATACCCTTCCGCACAAATGCACCCATATTCGTTTTCAAATGCGGTGAATTGATAACATCCGTTTCCGTAGCACAAGTATGTGGCGTTACATTGGTCCGGGTGTTCGACGCAACGCCCGTTCTCGCACCGATGCAAGTAGGTATTATTGGACCCCAATTTACACAGCTGATCCCCACAGTCCTCCGGGTTGATTCGGTGGGAGTCCACCCTGTAGACTACGCGGAGGGCATGTTGATTCGTCTCATCGTCCTTCAGACGAGCCCGGGTCAATTCCGTCGTTAAGACTGGACGAAAATCCGGACGGACCGTGGTTTGAACCGCGTGTTCAAACGCGGTAAAGCCGTCGACGGTTTCTTCGCACCGACACGGAGTGTCCGCAATACATTTGCACGTCGTTGATGGTGGGCATGTGCAATTCCACCACGCCTTTTCGTACACATACAGACCGACGAGGTGGTCGATTCCGACGAACGTTACCGTGATGGTGTTGCCATTCTGCAGGCCGTTGGTATCCGTGTGTTCATAACAGTGCTCGGTATAGGTGGTCCACAACGTTTTATTGGGACAGATGGCGACATCGGACAGTGTACGGTTCCTCGTCTGGATTTGGACGAATTGTATCTCGACGGGATCGGGAAAGGTCAGTTGCACCTGGGCGGTTGCTTGGTGGGACCACGACCCCTCCGTGAGATTGAGAATGGAGGAGATGTCCTCGTTGTTTTCACTCGCCCACGCCGTCACTCCCCTCACCCGCGTTTGCTCGACCCGTTGGCAGAGACAGTTTTGTTCGTGGTAGACCGACGCCCAAATGCCCCTTGCACAGGTACCGTCCGGACATCGGAACGGTTTTTCGATACATTCCTCGCACCCCTGCTCGTATTCGGCCTTCCCAGCCAGGGAAGGGGCCCCGGTGAGGTTTCCGATCTTGCGGTGGATCGTCCCATCTACGCCCCGTTGTAAATAATACCCGGTCATTTTTTTTGTTCGACCATTCTCGTCCCACCACCGGTTGTTTAACGTGACCTTGGAGAGACACGTCGTACAGGCACAAGGGGTCACAATCTCGTCCATCGTGGTTAGGTGTACGGCATCAATGGCCGCCTGTCCCGGTCCCAACACAACCTGTAAGTGATACTCTTTGGGTTCCGGATGGTAAAACCAGCTGGCGTTCTCCAGGCTGATGTTGCTGGGATTATGGACCGGGATGATCGAACAATTCTTGTTCTCCTTGCGTACTTGTTCCAAGGTGCGTACTTCGACCACGGATGATCCATTGACAAAAACGATGCGGGGAATAGAATGTTGGAAACATTGGGCGAGAATCATGTACCAAAGGTCCCCATTGTCGGGTCTCAGGTGGACCTTCCCCACCCCCTGTACGGCTGGACGACGTTCCAAGCCGCCCGAGCCCAACGTCACCTTCTTCCACCCACGCTCCGGGTCCCCGGCCTCCCAGTGAAAGGTGGACCATTGCCCATCGTCGACACGCCATCGAAATTCGACGTTCCCCCGCGTATACGCCGACAAACGGAGAAAGGGGTGTGCGAGGGTTCGTTCCAAGCTCGCCTGTGTACACTCGACGAAGGCGGTATTTTGAGCATATCCGATGGCGTCGGTGTTCAGTTGGGTGATATTGTGGCGAATATATTCCACGGCGGTCGCGACATCGCCTCTAGACCACCGAAGGGCGGCTTTCGCCTGAGGGGGGGTACAAGAGACCATGTTCATCAACATGCGTTCAGAGGGGGAAAGAAAACGCTCGTTTTCTGGGAGAGATAGATTTCCTTCGTTTCCCCGGAACACGCGGAAATAGTCCAGTTGACCCGCCGTTACGGCGTTTCCGGTCCACCCGGAGTCGGACAGGGATAACTCCGTCTGACAGCGGGCTTCGGAGACGTCCGTGAACCCACAGAGCGGGTCGTCGCGATCAAAATGACACGGCGGTGAGAGACGCAGAGGGTCCCGGTTTCCGGACACATACCCCGTACGACACTCCCACCCCTCCGGAGTTTTCTTCCCATGGCGTCGGTCTTCCACGCAATCTCCGTTTCCGCACCGAATGGGCCGGTCTTCCGGACACGCGGTCTCGTACGCGCATTGTTTTTGCCAGTCGCCTTTATTGCGTATACAGTGGTCCGAACCAAAGGGGACACACGAAACATATTCCGCCTTTTCGTCCGGATTCGACTCCGGGGGCTCATAGCATAAGGTCTCACACCCATAACGACCAATGTTGGAGGTTGCTTCCGGGTTAAATCCACGCCCGTACATTCGATGCCCGTTGTCCGAACACAGCTTGTCGTCCGTTTTGGGGCACGTTCCGAACCAACACGCTCCTCGTGGCCCACTGTAATGTTCTTCATCGCAATAACATTTGTAAATCCCGGGAACGGTGGTATTGATCCAGATATAATCACTTACGTTGATGTCGATCCGGCCACAATAAGGGCGGTTCCACAAGCGTTCAATGAACTTGTTCTCCGTAATGAGTTCTTGATGCTTATGGGAGTAGGTGTTGTATCGAAGCCACGTCAGCGTCCCGTTACACTGGCACCCTTTGCCGGAGGTCGTATCGTTGGTGTAAAAATCCACGTGGAGATCCCCATTTGCACTGCAAATTTGGTTGGTGGTGTCCGTGGGGCACCCAATGTACTGGCACCGTTCCCCAAAAAAGGGAATGTCGCACTGACAGCGGGGCACTTCGGGGGATTGCAGATTTGCGTTCAACGCGGCTTTCAAGTGCGCCTTGCATTCCGGCGTTCCCCACCCTCCGCGGCGGGAAAACCCGTTGGCGGCGGTGGGGGTGGTTTGGGAGCAGGGGCTCGTCTTGGGGGTGATGACGAACGGGTTGCACTGCCCGCGCCCAAGGCACATGTAGTTGGAGGGGGCGTCGTAGGCCGGACACGCGGTGTTTTCACACGCTTCCCCCGAAAACAGGGGATGGATACACTCGCAAAAACCCGAACCCAAACATCGTCCATAGGGTGTATTGCATTCTCGAGCCTGAAATTCGGGACAACTGGCATGAAATACCCCAAGCCACTTACACCACAAGAGGAGGATGTATAAAAACACGGGACCACAAATGCCGCCCGCCACACTACAGACGACTTCCCAGAAGGAATGGGACATGTCATTGGGATGGTGGTATTTTCTTCCAATGTGCGCGGGCAATGTCCGACGTTTCTCGCGAACGATCGACGGTCGTCTCCGTCGCATAAAGGAAACCGCCAACACCATAGATTACCACTCAAGGTTTGATAAATATATATAGTTCATTTATTCCCCATCATTCATGTCTTCATGTCTTCTAAGGTGAAAACAACCCATCAACGTTTTGGAAAGGGAATCATCGGTGGCGTTCGGGTGATGTGCACCGTTCCGCCCTTTCTGGGCCGATACGGTCTGGTGCGACGAAAGGGACCGTCGACACACGTCTTTGTCGTGTTTGACAATGGGGTGCATTGGAATGCCGATATAGATTGCTTCAAGGTGATTACTTGAGATGGATCCAATCACGCCCGCCGCGCAGCGAAAAAGGAAGCGAGGGGAAACGGAAGGAAACACAAACAAACAAACCACCGAACCAATAACGCGAGATGGATCCAATCACGCCTGCCGCGCAGCGAAAAAGGAAGCGAGGGGAAACGGAAGGAAACACAAACAAACAAACCACCGAACCAATAACGCGAGTGGATGGGGTCGTGCCGACGGTGGTTGATGCGGGCTTACGAGTGGAAAACATGTGTGCGACCGCCAATTTCTACCCTCTTCAAATGCTCGACTTATTTCGGGTCGCAATGGTATTCAAAGACGTGGAACTCAATCCGAATTTCGCCGCCGTCATTTTCCGCATTCGAGACGAAGTGGAACGGTGTGTGGTGGTGCTGTTGGTGTTCCGAAGCGGAAAGGTCAATATCGTCGGCGCGAGAAGTCGCGCTCGATGTGTTTTTTGGTTACGAAAGCTCCGGGCGGAGTTAACCACGAAACTCAATATTGGATACGAAAAGCCTTTTTGTACCACCGTCTCGATGATGACGTGTAGTAGTACACTGCCTGGGTGTCTGGATGTACGGGCCTTTTACAACCACAACCTTCCCCAGTCTTGTTGGGAACCCGAACTGTACCCCGGTCTCAAGTGGACGCCCTTTACGGACCCCTTGCGGAAAAAAATCACCATCCTCGCCTTCCAGTCCACCCGTTTCGTCGTCACGGGTGCAAAGAACATCGAAGACTGTCATATAGCGGCGTTAATGTTCCACAAAGAAGGGACCAACTACCTCTTGGGGAAGTAGGCATTAGAAGGCGGCATCCAGGCCAAATACTCGCTCTTTGGCGGACACCATCACTCCTGCCCGAGCGTATTCCCCAACGCGACGTTCAAAAAAATTTGTTTTTCCATTCATCGATATCATCTTCATCCACGGAAACGGGTTGTGGGCGTTCGTATACATAGGCTTCTGTCCCAACGACGCCAGTAAGCGATTCGTAACAAATTCAATATACTGTTCCATCGGCATGTTCGGCGCTCCGCTCGGTCCATGTAATTCCGTGAGCGAGGGGGGGATGCTGGATCGTGCAAACTTTTTCTCCAACTCACATGCTTCTCGGATGATTTTGCGCACGGTCGGTGCCTTGGGGCGGTTGCAGTCATTCAGCTTATGAAACATCATCACGGCGAAGTCGGTGTGTAGGCCTTCGTCTCGAGCAATGAGTTCGTTGGAAAAACATAAGCCGGGCATGACGCCTTTGGACTTGAGCCAGAATATCGCCGCGAACGAACTCGAGAACATGATCCCCTCCACGGCCGCAAAAGCGACCAAAAGGGATCCAAACTTCCGCGAGTGTTGAATCCACTTGGTGGCCCATTGAGCCTTGGCCCGGATGCTCTCGATTTCATGAATCCCTTGGAAAAGCCGTTGCTTTTGGATCGGATCGTCCACATACGTGTCGATTAACAAGGAATACATTTCACTATGAATGGTTTCCATCGCTTCCTGAAAGGCATAAAACGCCCGCGCCTCCGGCATTTGCACGGCCGTGGCGACGTTCTGAACCAAGTTCTCAATCACAATGCCGTCGCTCCCTGCAAAAAAAGCCAACACCTGCGAAATATAATGCCGGGCGTCGGGAGACAACTTCGCCCAATCGACCAAATCCTGATCCAATTGCACTTCTTCGGGGGTCCAGAAGCACGCCTTGGCCTTTTGATACATACGGTAGACCTCCGGGTGCCGAATGGGAAACAATACGTATCTGTTTGGGTTTTTACTCAACACCGGGTCCATGAGATGCACATATGTCGGACAATCCTTTATACGTTTTTTTTATTTTATATAAAGCTTTCCGTGGAACAAGTGGTAAATGTGGTGCCGTTATTGCGGAACCACTCAAACGTCTCGGTGGAGACCGGGGCCCTGGGCGAAAAAAACCCTATGCAATGCGCACTACAACGCATGGAAGAAGGAGAGAATCGTTCTCCCAAAAGACCTCCCCGATGAACCTCTTTGTCCGTTACAAAATAATAGCCTGCTGTTCCGACATCGGCGGAAAAAAAGAAAGATGCAAACGTCCTTAGAAGAAGCGAGTGTCCAGTTGATTCATGCACGAAAAAAAGTGTACCAATTCGCCCACCTACCGGTGGCGCTCAAACTCCCCCAATGCCGCACGGTCCGCCCCCTTATGCCGTTTCAAGTGAATATCCAAGCCCTTTTTGAGACCTTCGAGGCTCAACTGCCGGCACAGTGGGCCATGCTAGGGAAGCTGGTATCGCAGCGAAACACCCATTTGAATTGGAATATAAAAACGTTTTTGGAGGAACGACGGAAATGGGACGGACTCTATACCGCGGAGACGGCCTCTCTGTGTCGCTTGGATGCGCTCCTATCCCAGTTGGGCACCCCCATCGAGACCCCCCATACCGTCGCCGTTGGTCTTCCCACCGATGTGTGTTTGTTGAAAGCGGCCGTTACATGCACCAAAAAAACCAATGCGCGCATCCAACGGATCGTTGGGGTGATTGAAAAAGAAATGCAATGCTTGACCAATACGTATCGCGTCCTTCAGCGGGAATTGCCGCAAAAAATCCAGCAAACAAAAGAACAGATTCAACAGAATCTCCAGAAGATTGTCGAATACCGGGATCATTGTCGTCGAGTTTGCTCCGCACCCCCATTACCTCAACCCGAAAACCGCATTTTTGAGAAGTATTACCTCCAACAGTTCAAGGACACTACATTCGTGATTCAACGCCAGCGGGAACACTTCAAAGTCTTCCGGACGGATTTGGCCGTCCTTGACCGCGTTCGATACGACGTAACCCCATACCATCAGGATCTCCGACGGTTAGAGCGAGATGCGGCTTTGTTCCAATATCCCTTTTTTCCTTCCGTGGGGGGGATTGTCGCGGTGGATGGAAAGGGCTATTTGCTTACTCACCACGTGGAAAAAATGCGTTTTTCGAATGGAGAGAACGGTGAAATGGACCTGCGCGACGTTGATCTTGCTCGACAACTCATTGCAGCCTTCGTCGGCATGAACAAAGAGGTTCGAGCCTTCACTCTCGACGACTTATTTGTACGAAGACCGCACATGCTCATCATTGTCCCAAAGGCGGAACGACCACGCGAGCACCCGGTGCGCGCGTTTGGGGCCCTGATGTACACTCTTTGGACCGGAAGGCCGTTTGATGGGACCATTCCTTCCCACCTACCGCCGTTCCTTCGACGATGTCTTCCCGAACCCACTATACCATTGAGAGACCTGCTCCTTGAACCCTTCTTCTTGAATCACCAAACTCGAACCATGCACCTCCAGCGGGAAAACCAACAGGTCTCGTACAACCCCGACCATTTAAGGGACCTAGTGCTCCAACGGGCGCGACGACATACACGGAGAGACTGGGATCGGACCTCCATCGTCCTTCCGCGCAATAACCTCGTACCGATATTGTTTCATGCCTTTATCGGACTGCGCCTCAACGACGAAGATTTTCCCTACAAACTGGATCTCGTGTACGAACAAAATGAAGAAAATGAGGGAGAAGCGGGGGTTGGTGCGGGAGTAACGAAGGACATTTATCATTGTTTTTTTGAACAACTCCAGCTCCATGATGGATTCCTCGAGACTGGACCGTCGGGGGGGGTCATGCCGTCCACACTACGACGCTGCAATGCTTGTAACAAACCGAAGTGTATCTATGCGACCGAAGCCTTTTACCGAGCCTTTGGAAACATTATCGCCAAATGCCTCCATGACAATATGGCCGTTGACCTCCACATGTCCATCATGTTCACTCGCTTTTTGCTGGAAACGGATCTTCAGGTCTCGGACGTGGACGACTTTGATGTCGAATATGGAATAATGCTGAACCGCATTCGGAATGTACAGGACATTCGTACATTTGAACTCGAACGGGACCATGTAAAGGTGACGGATGCAGGGAAAGAAGACTATATTCACGAAAAAATGACCTTCGAATGGTTTACCGAACGAATGCACGCCCTCCTACCCATACGGGAAGGAATACGACATTTCAACATACTCTCCCCCATCTTTGAACTTCTCCCATTACATTGCGTACACGCGGTCATCTTTGGCAAGCAAGAGTATAGTGCACAAGAGCTCCGACAACTCTGTGTGTGGAAAGACACGGTCCCACTCCAACACCCCATTTGTGACATCTTTGACGCTTGCCTTGGTCGGTTCTCGGCGATGCAACGATCAACGTTCGTGTATTGGTGCACGGGATCCATCACCGTTCCAAGGGGAACCACCCTCTCCCTCCAACTCCTCTCGTCGCCCGACGCATACCCTGTGTCGCAAAGCTGTTTCCTCACGGTCTCTCTCCCGCCCATGGACGCCTTCTCGCCAGAAAACGTCGAGACGTTGTTTCAAAAATTTTGCCTCGCTTTTACGGACACTCGGTTTCTCCGTCGGTGAGGACGCGCCACTGCCGTTGCATGGTGTCGGTTTCGAGGGTACAACCGTCAAGGAGCCGCTGAGACTGAGCCCCGGTATATTGAAGGACCTGGCTCTTCTCCACCTTTCCGTTTCGGAGGAGGGTGACGGACGCCATGCCCACTTTTATCTTTCTCGGACGATCATGCGGATAATAAGGAATAGGGGACCACTCCCCCCCCAACGGAATGTCGTATTCCCGAACCGACCACTTGCCTTTTTTCGTGCGATAGTACACGTCAAGACACATCGAAGAATAGTTCCGAAGAAACGGGAGGGGAGTGACCGTGTATTTCGTACAGTGGTGAACCACCCCCTCCCCAGACATCAGCGACAACCGACTAAAGGGCTGCTTTTGAAGCTCTGGGTGGGACGAGAGAGCGCTGTACTGCCACATCAACCGTGCGGGCCAATTCACCTTCATTCGGGCCGAGACGGTCACCGGACTGCCCCACGTCTCTCGGTGCACCAGCGTCATGTGGTTATCCCGAACATAATTGTTAATGGCGTTCACGGTATCCCGAGTCTCCATATCGTGGATAAAATAGTGATCCCAATCCGGCGTCGGGGCATGACACCCCTTCCACACCGAATACAAACAAGTGTTCACCATGGTCCAATAACCCGTAAACCGACCATCTTCATACACGCCACGGGTCTCCCATAGGCGCTGTAAGGCTTCCGGATGCTCGAGCCCCAATTCCTCGAGGGGGATCGGAATGAGATCCGGACGGAGCATACGATGCACCGTCATTCCAGTGGGAAACCATACAATGAAATCACAATAGGATCGGTTGGTGTAAAACATGTGGCTTATGCATTGGGCCATGTAATAGGGAACCTGTTTCATGGAAAGGGGAAACTTTTTGGTGGCGGGACATTTGATTTCGATCACGCCATCGAGACCCCCCCATCGACGAATAAACGCGGCTTCGTCCACCGAACCCGGGACAGGAGATGTCAAGCCATCCGGGGACCCACCACTCCCACTCTGAATAAATTTGTTATACTTCTCGCTTTTTTCCACACATAACGTCGTTGTTCGTTTCGGATCATTCGGCCAAAAACTCGTTTCCTCCACGCGCATCTTACAGGCACCCTCGTAGGCGTGTTGCGCCACATCTTCATATTCCGTACCATACTCGGTGGAAATATTTCCACGAAAGGGATCCTTGCCCTGGAGACGGAGACGGAGCTTGTCTAGCGGACAAAATGTGTTTTGAAGGAGGGCCGCCCCATGATTGCTCCCAGTAATGCGCCCGCGACGGATCTCGTGCCATGCTAACGTACGTTGACCTTCGGATAACGACATTCTTCGGCTACGTGAACGTTCCCGATTTATATAGTTACAACGTCCAGGATCAACGGTCCTATGTCAAACGAATCGACTGAGTGTCCTCATCTACGACGAAGGGAACGCATGACCACACTCCGTTTCTCCTCAATACAATCGCATTATCGTCCGAGCAATGGATGCTCAACGGTCCCGTTGTGCATTCCGTTTTCACGTAGTCGGTCACAAACGCGTCGGAATCCCCACAGCATTTGTCGGAGACGGTCTGTCGTAATTCGGAACATTGAGGGCTATCGTGGGACATTCCCAGTACTACGGACGTAAACACGAAGTATAGCGTAACCAGGGTTCGTACATACATGATCTTCCTCTTGGAATTGTATACTATATATATATCCCCCTTTATCATTCGAAATACCCATGTGGGCATGGGTGCTCTCCCTCGTTATCGCAGTACATGGGATCAGTCCCACCGTTATCACTATCGAGATGGACCCTGACCGATGCCCAATTGGCTTTTTAAAACTATCGAATCCCCCCGACGCCCCCCAATGTCTTCGATGTTCGTCCACGAAACCATCCTTCGTCCCCGAAGACGTCTGGATACCGACACCACCCGGGTCCTATAATCCAGAAAATACGTTTACGGACGGAGGGACTTGCGTCGGGTGTCCTACTGGATGGTACCAACCGAAATCCGGGGACATCCGGTGTTGGGCCTGTCCACGGGGACAAACATCGGTGCAGAATCGACAATCGTGTACTTCCTGTCCTACGAACTGGTTTACACTCCAGGAACACGAACAGTGTGTACAGTATAATGGAAACGATGCGCCGCCGAGAGCGTATTGGTTGAACTCGGGCGGTCTTCTTGAAGCATGCTCCTCGGGAAAGTATGGGGACAACGACGCGGAGGTGTACACCAACTTCCATTACGAAAACGTCCTATGGGACGTTGACGACCAAAGCAAACTCTCGTTTGTGAACAAACGACGACTCGTTTGTCGAGATACGGACGAAGAGGATGGACAATGTATCTACAGCCGCACCGACTCCACCAAAACCATCTGGACGCAATCACACTGGGATCTCACGTTATGTTCACTCAAAGACCATTTTCAAGGTTCGTATGCAAAAAAAGACTGCTTTCACGTCTGTGAGGGCGATTGTACGCACGTGAAGTACGTCCAAGATCTTTCGTGTTCGACGTATATCTGTCCGAATGCTCAACGCTACGACGGCACGTGGTTTCCTAACACCAACGTGAACTGCGCATCACGCTGTGGCCAGGAACGCACGCCGCCCGCAATCAATACGACGCTACTGACTACGTCTAAAACGGGGCGTTTCCACCCCGAGGACAATGACACCCCGGGCAAATATACTCTGCAAGACACGGGAGACGCATGGACATGCTTCGATTTTCCCAATACCACGTTGGATACTCTGGAACATCTCTTGCCGAACGCGATCGACGAGAACGTCACGCGGGTTGAGTGTATGCTACTGTGCGAAGAATACGTCTTCGGGACCATATCGTGTAACGCAATACAGTATTGGGCGAGTACGGAAATTTGCCACTTCTTCCATGTGGGCAAAAAAAACGTCCAGTTCCAAACAGACACATCCAATCCCCAAATCTGCGAATACTCCCGATGGAAACCATACGAAGCGGACGACCAATCATGGTGTACGAGTGGATTACGACCAGAAAATGCGCCGGACGACGTCATTCGTACGTTTTCCAACATGGCGTTTACGTATGACATCATCCCATTTGATGTATCGTCCTACGTTACTTCGGATCCGAACAAGTGGGTTTGGAGAGAATCCCACCCCTTTGACCCCCAGTCGCGCGTTCAAAGTACAAACGGGCTTCGTGGACCGTACATCCGCGTCAAGGAAGGTGGTCGTATCACTACGACGATCAATAGAACCCTCGTGTCCTCCCCAATGATGTGGCAATACACTGGCACCGACCAAGGAAACCTATTGATGCTCAGTGATTATCAAACCGTGTACCGTGTATTGACCGTGACGAAGGAGACGAACCAGATGCGCGTCCTTCAACGGTACGGAAAGAACACCGAAAAACACAATATCTCGACCACCTGTACTGACACGATCGTCTCCGTAATACCTTCTTTACAGACTCTGGAGGTTTTGTGTTGGAACGAGGATACATTTTCGTATGAACGACGTCCACCCATCGTGCATCTCTTTCCGTTTGATTGGACGCTGCCATGGGAATTCTACAACGACAATATGGCCTACGCATTCGAATCGATCTATAATGACCTTGGAACGGGGCGGTTCCCGATCACCAGTACTACTACTCGTCTCTCTCCATTGTCGTTGTATGATTGGACGAGCAGCCCGGAGGTTTTACGCGATCGAGCCCATGTATGCCGAATGCCTCCCCCAGGACAGAGGACTGCCAATTCAACGATCGCCATGGATCGGAACATCACCATCTCCAACACAAATACCGTTGTAACCACCAACGACGATTATCTCCTGCTTCCGTCGTCGTATAATTACACCGCGTGGTGCCTTACATCGACGAATGATGCCTGTTATTGTGTATTGAACACCCCGAACATATGGGCGAAAGACGTTGCATTTCCATTGACACCGAGCACCGGCTCGTGGAGCAATGTCACGACCCGGTGCACTACGTGCAGTCCCGGGGGGTTCACGAGGCATTCGGCGCAGTTAGAGTGTACAGAAACGGCGCCAGGATATTATACCAATCAATATAAGACGGACGAAATCCCGTGCAAAATATACGAATACCAACCCGGTGATGGGCAGGATTATTGCATGAACTGCACGGTAGGGTATTGGACCGGCGGACGAACGGGAAGCGTCGATTGCACGGTGCCATGTCCTCGGCATTATTATTGTGAACTTGGTAAAGACCCCACGGACTGCCCGAAGGGAACATTCGCGGACGAGACTGGGGGGTCCAACAACGCCGTTTGTAAGTCGTGCGGGACGGGATACGCGTGTTCCATCGACCCGGTGGAGGGGAAGAAGGTCACGGACTTTATCGTACAAACACGAACCCGCATCACGTGTCCTTCGGGAAAATACTCCAACATAGTGAACGCCGCCGCCTGTACACTTTGCTCCCAGGGGAAGTATTCCGATTCAAGGGGGGATCCGGCCACGTATACATGGGATGAAGTGATCGGCGCCGACATTGGCGGCGCCGACAACCTACCCAACACGGCCCTCGTGGGCGACATCGACCGCCCCACGAACAGCACAGGCTATTCGTCCGCTACTCCTCTGGACATTTCGGCCCACATTTCGGACCTCGATTTTCAAGAGTTTTCTTTTTCCGCCCATATTGATTTTACCACCCGGAACCTGAATGAAATGACATTGTTACATCTTCGAGATCGGTATGGAACCAACCACCAGGAGAACGTGATCATTACCGCCTCCTATTTGGGCGCTCTCGAGGCGAGACTCACCCATAACCGGGTCACGTACTCCACCATTTCAGACCCCAACTTTTTCAAAACGCCGATGGACGGAACAACATTCCATCTTCAAGTGATTGTGAAGAAAAACGGAGAAGTCGAGTTCTACAAAGGCATCCTCAAACACGGCAAATACGAGATGGTCCGAACGACGATTGGACTCCACCGCCCTCGTCCCGAGGATATCTATTATCGTATTGCATGGTTAGGAAAGGGGGTCGAACTATCTCAAACGGTCGACGCGACGCTGACTCGCGTCGCTCTCTTTAACACCCCGTTAACGATTAAGACACGCAGTATTCTCCAAGCATGGAAGGACGTGTCGAACGTAAGAGAATTTCAAGCGAATACGGAATGCAAAAGTTGTCCCTCGGGATGGGTCCAACCGCAGGTAGGACAAGAGATCTGTGTACGATGTGCAACCAACACGTTCATCCGTATTCCGGGTGGGAGCCACTGCCACACCCCCCCCTCCATGGTGATTATGACGCCGACAAACCCTTCCAAGGTTGATGGACACATGTACTGGACCCATGACCGGAACGTTATTGCCCTTACGAAATCACACAAACAACAAATGGGAAACTGGAAATCATCGTTCGGTATCGGCCAGGGTCAGGGTTCAAGATGCTATTGTACGACGGTTGCCTTTCCTACCACGTATAGCGGGGTCCGATGGAACGAGGTAAAAGAGCCAAATTGGATCACGAACCAAACCCATTTCACTCCAAGCCCGAGCTCGATCCCCAGCGAGAGTCCGTCGTTCAGCCCCAGCGCGTTCTTGAGCCCGTCGTCGTCCCCGAGTTGGAGCCCGAGCTTGAGCCCGTCGTCGTCCCCGAGTTGGAGCCCGAGCTTGAGTCCGTCGTCATCCCCGAGCTTGAGCCCGTCGTCGACCCCGAGCGAGAGCCCGTCGTTGAGCCCGAGCTTGAGTCCGTCGTCATCCCCGAGCTGGAGCCCGAGCCCAGATCGATACGCGACTGGCCCGCCTTCTTTGTCTCCCACTACCTTTAGAGCGGGCACCGACCATCGATCCTACATCTCCACCCATACCATTGCGTGCGATTGTCGTCAGGATTCCTCAACGTGGTTGTGTGTACGCATAGAGTACGACGACGTTGCTGGAACCACGCGGAGTCCCACGTGGAGACCCAGCGCGGCACCGACACCGACCACACAACCGACCGAGTCCCCGTCGACCGTAACCCAACGATATACGAAGCCCGAGCACTGGTGGACGTTGACGTTCGACGGTCCCAACAGCGCGGACAACCAATGGAACGACACCGGGAACGGTCACAACCTCACCGTCCTCACACTGAGCAACGGCGCGTACTTCCACATGGATTCGCCGTTCGCCGCGGTACTCGACGGTGTCAATGACTACCTCGACCTGGGCACCGCGTTCGCCTTTGCCGCGACGCAAGGGTTCACCTTCTCCGCCTGGGTCCTGCAACACGCCTACGTCGGGAGCGCGGGGGCTGGGTATCTGATGTATTTCTCCGACGACAACACTCAGAACACGATCGAGTTGGTTACCTATCCCACGGTTTCCACCGCCGGGCTCCGCCATCGGCTTGGTTTTAATGTCGAGAATAACGGGGTCCGCAAAAGCGTCGACGCGTCTGATTTTTTCAGCGGCTCCGATGTCATTAACACATGGGTACACGTCGCCGCGACCGCCACGATGGACGGGAACATGAAGCTGTGGAAGTACGACGCGGTCGGGCTGTGGCTAAAGGGGCACCGCACGAACGGACAAGGGGTCAACCCTAACCGTACCGCGTACACGACGGCGCATTTTGGCAGGAAAGATACGTCATTCTTCTTCAAGGGGTTCATACGGGACATCCGCCTGTACGCGCGGGCGCTGGACAACATTGAGGTCATACCAGTAACAGCGTCGCCTTCGCTCTCTCCGTCGGCGCAACCCACGGACGCACCGACGAACGCACCGACGAACTCGACGACGGGCGCGCCTTCCCGGGCGCCGACGACGGGCGCGCCTTCCCGGGCGCCGACCGCAGCCCCGTCGGCACCGCCGACCCTTGTTAAGGACGGTGAGACGGTTACCCAATGTGTGGACAATGACGGCACGTACTATGATATTACCCTCCGGAAGGGTAACACCCTGTATATCTCGAATATCGTCACCACGGTCAACGACGATAACGCCGACTGGACAGAAAACTCCGACATCGTTCAAAAAACCGACATGCGTCCAGGGTATGTGACGGACGGTATCAACAAGCCCTTCCAATGTCCGGCGGGAACCCACCAACCGCTTTTTGCCGGAAAATGGCCGAACGGGGATAAGCCGCACCTGGATGCCGAATGCACCGACGATCTCCTCCGGCAAGGGAAGTGCCATTTCCGCTTCCAATGGTCCACCATTGGGTGTTGTGGGAACATGAAAGGGGGTGCTCCCGTATTGACGAACCATTGTGCAACCGTGTATTGTGGCGCCGACGACGACGATTATGGTGACTCGTCGGAGTTGGGGGTGCACCGAAAGGACGGGGACATATTGGGGGGGTGCAACAACAAACCCCATGGTATCACCCTGGACTTTCATCAAGAGGATGTTGGCAACAATCCATGCCCCGATTACGATATTGACAATTCGAAATGGGTCTACCACACGTGGAAACAAGGGGGAAAAGACGGGACCGAGGGGGGAAGGCCCGGGCGGTATGGAAAGCCCGTCTATGCGCTCCCCGTGGACCAAGAATGGTGGTCGGAGATGTGTTGCGTGCACCTGATCAAGGACGAGATTCCCCTCGGGAAAATCAAACCAAAGGGTCCTTGGGAACGTATTCCGACCAAATGGGATCCCACGGACTACTTACCGTACCCCGACTTCACCGATTGGCCATTCTTGAAGGCCCTACACCATGATACGTCGAAGGCGTCGGGGTATGGGGAGTCGTATGGGGATTTTAATGCCCACATCATGGCCCGGGGGGACGTGTACGACGAGCACATTGGCTTTGGAATGTTCGGTCAATCCAGACGACAAGCGTATTTCCAAGAGCCGGATCGGTTGGTTTTTGATCTTCAATGGAACTATTCCGACCCCCAGCCCGAGTTTTATCTCTGGAACAAAGACGACGACGCCATCCTCTTTGGCGATTGTCGCAACTATGTGATTCCCACGAGTGGAATCTCGTCCGCGACATCGAATGGGATGAGGCATGGTAATATGCAGTGCTCTCGTTTATACAAGTACATCGACTCGGAAACCGCCGGGAAAAGATGGAATGCGTTTCACGGCCGAACGCGCCCTAACATACCAATCCCCGCGACGTATTCGGATGCAGATGAAGACTTTTGGGCTTGGTGTAAAAATGTCCGAACCATGTCAGGCTTGCATGAATGGTGTAGCGAACTGCCCCGCGGGTCGCCTTGTTTTTATGATACACAATGCGCCGGGTCCATGAAATGCGAGGATGCGTCTGGATATAAGACGAACACCGGCGAGCCCTTAGAACGGAACGGTAAAATGTGCCAAACCGAGGTCGTGCCGCCGGAAGATCGCTTTGTTTGTGTTCAAAAGACTAATACAGGGGTTACGGGCAGTGCATCTTCCTTTTTTATTCCGACCGGTCTGGAAGTAGATGCCGTGCTCACGTATAATTGTGAATCTGTGAATCTGGTCGAGGAAACCACGGGCACCGCGATCGTGCAGGAGATGACGTGGGACCACCCCTACCGTCGCGATTTAGATTACGACTTGGAAGACGACCTGGCAGAGATACAAATTACTCCTGGTACGAGTCACTTCGTGTTCACTCCATTACATGGGGATGCGTCCTATAATGAAGGAGGGTTGACGTTCTCGGGTGTCGACACTGAGATCTATACGGATTCGGATGGGATCGATACGTTCGCAAAGATGTGTACCTACAACTGGGAGTCCGGGAACCATTGCTGGCAATCTGCGGAATGTCCAACCGGTTTTGTGTGTTCCACGGACCCCAACCGGGTGTTGTCTTCCGACCAACGAGTGTGTTCGCTTAACCCTAACCTATTGTGCGACGGTTCCAAGTACTGTTCTCGAGAGCCCGGCCAACCGTGCACCGTTCAAGCCGATTGTGACGATCTGGGTGTGGGTGACGAGGACCTCGACTCCTTACAAGACATCCGGGACAAATATGGTCTATGTGTTGATACGTGTACCATGGCTACACCGTACGCCGGTACGTGTGAAACTCGGCTTGTGGATGCCGAAGATAAGTTTCAAAAGTGCCGGATGAAGGAGATAGAAGCGCTGGAGTCGTTCCAGGGTGGGTCCGAAACGATTGACGACGACCAAAGCGATCAGATATGGGGCATCTTGGGGGATTCGGTCGCGGAACAGATGTTCACCTCGAAAAAGGGGATGAATTGTGAAATCGACGATTATTTTTTGCCGTGGAAGAACGGGGACTATGAGTTGTATTCTCAAGGCGACGATACGGATCATTGTGTGTTCCAGGCTGGAGTGGGATGTGCGGTGACCGAATCCGGACAATACGACGCGATTGCGGAGAAATACAAAACCCTCGAAATGTGTACGCTGATGACCGGGGCGGAATGTGAGCCACACAAAACGGTCGAGCTAGTGGGGTTGGCTTCGACGCTTATCGATTTCCGAAACGGGGTTGACGAAATCTTTACGTTTACGTGGCCAAAGGCCGCGTGTGGACACTCTGGAACCTCCCTAGACGCCTGCGACAACGAAGGGAAGGGTTTTTGGCCCGGGGTCGAGGACGCTAGCGATAAATGGGAACCACTCGAGAATTTCAACTCGAAATTTCCCACATGGGAAGAGTATAGTGCATCAAATGACAAGTACGTTAACTGGAACGAAGTCTTGAATATAGATACGGGGATGCCCTCGGTGTCGCCGACGACGCCCACATTCGCACCCACGCCACAACCGACGTCGGACCAGTCGTCGTCCCCGACGTCGTCGTCCCCGACCAAGACTCCGACGTACATCCCCAGACCCGTTCTTGTACGGAACGGAAAGGTGATCACCCTCGTTCGTAGTACGAGCGAGGATTTTAATGGGCAGTCTTGTTCGTTGGAGCAGCCATGTTTTGGGATTTACGAGGAAAAACCCAACGCCGACCCCACGTCCATCCAATTATCGTCCGAACCAGCGTTTAATTGTGGGAAGTGGACGGCGTCCGGTCTTGGGCGGGTGGGTGAATGGCCGCCATGCATCGTCCGCGACGTCAAAAGTTGGTTGGGGGGAGGGAAGTGGATCAATCGACTCTGCGAATGGGACATGGGCGTCGGAACCGGGACGCGTAACGATATGTGTAGTACTCCACTGGATGAAAGCAGTGAAACGGCGGGGGTGGATAAAGGGTCGTTTTCAGAAGTCCCCCTTACCGAAGAGAACTTCAACCGCTTGGTGACGGCGTTGGCGGCGAACTTACAAGACGGCGCCAAGAAGATAATGACGTATGCTGGTGCTGGATGTCAATACCACTGGGGCATGAGCATGTGTTTTCCAACCTATTGGTGTACCTATGAGGCCTTTAGTTGTGTTTCCAACGCAGAACACGTTACGATAGGACTCCCGAAATCCAAACAAACCCATATAAGGGACTGTCATGACGCCGCCTGTACCGTCCCGAAGGTCGTCCAAAAATCGATCACCGTGACGAACGCGGACCGCTACACGGCCGCGTTTAAAAACGCCTTTACAAACCCAACCACCGAGGCACAGTACAAAACACGGTGTGGGGGGAGCTGCGTTCCGGAATGTACGACTTGCGTCGCGGGCACGTATTGTCCTCCCGGCACAGGGACCCCCATCGAGTGCCCGTTCCATATGTTTAGCAACGACGGGTCGATGGTATGCATACCGTGTGCCCAAGAAGGAGGGAAGAACACCTGGCATTACGCGCTGGGAGGGGAGTCACAAGACGACTGCGAACTGTGTGCACCGGGGTATGAATGCACACAAGAAAGGAAAATGCCGTGTGAGCCCGGATCATACAGCGATGTACAAGCGGGGGACCAATGTATCCCTTGTCCCGAAGGGACATTTGCCGCCAAAAGACAATCTCGGGTGTGCACGACGTGTGACTTCGGGATGTATACCAACGTATGGTTACAAGCACAAGGTCTAGACGCCGTGACGGGGGCCCAAAGTGGAAAGCGTATCCCAATCTCGACGGACACGTTGCGGTGTTTTCCGTCGGTGCTCGCTCTCATGGAACCAACCCAGGTCCCTTATGTGGACTACACGGCCCCCTTCCTCGTTCGACTTCAGTTTGAACGATCGTTTTTAGAAGAGTTCATGACGGTGAGACAAGCCAACGAGGCGTCTTTTGTTAACAAGCGGTGGATACAAGCGAACAATTGGAAGTTCCAAGACACCTATAAAATGCGTTACTGGCACGTCGAAGAGATTATCCCCGTGCCCACCGTCCCGTGTTCCGTCCCGACGGATTGTGACGACGGGTTCGTGTGTGTTCAGAACGAATGTGTCGACGGCACCACGGTGAACACGGACAGTTATAAGTGGATGGTGCCCGACGCCAACACGATTCCCGCCTTTGTCAACCCCCATTTTTCCATCGGTGCCGACTTTTGGTTGAATGAACTTTTTTGGCTGGGCGGAAAACCCCATTCTTGTGACACGATCGGGCGCATCATGACCAACCTCGTGATCCCGTTTAACATGGAATTGAGGTATTGTGCCGGATTCGGAAGCTTGGTCGAGCACCTGCGGGAACACGGTTTCCGAGAATCCACGTGTATCCATCCCAAGAAACTTCAGTGGTACTTCCGCCGGCACGACACCAATAAGGATACCCAGCTCGATGAAGAGGAATTTAAGTCCTGGCGCATTTCCACCGCGAATTACGATATGACCCTGAACGTGGACGACGCCCTCATGTATGAACACCCGCATCATAATGAACAGTTTGCGACGCTGTTTTCTTCTACAGGCGCGGTCAATCGAAAGACTTACATGGAAAAAATGAAGACTCTAGAGCAGTCACGGTTTATGGATGAGGACGGGGTCTGTAGGTACCACACCTTGCTACAGGAAACGCTCTTTTTGTCCTGGGCCAAACAACGTCTTTGTGACGAGGAGTGCCATTGTGAAGAGTCCCTCGATGGCCCGGAACGAATCGGGAATACCAAGTGCGAAACCTTTTGCAATCGTGGTCATTACTGCCCAAGGGGCGAGCAGAATCCTTGTCCCATCAATACATATAATTCCGCGTTTGGTCGATCATCCCCCGACGCGTGTATACCGTGTGGTGTCATTGTCGATAGTGTAGGAAATATGATTGCCCGAGGAAGTACCACCTGGGACCCCCTTCAACAACGATACCTCAATGGTCAAGCGGTGTGTTTTCCCTGCCAGCGTCTTGGGTATACTTGTAAAGGAGACCGCGAGATCATATGTCGCCCTGGAACGTACGCCGATACTCCGGGACAAATGACGTGTACACGAGTAAACACCACGATTGGACAATACACGGACACGTTTGGGGCAATTCGACCCTCCTATTGTAACTTGCCCGAATTTCCGAGTGCAGACGGAAAGAATTGCGTGACCACGTGTACGCAATCTGCAATAAGCACTCGGTATTATGCCACAGAACCAGCTTGGTGTTCCACGGATGCGCCCACGGAGTCGCCGAGTTACGCGCCGACGGACGCGCCGAGTTTCGCGCCAACGACGCCACCCACCTACGTGGCGCCCGAGCATCACTGGGCCCTCGAGTCCGACGGCACCGACACCGGGGCCGGGGCCGGGCTCGTCGACCTGACGCTGCGAGGGGATGCGTCTTTCCTCACCGACGGCGGCGG